GCGCCACGGCGATGCTCCAGTACGAGAAGGAGACCGCGGCGGCGTGGGTCGCGCCCAAGCGGTACGGCTACAGCGGGCTGCACCAGTACGTCAACTTCCTGGCCGGGCAGGCCACCGGCGAGTGGCTGATGCTGTGGAACGACGACTCGGTGATGGAAACCGAGGGCTGGGACGAGATCATCGAGGCCATGGACAACCGCTACGTCCTGTGGCCGTACGTCAACCACGACCAGGGCGGCAACCTGTTCCCCATCTGGCCGCAGTTCTGGTACGAGGTGCTCGGCTACGCGAGCATGTCACCGAACATCGACGTCTGGGTGTCGGAGATCGCCCGGCGGCTGGGCGTGGAGGTCAACGTCCCGGTGAAGATCCAGCACGACCGGCCGGACATCGTGGGGACCGAGCCGGACGAGACGCACCTGCAGGGGCGGGCGCTGATGGGGACGGGCAACCACCCTGCGTACGATAGCCCGGCCAACAGGGTCGAGCGCTCGCGCGCTGTGCGGGTGCTGACGCAGGTTTATCGTTGGAAACAAGAGGGCTGACATGCGCGTGTGCGTTACTGGGGCAGGCGGGTACATCGGCGGGTGGCTGACGGCGGAGCTGGGCGCTCGCGGGCACGAGGTGCACGCGCAGGACCTGAGGCGGCCCAACTGCACGCGGGCGGCTTGGTCCACGTTCCGCACGTTCGACCTGTGCGACCAGGGGAAGTGGATGCACTGGCTGCAGGTCATGCGGCCGGACGTCGTGATCCACCTGGCGGCGCTGTACGGGCGCGTGTGGGGTGAGGTGGACATGGTGAAGACGGCGGGTATGAACGCTGGTCTCACCGCCATGCTGGCGCGCGATTGCGCGGTGCAGGGCGCTCGGATGATGCTGATGAGCAGCAGCGAGGTCTACGGGGACATCGCCAACCAGGGCACGGTCTACGCTGACTCGCCGCTGCGGCCCATGAACATGTACGGGCTGAGCAAGAAGTGGTCGGAAGAGGCGGCATGGCTGTACGCGCCGGACGGCCTGATGGTTACTCGACTGAATATGCCTTACGGGCCTGCTTACTGGACGCCGTGGCCGGGGGAGCAGCCGGCCACGTCTGGCAAGCCGGGGACGGTCGGCTACAACGTGCTCCACTCGATGCTGTGGGAGGCCGAGGTCGGCTATGACATCGTGGTGCACGAGGGCACCAGCCGGTGTCTGACCTGGGTCGGGGACACGGTTCGCGGCCTGGTGGACATCATGGAGTCGGAGACGTCCGGCACGTGGAACGTCAACCGGAACGATGATCATATTGACGTCGCCACTCTGGCGCGCATGGTGGTCGAGCTGACCGACAGCAAGTCCAAGATCAGCGTGCAGCCGCCGCCCGAGCGCGTCACCATGCGCAAGTCCCTCGACAACGGGGAACTGCTGGCGCTCGGCTGGGAGCCGACGATGGACCTGGCCGAGGGCATGAAGCGGACGTACGAGTACTTTCGCAAGTTCGATCCGTCTGGGGTATGGCGCGGGTGACGTGGCAGGAGCAGCTGGAGAAGCGATGAGGATCTCGGTGATGCTCCCGACGCGCGGCAGGCCTGAGCTGCTGCGGGGTTCCGTCATGTCACTGGTGGATAACGCGGCGCACCCGGAGACTGTGGAGATCCTGGTGGCTATCGATCCTGACGATGCATGGCCGCCGTGGGATATACCTGGCATGCGGGTGTGGACTGCACCTGAGCGGTACGGCTACCGTCGTCTGGAGGAGTACTACAACGCGCTGGCCGAGCAGGCTACTGGCGACTGGCTGTTCTTGTGGAACGACGACGCGGTGATGCGCACGTCCGCCTGGGACAATGTGATAGCTGGACACAAGCCGGCATTGCTGTGGCCGTCAGTGCTGAACGGGTACCCGCACTGCAACGCGTTCCCTATCTGGCCGCGGGTGTGGACGCAGGTCCTCGGGCACGTGAGCCTGGGTGCTTATTCTGATTCGTGGATGCAGTGGGTGGGAGAGCAGCTTGATGTGGAAGTCCCCACGCCGCTCCTGCTGGAGCACAGAACGCCTGACGATCTGACGTTCCGCGAGGGGAGCGGACTGAAACCGCGCTGGTCTGATGGCATGTTCGATGGGCTATTGGCTGCGGACGTGGCTAAGTTGAGGGAGTACCTGACATGAGGATCAGCGTTATTATTCCCACTGTGACCGGGCGCGAGGACCACTTCGCACGGTGCGTGCAGTCCTATCGTGAGACGACGAAAGACATCGGGCTGGATCTGATTGTGGAGACTGACTGGCCGACGTGCGGTGTCGCCTGGGACGCGGGCATGGAGCACGCGCACGGGGACTACGTTCACCTGACGTGCGATGACATCGAGGCACGGCCAGGCTGGTGGCAGCCGGCGGTGGAGGCGGTCGAGGCGGGTAAGGTACCGGCTCCTCAGTGCTACGACCCCTCTGGCTATCCGCAGTCGTGCCCGCGGCCTGGGTTGGTGGCACCGGACTGGACGCCGGTGGCCATGTCGGCGTTGCCGTTCTTCTCCATGGAGCAGTACTCCGCGATCGGCCCGCTGTTCACCGCGCACTACTACACGGACGACTGGGTGTCGTGGCGCGCCCGGCGAGCTGGGTGGGAGCCGGTGCTGCGGACGGGCTACCAGTTCACTCACTACTACGCGCAGCACCGCCGCGGCGCGGGGATGTCCGAGCAGCAGCGGATGGAATACGACCTGGCGCAGTACTTGCAGGCGCAGCAGATGGCCGAGGCCGGGCAGTGGAACGAGTCTTGGCCACCCAATGGAGGATAGGAGAATCAAATGTCAGTAAAGGCCGAAAGCCTTCAGGACAGGTTCATCGCGGCGTCTTTGAATGCCGCGGTATGGCAAGACACGTCGGAGCCAAATGGCACCGCTTACGGCACATCCATCTCGTATTCATACGGGCTGATCACCTGTGCCACCGGTGCCAGCTCTGGCATCACTTCCCAGGATGCATTCGATCTGACGGACAGTGCCGTGTCTGTAGAGCTAGTAGACAGCAACGGTGGCAACCAGTTCTTCCTGGTGGCAGATACGGTAAGTGGCGATGCTGTCTGGCTGCAATGTGGCGGGGTGGTAGAGGCCGTTTATACAGGGCACTCGGCTATTCAGTCGGAGACATACAGCTCTGATCTCCACCGGTTCCTCCGTATCGCAGAGGTAGACGGTACCGTGCACTTTGATGTGTCCCGGGATGGAGTAACCTGGAGGTCTTTTGCCAGCCTGGCTGATCCAATGGACATGACCAGCGTTCAGGTTGCTTGCTACAGCGATGGTACTGCGCTGAGTGACCCGCAGTTTGCCAACGTTGGGCTTGTTCCAGCTGGTCTGCGTGTTGCATGCTCAGGGATCTCGGCGCGATGACGGACGTACTGGCGGAGTACCGGCGCAGGCTCGGCATCTGGACGGATATCCAAGGCCATCTGGAGTTCATGCATGGGACGGTGCTGTCCTATGACAAGCCGGTAGTCATAGAGCTGGGCATACAGGCAGGCAACTCCACCTGCGCGCTGTTGTCGGCAGCGGAGCTGGCAGGCGGCGTTCTGCACTCCTGTGATATCCAGACCAGGGAGCAGCTCGGGGCTGAGAAGTCCGGTGGGCTGGATCGTGTCACCTGGTGGGATCACCCTGACTGGCACACTGTCCTGGGGGTCAGCGACGTATCAGACGCGGCTCAGGCATGGATGCCAGCGGAGTGCGACGTGCTGTTCGTGGACGCGGCGCACACCAAAGAGCACGTCCTGGCCGAGATGAACGCGTATATGCCGCGTGTCAAGGCGGGCGGGGTCGCGCTGTTCCATGACACGCAGTGGCTAGCGCACGCGGACACTGACCTGGGGTATCCGGGCGGCGTTGTGGCTGCGGCGATCACGGAGTACTGCCACGCGCATGGTCTGTCGTGGGAGAACAGGCCTGGGTCATACGGGATGGGAGTCGTCCGGGTGTGATCTGGGATACCTTCCTGTTCCATGATGAGCTGGACGTGCTGGAGTGCCGTCTGGTGGAGCTGGAGTCCCTGCCGGTCAGGCACGTGGTGGTGGAGGCCGACGTTGACCACCGCGGCAACCCGAAGCAGCTGGTCTACCAGCTGAACCAGGACCGGTTCGCGGCCTGGAGCGGCCGCATTATCCCTGTCGTCGCCACTGGCCTGCCGACACCGGCGCAGACGGGCGACGCGTGGGCGCGGGAGGGGGCGCAGCGCGAGTTCGCGCGAGCTGGGCTGCTGAAGGCTGAGCCTGACGACCTGGTGCTGCACGGGGACGTGGACGAGATACCGCGGGCGTCGGCGGTGGCGGAGGCTATGCGGCTCACCGAGGCGGGCGGGGCGGCCACCATGATCATGCGGGTGCATCAGTACGCTGTGGACTGGCTGTCGGACTTCGAGGATCTGACCACGGTCGCGGTGCGGTACGGCAACCTGCCACCGTCTGTCAACGACTTCCGGCGCGGCAAGCACGGCTACGCGCGCATCGAGAGGGCGGGGTGGCACATCACCTCGCTGGGGCCGCATGAGGCGGTCATGCGCAAGCTGCACCGGCACTGTCACCTGGAGCAGACGGTGGAGGAGTACGAGCGCGCGGCCAGCGGCCGGTCATACCGGGAGGGATACACCCACGGCGGGACGCACCAGGCCGGTGTGACGGTAACAGAGGACTGGCCGCGGTACGTCTACGAGCACCGCTGCCCGGAGCATTGGTTCAGGCCGAGGGAGACGCCATGACCAGGTTCGACAGCGATACCATCAGGCTCAACATCGGCTGCGGCAGTGACATCCTGCCTGGGTTCGTCAACTCGGACATCGTGGCTGTCCCTGGCGTTGACGTCGTGTGCGACCTGGACGTCGCGCCGTGGCCGTGGCCGGACGGGTGCGCCGAGGTGATCCACGCCATGGACGTCTTCGAGCACCTGGACAAGCCGCTGCTGTTCATGACCGAGTGCCACCGCATCCTGATGCCTGGCGGGGTACTGGAGATCCGGGTACCGGACTGGCGGTACGAGAACGCATGGACGGACCCGACCCACAAGCGCGGGTGCACTGACCTGACGTTCGACTACTGGTGCTGGGGCACCGAGCTGGGGGACCGGCACAACGCCGCGTACGGCGGCGTGTGGTTCCACAAGCGCAAGGGCCGCCTGCTGGGGTACGACCTGGCGTTCTCGCTGGAGAAAAAGGCATGACGCAGCGGATCGTGTTCACCGGCAACGACCGGCCCGAGTACATGCGGCGGACCCTGGAGAGCTGGGCCAAGGTGCGCGGCGTCGGGGACGCGATGCTGGACTTCCACCTGGAGCCGGGGCACCCCGAGGTCCTGTCCGTGTGCACGGGAGTGGGCTTCGCTGAGTGGACGGTCCACCTCAACAACACGCGCCTGGGTGTGCAGGCCAACCCGTTCCACGCCATCTGGTGCGGGTTCAACAGCGTGCCGGAGCCTAAGCCGCACGACTTCGTGATCCTGGCTGAGGATGACTTCGTGGTGGGCGCGGACATACTGGAGTACTTCGCCTGGGCGCAGGAGGAGTTCTACCTGGACAAGCGCGTGATCTCCGTGTCGGCCACCCAGTTCGAGGCGCAGGGGGAGGCGGATGAGGTGCTGCTCGTCCGCGGCTGGACGGGGTGGGTGTGGGGCACCTGGCGCGACCGGTGGGAGACCATGATCGCCCCGGACTGGACGTTCAACTACGAGCACGACGGGTGGGACCGGCGCATCATCGACTACTGGTGCGGTGAGCGCGGGATGGTCACGGCTGTCCCGGCGCTGTCTAGGTCCCAGCACATCGGCCAGTACGGCGGCGTGCACACCGTGCCGGCTGCGTTCGAGGAGCACACGTCGCGGTGCTTCATGCCTGGGCTGGAGCCTCAGCAGTACCGTCGCCGGGAGGGCGAGCCGGTGGACGTGTCCTATCATCACACCGGGACATGACTCGATAGATACATGCATGACGACTTACGCGCCTGATCCCCTGACGCACATCCAGCTGTCCGACAGCATGGCCCTGTGGTGCTCGGCTTGCGGGGCGTCCTGCACGGAGCCTGTGCCATGCCCTTGCGATTCGAGCGGAGCCAAGGTGAAGGACAAGGACAAGCCTGACGACGAGCCGCAGGACGTGGGGGCCAAGGCCCCGGTCGCGCCGCAGCCCAACAGCGTCCAGCCCGAGAACGCGGCCCAGGAGCCGCAGGACGCCGAGGTGGAGGCCGAGGCTGTGCAGCACGTCGGTGACGCCGACTCCGGCGAGGCCGGCGAATCGCATGGCGGCTAAGGACGTCGCACTGCGCAGCCGGGACCTTGTTCTCAGCCAGGAGATGAGGCCACAGCAGCTGCCGGACGAGTGGTACCGGATGTGGGACGGCATCGTCACCGACATGCGGCGGGAGTCAGAGGCCCTGCCCATGACCACCATGATGACGCTGCTGATCGAGCGCATCGCCACCATGTATGTGCAGGTGAGGCGGCAGGAGGCGGCCAACGCGCTGGACGTGGAGCAGCTGGAGATGCTGAACAAGCTGTGGCTGCGGTTCACCACCGAGTTCTCCACGCAGCTGCATCGCAACAGCCAGACGCCTGAGCAGCGGTTCGTGGCCGGGTTCAAGGCGGCGATGAACGCGGCGCTGCGGCGGGCCGGTCCCGATTCAACGGTGCGCGAGCTGATGCCGATCCTGGCTGAGGAGCTGGCCGAGTACAACGTCTAGGGAAAACCGGTTGCACCGTCGTGTCTATCGGCGGTAGCAATAGGTCATGACACGAATCAGCCAAATTATCTCAGTCGTAGGCGGCGTCAAGGCTGACGTCACCGCTCAGATCGATGCCCTGGGGCGCAATGTCACTCAGCCTGAGCTGCTGACGGGCCTCAGCCGTACCTACCGGCCGCGGGCCGACGACGGCGTGCAGCTGCCGCCACAGTCCACGCGGGTGCAGGTCACCGCGGCGGACACCCTGGATAAGGTGGAGCAGCTGATGACCCGGTTCCTGAATGTTACGCGGACGCTGGACGACGCGAACGCCAAGGCGTCAACGGACGTCAAGGTGGACGGGCAGACCATCCTGTCGGCTGTCTCCACCGGGCACCTGTTCTTCCTTGAGCGGGAGCTGGGGGTGCTGCATGACTTCGTCCTCAAGATCCCCGTCCTCGACCAGGCCACCACCTGGAGCACCGAGGGGCAGGACCACGGCGTGGCCAAGACGCCGCCGGTCGAGACCGAGCGCACGGAAAAGAAGCCGTACAACCACGTTCTGTCTGAGGCGACGGCGCAGCACCCGGCCAACGTGCAGGTGATGGCGCGCGATGAGGTGGTCGGCTACTGGACCGCGGTCAAGTTCTCGGGGGCGCTGGCCCCGGAGGGCAAGCGCAAGCTGCTCGACCGGATCAACCAGCTGCGAGAGGCAGTCAAGTTCGCGCGGGAAGAGGCCAACGCCGCCACCGTGACGGACATCAGCGAGGGCCGGGAGATCTTCGACTTCCTGTTCCGGTCCTGACAGGCGCGCGAGGGAGCTTTTGCGGGCAACAGTTCGGCCCTCGCCGTTCATGAGAACTGGCCCCAGTGCCACCGGTGGTTCGCATCCGCCGGTGACACCTGTCATGCCGGGCGGTAGTATGTGGGTGAGCGACAGACTCAGCGACAGAATCAGCCACAGTCTCAGCATCAGCGTTTCGCTCACAGAATCAGAACAAAGCGCCCTTCGCCAGCCGCTCTGCGGGCTCGGCTCAGGGAGATCCCGGTTCGATTCCGGGGGCCGCCTCCAGTACATGGCGGCCTGGGCTAACGGGAAGCCGCCCTCGCCACGCATGATCCGCGAGATTGGGGAAGCGATTCAGAACGGTGCTCCGTCGTCTAGGCTAACCAGGAAAAGCCAACAGACTCTTAATCTGTAGATTGCCGGTTCAAATCCGGCGATGACAATCGCGTGTTGAGCGCACATGGCCCGGCTCCTTGGGTAGGGAGCCGGGCCACCTCATGCCCGATGGAATGGGGTATGTCTGAGTCCTCGCTGGAGAAGGTGCTGCGGCTGGCTGATATCAGCCAGGTGCAGCCGGCTGATGTGGGCATCGTGGACAAGGACGACACGGACGATGACGTTCATGACCTCCTGATGCGGACCTGCCCGTGGTACGAGAGCGTCGTCAACGGGCACCGGCAGGTCACGCCGCCCAAGCACTCGGGAGAGGTCGAGCCTCCCGATAGCGGCGGCGCGCTGATGAAGTTCACGCCGCGCACGCCTGAGGCGTCCACGGTGGTGCAGCCGACCGTTCCCCCTGGCGGGCCGGGCCTGTTCCATATCAAGGGCGAGCACCTGCCACCGTACGTGGAGCACCTCTACAAGCACCTGGTGGGCCGGTACGGCAAGCACCAGGCGTACGGGGTGGCCATCGGCATCGTCAAGAAATGGGCCGCGGGCGTCAACCCCGGCGGGTGGAAGACCAAGAGCGGCAAGGGCAAGCGGACGCACCCGGACGTCAAGGCGGCTGCGGCCAAGAACGTGGCCGAGTGGGAGGCGTCGCGGGCCAAGGCGCACGCTGAGCACGGTAAGCACGGCGGGCACGAGAGCCACCACGTCAAGGCGACTGCGGACTTGGCGACTGAGCGTCTAGCGCATGCACTTGCGGCTAATGCGACTAGGGATAGCTTCTTCTCTGGGAATCTTCGATGCTGCACTGGGTGGCGAGTGCGGTTTTACCATGATGATGACTGCCCGGTGAAGCTGGCGGCCCCGGCCGGGTGGCCGAGCGGCAAGGCGTACAGCAAGAGCTTCCTGTCTCCGCCTAGCGACATGCCGACTAACGCCACGGTGATCAGCGCGCCTGGCACCAAGCCGCAGTACATGTACGGCCAGCTGCAGCAGGCTCCCAGCCAGACGGTCAGCCCGTCCCCGCCGCTGCCGCCGAGCGTGCCGCTGCCCACGCCCAAGGAGCTGCGAGACTTCGCCACTCAGCTGGCCGGGATGCACGACGATGACGAGAACCACCACCTGCTGGGGGCGGAGCAGCACCTGGAGAGCGCGGCCGAGAAGATCGTCAACAACCCGGTGTCGGCCCTGGCCAGCCTGCGATCGGCGCAGATGGCCATACAGGACGAGTGGCGCGAGCGCGTCATGATCAACCGGCCGCGGATCGCCTACGTCTACAGCGCGAACACGCCACCGGCTGAGCAGGCCAGCCAGCAGCAGGTGTGGGCCAAGGCGCAGGCGGAGATCGGGCAGATGCAGGGGGCGGCGTCGCAGATCGCGAGCTTCATTGACCGGGTGCGGCGGGCGTACTTCGGGCGGATGGGCATGGAGAACCAGACAGCTGGCGGCGGTATGGCCGGGCAGCCTAACGCGAGGTTGTGAGAGATGGCTGAGTCGTCCCTGGGGAAGGTCCTGCGCCTGGCGTCCGTACGGGCGTTCGAGAGGATGGAACGCGGGCGGGAGGAGCACGTGCGCGCCCACAACACGGCCAGCCGGACGGCGCGTATGGACGCTGAGCGGACGATCGGGACGCACGAGCACGCAGAGGAGCTGCGGCAGCTGGCCCGTGAGGGGGAGCTACGCCACCTGCGCAACACACGGGACCTGGACACGGCCGGTCACCCTGGCCAGATATCGGACAAGGACGTGCGGTACGGGGCGGGGACGGCGCAGCTGCCGTCTGCCGCGATGCCAGCGCACGTCATGGCACTGCACCGGGCGGCGGACATGATCGACCGCGGCCAGCCGTCGCTGGCACGCGCGCACTCGGGAACCATTCGCACCGCGGCTGGCCAGGAGCAGTACGGGGACCGGGACTTCGCCCGACGCCTGGGCGATGCGGCGGACAAGCTGGAGCAGCTGCCCAAGCACCAGGGCTACGCGGCTCAGCCCAGGCAGACCAAGGACTCGGCTGCGCGGGAGGCGGCCACGCAGGAGTACGTGCGGCGCAGCAGCCGGTCCAGCTTAGACCCGATTGTAGGAGTGGAGATTTAACGGCGCAGAGAGGCTAGGACATGTCCCTTGAGAAGATTCTCCGGCTGGCCGGGGAAACGCAGGCTCCGCAAGAGGGCTCTGGCGACAGCATGCGGCTCGGGGTCCAGGCGCTTCACGCTGCGCTGAGCGAGGCGCGCACCACGTCTGACCCGACGCTGGCGGCGGAGCTGGTGGCCGCGGCTGCCATGCACGCTGACGCGCTGTCGGTCATGCTGTTCACCGAGGGCATGGGTGACTGGGTGGAGGCGACGGCGGCACCGGCGGACGGCGGGGTCATGCTGGCCGGGAACTCTAAGGCACCGTACGGCGACGTGCAGTACGCCGACAACGGGGTGCAGGGAGACGGCAAGAAGCGCTACCCGGTGGACACCGAGGAGCACACGCGGGCCGCCTGGAGCTACATCAACCAGGCCAAGAACGCCGCCCAGTACTCGGCCGCGCAGCTGGCGACGATCAAGGGCAAGATCAAGTCGGCCATGAAGTCGCACGGCATCGGGTCGAACGTCGTCGCCGCGTCGGCGCTGGAGGGCCTGCGCGACGGCTCCATGCTCCTGGCGGCGGCCCCTCCGAGCGGCGGGGTGCCGATGCACCACGCGCCCATGCGGGGCAGGCACAGCCACGCGCACGCGGTGGTCATGGTGCACGAGCACGACCACGACCACATGGGCGACAACGACCACGGCGACTCGCCCGAGTGCCGCGGCAGCGGCGCTGGCAAGCCCTGGTCAAAGCCGGACGGCGGCTGGGGGGACAACTCCCGGTGAGCGACGAGTCCTCGCTTGACAAGCTGCTGCGTCTGGCCACGGCCAATGTGAAGACGTACCAGCGGTTCGAGCGCGGGCGCGAGCAGGTAGTGCACGCGCACACCGAGTCCCGCGCGGACGCGCATATCAAGGCGCATGACTCGGCGCACAACACGGCCAGCCGGACGGCGCGTGCGACGGCGGAGTCCAAGGCGCGGGAGGGCGAGCAGGTCTTCCGTGAGCGCGGCGAGGCTGCCTGGGCCAAGCACCAGCAGGAGTGGGAGGCCAAGCACGGCGGCCGGAGGGACGAGTCCAGCTTCGTGACCACCCAGCCTCCGCCGGCGCTGCGGCGCAACGGGCGCAGCCTGCAGGAGTTCGCTGAGGACATGGAGTCCGATCGCAAGCAGCGAGCCGGGCGGCTGGGCACCAGCCCGGCGTTCGGCCAGGCTCCTGTCTCGCACGAGGGCGTCATCAACAGCGCGGCTGACCAGGCGGTGGACAACGCGGTGGTCAACAGCGGGCAGATGGGCGGCGATGAGGTGGCGCAGCTGCGCCGCCAGATGGCCGACATGCAGCAGCGCCTGGAGGCCATGGAAACCGAGGCCAAGCAGGCTGCAGCGGACGCGGGCGAGGAAGTCAAGGGCCACATGGCTCACCTGCTGCACGAGAAGGGGCGGGCGGCGCTGGCGCTCGACCTCCTGGCTGTGGTGGCTAGCCTGGCCATCGCGTTCTTCGCCGGCGGCGGCGCGGCGGGCGTTATAGCGGAAGTGATGGCAGCCAAATGGACAGTGGACGCAGCCAAGGCAATAGCAACGTTCCACGTGGTGGACAAGGGCGTGGGCCGGGAGGCAATGGCTCACCCGGTGGCAACGGGCAAGGCAAAGGCGCAGGCGGCAACGTCGGCAGCGGCAGCGGAGGCGGCCAAGGCCAGGGCGTCAGCAAGCAGGGCCAAGGCGGGGGCGGGCCACAAGGTCCAGCAGCTGGCGCAGGCAAGCAAGGACAGGGCGGCGCAAAAGTCGGCGGCCAAGGTCCGGGTCTGAAGCCAGGCTCCCCTGAGCAGATGACGCTGGACCTCATCACGCAGGCGCTGGTCAAGAACGGCGCTGATCCGGAGGACGCCAAGGACTACGCCACCAGGGCCGTGGCCAAGGCGATCACCAGGAACAAGCCGAAGTCGAAAGGCAAGTCGTCTAGCTGATGCCAGAGATCGCTGACCTGGTTGGCGGGTTCGACTGGGCTACGCAGCCGGCGGAGGATGACGCTGGCCTGCCGCCTACGCCTGGGCTGGATATCCAGTGGGTGGAGGAGCCGGTCCCGCTGGACGTGTTCGTCAGCGACCAGAAGTACCTCAAGAACCCGCCGCTGTCACCCGAGCAGTTCGCCGCGGTGCAGGCGGCCGAGCGGATCTACTTCCCGCGCACGTACCTGGAGCTGGCTGAGAGCAGCGACGCGGTGATCAGGGACTACTGGTCGCGGCCGGTGCGCATGACCAACTTCATCACGCTGCAGTGGGGCAAGGGCGGCGGCAAGGACCACACCTGCCGCGTCATGTCGATGCGGGTGGCGTACCTGCTGCTGTGCCTGCCCGGCCCGCTGGACTACTATGGGTTCCCGCCGCAGGACGAGATCCACCTGCTGAACGTGGCGTCGTCGGCACCCCAGGCCAACCGAGCGTTCTTCGGCCCCATGCGCAAGTCGGTCACGCGCAAGGGGTGCTGGCTGGAGAGCTACGCCGACCCGCTGCAGGGGTCGATCCGGTACCCCTTCGGAGAGGCGGTCAGCGGCCACTCCGACGCCGAGACTCAGGAGGGCCTGAACCTCCTGCTGGCGGTGGCGGATGAGGTGGACGCGTTCAAGCGGGAAGAGGAGCTGGAGGCGCACCGGTCGAGCGCGAGCCGGGAGTCCACCAAGTCGGCTGAGGCCATCCTCAAGATGATGCGCACGTCGATGATGACCCGGTTCCCAGAGGTCGGCAAGAACGTGCGCATCTCCTACCCCCGGTACAAGGGGTCGATGATCCAGCAGCTGACGGCGGAGGCGCGCAAGGAGCAGGAGCGGCGGGGGGAGACCAGCCGGCACTACGTGTCCGGACCCAAGGCCACCTGGGAGGTCAACCCGCTGCGCAAGCGGAGCGACTTCGACGCCGAGTACGAGGACGATCCGGTGCTGGCCAAGGCGCGCCTGGAGTGCGACCCGGCGGCCGCGGTCAACCCGTACTTCTCCAATGAGTCCGCGGTGGAGGCGTGCGTCCTAGAGGTCGAGCAGGAGCAGCTGCGGGTTCGGTATGAGCCTGAGGTGAGCCGGGTCATCCACCCGGACGGCAGCCGCGCCCCGGTGGTCAGCTGGACCACGGTCTACGACTTCGCGGCCCGGCTGGTGCCCAAGGTCGGCGCTGTCTACGCCATGCACGCCGACCTGGCGGTGCGCAAGGACTGCGCTGGTATTGCCATGGCGCACGTGCGCAACTGGGACGAGCAGGAGGTCATCGGCAGCGATGATACCGGCACGGACGTGCTCATGACTGAGCGCCGGCCGTTCGTGGTGGTGGACTTCGTGATCAAGTACGAGGCTGACCTCGGGGCCAACCCGCCGCGCGAGATACAGGTCCGGTGGGCGCGGGAGCTGTGCCTGGAGCTGCGGCGGCGCGGGTTCAATATCCGGTGGTTCAGCTTTGACGGCTTCCAGTCGGCTGACTCCATGCAGATCCTGGAGCAGAACGGCATCGAGTCCAAGCGGGTGTCCACCGATCTGAGCACGGAGCCGTACCGCGGGCTGCGCGATCTGTTCAATGAGGGGCGGGTGGAGCTGCCCTTGGTGTACCCGCCTGACCGCGACCCGGCGCTGCTGCGCGAGCTGTACTCCCTGAACAAGCTAGCCACCGGCAAGCTGGACCACCCGGTCGGCGGGTCCAAGGACATGGGCGACGCGCTGGCGTGCGCGGTGCAGGGGGCCATCCAGCAGGGCGGCCAGGAGGACGGCGGCGTAGCGTTCGTCGGCGGGGACAACTTCTACGTCGGTGACGGGCTGATCGACGCGCCCATTGGGTTCGTCCCGCCCATGGCGGCGTCCGACCACGGGTTCGGGTTCGGTGAGATCGTGGCCGGGCGGGTCAGCCTGGACGACTGGGAGGACCGGACGTTCGGCGGTAGCGAGTACGGGCTAGGGGAAGCGCCGAACTACCACGGGCCTGGACGTCCCGATTGAATAGGCATGCGTGAGTCTCACCTGGAGCGGGTGGTCCGCCTGGCTGGCGGAGCCGTCAGGGTCACCAAGCCGACTGCGGTGAAGGACGGCCAGCCCAGGCTAGGCCGTCCCTACCGGGTGGCGTGGAGCAAGGTCAACGTCGGGGACATCATCCAGATGGGAGCGGAGCTGTGGAAGGTCATCGCGGCTCCGGCGTTCAAGCCGCCCAAGGGGGGTAAGAACGCCAAGGTCGGGCTGGCGGCCCCGCTGCCGGGGGCCAAGCCCATGCCCAAGCCCGGGCAGCCGGGGGCGCAGCCGATGCCGGGGCAGCCCCAGGTGCAGGAGCCTGGGATGGCACCGGCCGTCCCGGCACCGTCGCCTCAGGTCTACACGCACTACCTGGAGAACCTGCATAAGCCCGGTGACCAGGACCACCTGACGCTGCCGGGGGACCATGTTGTCACGGTCGTGCCGCTGCTGCCGTAAACATCTCTGGACACCGATAGCTGACGTGTGAGCAATGATGATGGCGTAGTCGATGTCATCGGCCTAGCGCGCGAGGCTGAGGGCGAGATGCTGGGCCTGGCTGCGGCCGGGTCGCTGGCCCCTCCGCCCGGCGGGTTCGGCAGCTCGCCGCCTGGCGGCATGGGCGTCACCAGCCAGGGCTTCGGGCAAGAGGGGTACATCCTCGACTCGTCCGACGTCGGGCCGATGGCCCGCCCGCGGCCGGAGGAAGAGAACTTCGTCGTCGGCGTCCCGTACTACCTGCCGTTCGCCACGCCGTACCGGGACAGCTGGGAGATCTTCCGCGACGACCCGGTGACCATCCGCCAGCTGATCGGGATGCGGCGACAGGACGGGCAGGCGCGGGCGCTGTACCGGCTGGTCACCATGCCCATCCTGGCGGCGCTCAAGAACGCGGCGATCGTTCCGCCTGAGGAGTACGAGCCGGTCGGCGGCAAGGCGGATGAGGAGACGACGCTGCAGGGTCCTTCGTCAGGGGACCAGGGGAAAGAGCAGCTGCCGCACGGCGAGGACCCTGGGTCGGCCGCCGAGGCGGAGACCGAGTTCATCCACAACATGTTCTTCCTGCCGCCCAGCGTGGGCGGGATGACGCACAGCTTCAACCACTTCATCCGGCGGATGCTGCTGGCCACGTTCGACGGGTTCAGCGGGTTCGAGATGGTCTACTGGGTGCCCAAGACCGGCCCCATGAAGAACATGGTCACGATCCGCAAGATGGACTGGAGGCCGGCGGAGACGCTGACGTTCCTGCTGGACGGGCAGGGCGAGTTCAACGGGTTCCGGCAGCGGACGTTCTTCCAAGGGCGCACGATCGACGTCAAGATTCCCAAGGAGCGGGCGTTCTACTTCGCCAACGGTGAAGAGGAGAGGCCGTTCTACGGGATCAGCCTGTTCGAGTCTGCGTTCTACCACTACGACAAGAAGGTCAAGCTCTACTACATCACGCACCTGGCTGCGCAGCGCGCCGCGGTCGGCACGCGGGTGGGCACCATGCCGCCCAACCCGGCCAAGAGCGACAAGCAGAACTTCACGGCGGCGCTGCGCGACCTGGGCATGGCGCAGTACATCGTGGTCCCGTCCTCGGACTGGACGGTCACCAGCCTGAACGAGGTGCAGAGCCAGTTCGACTACCTCGGCCTGATCAACCACCACAACAACCAGATGTCCAAGTCGGTGCTGGCGTCGTGGTTCGACAGCGACCAGGGGTCTGGCAACAACGAGGGCACCCTGCTGGACTTCGGGAACGAGAACGACGAGACGTTCATGATGATGGAACAGGCCATCATGGACGACATGGCGTGGAATATCAACCACCACATCATCCCCCGGTTCATCGACTGGAACTTCGGGTCGGCCAAGTACCCGGTGTTCCGGTGGGGCGTGCTGACCGAGGAGCAGCAGGCTGCGATACAGGACACGTTCGACAAGCTGGCGGCGGCTCCGCCTGGGGCTGTGAGCAGGCAGTTCCTCATGGAGCTGGAGAAGAAAATGGCCAAGTTCCTGGGCCTGGACATCGACTACGGTCCCATCGAGCGCGAGGCCAACGAAGAGGACCAGATGCAGCAGAAGCTGAACCGGTCCCAGATGCAGGATCAGCTGGAGAGCCCCAGCGGTGGTGGGATGCCGGGCATGGGCGGGGGCATGCCTCCTCCTGGCGGACTGCCTGGCGCTGGCAGCCCGCAGCCGCAGGGGGCGGGCCAGCCACCTGGCGGGGGCGGTGCGCCGCCGCGGCCGCCCACTAGCGGGGGCGCTCGGCCGGGCGGGCAGCAGTCGCAGAACCCGGTGACTGGGTTCAGCCGGCAGGACCGGGCCATGGTGTCCCTGGTGGGGGAGATCCTGGCGGACGTGATCAAGATGCGGGGCGACGACCCGTACGGCGATGACCCTACAGCGTGAGGTAGCGGGGCAGTTCGGATCATGGGTCGCTCTGCTGGAGTCGGTGACCAGGAACAACCCGCAGGCTGACCCGTACGACCTGCTGGCGCGGCCGGACGTGATGCGCGCCATGGAGCGGAGCCTGGCCAACGCTCAGGCCAAGGCTCAGGCCAGCCTCGATAAAGCGTGGCCGCCGGGTTCGTCTCGGTACCGGGACCGGCTGCAGCAGGACGTGGAGCAGGCGTACGTCCAGGCACCGGCTGCGATGCGCGCGGCGTTCGCGCAGGCGTTCTACTCGGTGCAGGCTGGCACGTTCGTGCCTGGCGTCAGCACGCCGGGGACTAACCCGGTCATGCGGGCGGCCGAGCAGCGGGCCACGGCGGTGCGGAATCAGCTGTCGTCGGCGGCCTGGCATCTTGGATTCCGCAATGAGATGACCGAGAGCGTGGCAGGAGTGCGGCGCGCGGGCGAGGCGGTGCTCGCTGGGGCTGAGCCCGGCTGGATGAAGAAATGGGAGTGCCGCAAGGACTCGCGCGGCCGGCCGGACAAGCGGGTGTGCGGGTGGTGCCGAGCGCTGGACGCCATGCCCGCGGTGCCGGTGGAGCAGGAGTTCCCGGAAGGGGATTACATCGGCACGCGCAGGCCGCCCAGGGTCTACGTCGATCTATCGTGCCCGCCGCGGCATCCCCGCTGCCGCTGCCGTATCATTCTGGTACGGTCTGGCACGCCCAGCCCCGCGCCTTCACCGCGTGAGGCGCCAGACCTATTCGTTTCTGCCGACGACGTGCGAGCCATGTCCGAGGGCAGGTACGAGGCGCTGCGCGGCTTTCACCACGCGGCGGTGCACGAGCTAGGACAGGTGCTGCAGAAGCACCGGGAGGTGGGGAGACAGTGAGCGACGTGAAGACCAAGTTCCCGCGCCGTGAGGTGGCCATCCGGCGGGTGGAGTGGGTGATCAAGCCACCGGACCCGGAGGTCACGGAGGGCGACGAGTACGACCGGTACGAGACCGACCGGTACGAGGTCATGCAGATCATCGAGGCGGAGTCCGGTGGTACGCAGCCGCACGACCTGCGCGTCATCGAGGGAACGGACGAGACGATCATCTCCTATGAGATCCAGCGGGTGGTGCTTAAGTGAGCACCCCGGCCCAGCCAGCCGAGATCACTGAAAGCATCCGCTACCGGGCGTCCATGCGCCTGGCCTACTCGGTGGCGCTTGTGCTTCTCATGGAGTACTCAAGGCAGTCGCGAGACAGGTTCGAGTTCGGGCCGTGGGACCTGCAGGCGCTGGAGGATCACGGCCTTGTGGTCAGCGGCCCCGATGTCTCTGGCGCGCGGAAAATTCTGTCAGAGATCCCTGGGCTGTACGAGAGCGACGACTAGGAGCCTCCTGTGACCATCAGGCTGGAAGACGGCAGCGTGATGGCGCTCGCGCAGGTCAAGTCATTCGATCGTGTGGAGCACGGGCGGCGCGAGCACGTCCGCAGCTACGTGACCCGGCGGCCGAAGGAAGGCTGGATACCCGAGGAGAAGTGGCTGGAGGGCCAGCGCATCTGGGAGGAGCGCGGCGAGGCGGAGTGGGACAAGGGCGTCCCGGACAACCTCCGCCGCGCGCTCCCGCCGCGGGACCAGTTCGTCCCCCGGTCGCGGTCTAGGTCCGAGGACATGCTTGAGGGGGCCAAGTACCTGAGGTCGCTTAAGCACCCGGACGAGCACGCGATCCAGCTGCGCGACGGCCGGTGGGTGTTCTTCTCCAAGGTCGGCATCCCCCGGTGGGTGGACCAGTCTGCGATCGACGTCAGCTACGATGACAACCAGGACACGCTGGTGCCGGACGACCACCCGGACCAGACTCGCAGTCTCATCCTGGGATGGCTGCCGTCTCAGGCGGAGTCGGAGCCGGAACCGCCCGCGCACCCGCAGCACCTTTCTCCGTCGCAGGGCATGGCCGAGCTGCAGCGGGAGGTGGCGGACGGGCTGCGGAAGCACAGCACGAGCGACCCGGCGCAGCCTGACCAGGGCGTGCAGGGGCACGTGGAGGTCCTCGACCTGGACGACGGTCACAAGGTGGTGGACAAGTCGGGCATGGAGCAGCCCACCGTGGACCGGGAGGTGCTGGCGTACCACATCTCGCAGGCGGTCGGCGCGGGCGCTCCGGCTGTGGCGCAGGTGCAGGCGGCGCACGGGCTGTTCGGTGACAACGGCGAGATTGCCGAGGAGTTCGCGCCCGGCGAGATCTTCCTCAACTGGATAGACAAGCAGCCTGACCCGGACGCGGCCAAGCAGCGGGTATACAACAGCGACGCGGGCAAGCGCATCGGGCTGATGGACTACCTGACGCAGAACATCGACCGGCACGGCGGTAACTACATCATGCAGGCGGACGGCACGCCGGTGCCCATCGACCACGGCCTGATCTTCGCCGGGGGGCAGGTCTACAGCCCGTTCTGGCGGGCGACCACGGGGCAATGGTGGAACCAGCACCCGGAGCTGATGGACGAGATCCGCAGCAGGCTGGAGGCGACCGCCCCGGAGTTCGCTGCCCGCGGTCGGGAGCAGTGGCTCACCACGGCTATCGAGAGGCTTGACTTCTTGCGGGAGCAGGCCGAGCCAGCCGACCAGGCGGCGCGGCCTCTGGACCTACCATCATGGGCGGTGAAATGACCACACTGCAGGTGGCCACGCGGCAGGGCATTGCTGGCACCATCGAGCTGGCTGACGGCAGGCTGACGGGCAGCACGCCCAGCCTGCAGGAGATAGCGGACCAGGTATCGCAGCAGCAGGGCAGCCCGGAGAAGGGGTTCGCGCACCTGGAGGGCAAGTACAACGGCTACGTGTCGTACGTGCGCGTGCCTGACCAGGTGCGGTGGCGGGGTCCTGGCCACTGGCGGTCGGCCGCGGACGACGCGCAGGACGGGGAGCCGGAAGAGGAGCCTGACCCGGCGGTAGGGCTGGCGCAGGTCCGGCCGTCTGTCCGCCGGGAGCGCGGCCGGATAGAGCACGTCCGCGGCTACGTCACGCGCAAGCGGCCCCGCGGCGAGTTCATCCCGGCTGACAAGTGGCGTGAGGGCCAGCGCATCTGGGAGCAGCGCGGCGAGGCGGCCTGGCGCGTGCGGGACAAGCACTATCCGCACATCATCGAGTCCGAGGCCAGGGGCAACAGCCGCGCGGTGAGCCCGGAGGAGTTCAGGCAGCTGGCGCGCGAGGGCAACTCGATCATCGACAAGATGAAGCGGGACAAGGCACCTGCCACCGGGCTGGAGCAGAACTGGGGCGTCGTCTCGGACCACGCGTGGAACGAGGTGCGCAAGCCGTGGGGCGGCGCGACGATCGACGCGCACACCGGGCAGGTGCTGGAGTCCACGGCGGACAAGTACGCGCTGTCGGTCAAGCCGGCCAAGACGCCCAAGGTCAGCGTGCCCGAGGACGCCAGCGAGAAGCAGTTCCGCACGGCGATGGACCACGCGCTGGAAACCTACCGGCCGGTGCTGGAGCGGCAGTCGTACTACCTGGGCGTGTTCCACGACGACGACAACCACCGCATTGATTTTGACCCGGTGGTCGTGGTGGACACGCCGGATGAGGTCGAGAGGATCGGCGCGTATGCGCACTCGGTCGGCGGCGCTTACCACTTCAAGACGGGCAACGGGTACTTCCCGCCGCATGTGCGGGCCAAGGACTCGCTGGAGAAGCACACCCTGCCTGACGGGTCGATCGCCCCGGATCGGGCGGTCCTGCACCAGCACATCATTGACGGAATCCTGGCTGGGCACGAGCCGCAGGCGCATCCGCGGGCCACGTTCTACGGCGGCGGTCCGGGGAGCGGCAAGTCCACGGTGCTCGGCAGCCCGCGCGAGCGCAGCAACTCGGCGGTCATCAACTCGGATGACATCAAGGAGAAGCTGCCTGAGTACAAGAGGATGCGAGACGCGGGGGACAAGTCGGCGTCGGTGTATGTGCACGAGGAGTCCAGCGAGATCGCCAAGCAGGCGATGCGCGAGGCCATGCGGCGGCGCATCAACTTCACGCTGGATGGCACGGGCGACACCAGCGTGGAGAAGATGTCTGACAAGGTGCGTAGAGCCCAGGCTAATGGGTATACCACTAGTGGGAGGTACGTTGACGTTGAGACGCCTGAGGCGGTGAAGCGGGCCACGATCAGGGGGCAGCAGACCGGGCGCATGGTGCCCGAGTCGGTCATCCGCGCAACGCACACCGGGGTGGCGGACACGTACACGAGGGCGGCGACCAACGGCCTCTTTGACAGTACGGAGCTATGGGACAACAGCGGGCCGATCGGGTCAAAGCCTGTGCTCGTAGCGCACCAGCCAGAGGGTGGGTCGTTCACGGTGGACCACCCGGCTCTGTGGGAGCGATTCAAGGTCAAGGCGGCAGGATGAGCCAGGGAGCAGTCGCTGCGGCGATGATGCGGGAGATCCTGGCTGGCGGGGCGTACCCGCCGGACGGGGTGCCGGACACGCCAGCCAACCGGACACTGTGGGATCAGATCGGCCGGGACATCGAGAGCCTGCCGGACGGGGTGGTCCCTGACCTCCCGGCTGACTGGGCTGAGATGTCCGACGACTGATGGACATGCGCGAGCACCTGGTCAACGCCATGGTGCGCGACGGACATGACGAGAGGGCGGCGGACACGGCGCTGGGTGCGGTCATCCAGTACCTGTCCGAGCGCACGGCTGGGCTGAGGGCGACTGGCGATCACCAGGCCGCGGTGTGGTACCACCAGGTGCTGAACGAGTGCCGATAGGCATGGCATGGCTGCTTCGGTACTGCCCGGCACGATCGGGCTGACTCAGATATCAGGGAACGTCGGCAAGCTGATCGAGATCGGCCAGTGGCTGAACGGCGACGGGTTCAAGGACTGGGAGCACGCGTTCCTGCTCGGCCCTGGCGGCCGGATACTGGAGGCCGAGCCCGGCGGGGCGCGGGTCGGCAACGTCAGCGAGTACAGCAGCATCTACTGGTGCACGAGCATTGCCAAGCTGACCAATGCCAAGACGCTGACCGCTGTCTGGGCGGGCGCGCAGAAGTACACCGGGGTCGGCTACAGCTTCGCGGACTACTTTGCCCTGGCTGCGCACCGGCTGGACATCCCTGGGCCAGCGCTCAAGAACTACATCGCCAGCAGCGGCCACCTCATCTGCTCGCAGCTGTGCGACCAGGCGTACATGGACCAGGGCGTGCACCTGTTCACGGACAACCGGTGGCCTGGGTACGTCACACCGGAGGACCTTTACAACCTGGATCAGGCGCTCGTCAAGGCCTGAGCCTGTGTCCGATAGTCAATGGCATGGATGGATCGTTCATTGTGCCGTCACCGGCAGGCTCCCGCTGGACTGAGATCGAGAGCGCGCCGATCGCCCTGTCGCGCATGGCGCAGGGCCGCCTGTTCGAGAAGCACATCCTCACCAAGGGGCCGTTGATCCACCCGGACACGGGCGAGCGGATCAACGTGGACGATGACTTCGTGGCCCGCATGATGAGCAACTTCGAGAACAACGTCTGTGACATCGTGCAGGTGCCGCTGGCCAACGACTCCAACAAGCACGTCGAGGGCGCGGACTCCAACAAGGGCGAGGTCATCGGCTTGCGCGAGCGTGGTGGCAAGGTGTACGCCGTCATCGACGCACGCGAGGACCCGGACAAGTTCGGCAAGACGTACCTCGGTGCCAGCGCGTTCCTGTCCACCAACTACACCGACTCCCGCACGGGCCGTAAGGCAGGGCCGACCCTGCTGCACGTCGCGGTGACCAACCGGCCGTACGTGGTCGGGCTGGAGCCTTACCGCGAGATTATCGCGGCCACGGCAGGCTCCGATACTGATGGTGAATATGTAGTGATGACCCAGGAGGAGAACACGGTGCCGACTCTCGATGAGATCAAGGCGATGCTGAGCGCCGAGCACGGCATCGACCTGGACGCGCTGCAGGCTGCCGCACAGCAGCCGGCCGGACTGCCGACGCTTGACCAGGCGTCGCTGACCGCGGCGATGACCGCGGCGCTGCAGTCGAACCCCAACCTCAGCCTCTCGCAGTCGTCCGGTGACAACATCACCCAGGACGACCTGGTGGGAGCAGTCGTCGAGCTGAGCGCGCAGAACCGCACGCTGGCGGACGGCTACAACGAGATGCGGCGCGAGCGCGCGGCGGAGACGGTGGACGGCCTGATCGGCACCGGCCACATCCTTCCCAAGCAGCGCGAGTTCGCCATCAAGCTGCAGCTCTCCAGCCCGGCTGACTTCGGGGACTTCGTTCCCTCGGAGCCGATCGTGCCGGTGGGACAGCAGGTCGGGTTCACGCCGCCGGATGACCAGCGGCAGAGTGACCAGCAGGCAGCCGAGGTGGACCGGCTGGCCAAGGTCTACTCGGAACACGTCGTCTCGTCCAACACGGCGCGGCGTAAGTAGGCACCGGGCACCCGAGGCTTAGAGAGCCCGCCCGCCAACTAGGGAGAGCAGTAGAGAAATGGCTCAGGACAGCTTTCAGTTTGACCCGGTGCCGAGCTACACCAAGCCGACGCACCAGTTCGGTCGCAGCTTCGGTGACGAGTTCCACGCTCCGTCTGATGACGAGCTGCTCGCCAGCTATGCTGCCTTCACCCAGCGCGGTGTCACCCTGGCCGGCGGGCAGGGCCTGATTCCGACTGGCGCGGTACTGGCACAGCACTCGGCGTCCAAGAAGTACTTCGTCAACAGCCAGACGGCCACGGACGGTCGGCAGACCGTGCTCGGCCTGCTGCGCGACAATCGGGACACCGGCGGCAACGGCGGGTCTGGCCTGTCCGGCTACACCTTCACGGGAAGCACGCCGACATTCCCGGCGTCGCCCTCGGGCAAGGTGGCCACGGACATCCTGGGTAACCTGGTCATCCGCGGGCTGGTCAACCTCTCGCTGGTGTCCGGCGGTGACACGCAGGCGCTGCTGACCAACTCGTCCATGCAGTCCGGCGGCCAGCCCATGGTCACCGGCCAGGCGGGCGGCGTCGGGTCGTACTCGCCGGCGGCCGGGGCGTACGCGCTCGGCATCGTCGGGCAGCTTCAGGCGAGGATCGACTACTCCAACCTGCTGTTCATCTTCTAGCAGCACGAAAGCCCCGGGAACCGCGGTGTTCTCGGGGCTTTCGCGTACGATAACTCAGGCATGACGCACCGCGGAGTTCCCGCCAAGGGCGAGCCTGGCTGCTTCATGCTGTCGGTCATCCTGCTGGTGATCGCCGGGGTGGTCGCGCTCGTCATCCACCTGACCATGTTCGGGAGCAGCGGCACCCCACCGGCTCCGCATCCCAGTCCGACGATGACATCATCCCCGATGATGACGCCGACCATGACCCCCACCAGGCCGGCTGCTACGCCCACCAGGGCGATGACGCCAACGCCCAGCCCGTCACCGTCCAAGGCCGCGGCCAGGCACTACACCGTGCGGCCTGGGGACACGCTGATGGGGATCGCAGAGCGCGAGTACGGCATGCCGGACATGTGGACGCAGATCTACGCGGCCAACCGGAAGGTCATCGGGCCGATGCCTGCGCTGATCATCCCGGGGCAGCGCCTCGTGATTCCGATACTGCATTAAACAGGCCAGCTAGGTGAGTCCCCGGAGCGGGGACAGCGCAGGCCGGGCACCCAGGAGGTGTCGCTGACTGACAGACGACTCCGTCTTGAGAGGTTTAGCGATGCCCGACATTTCACTACTGGAGCCCATGGTCCTGCGGGGCGTCGTGGAGAAGTTCGTGACTCCCGAGACGATGACCATGCTGTCTCGCCTCGACCAGACGCCCTGGCCTTACCCGTCCGCCACCTGGGACGTCATCAAGGGCAGCCGGATGGTGGCCACGCCCAACGTCCCGAACTCGGAGGCGCATGTCGTCTCCCGCCTCGGCCGGCAGCAGGAGGCCGCGGCGTTCATCTACCTTCGTGAAAAGAAGGTCTTCCAGCCCACCACCATCCGCTGGCTGCGCGAGCCCGGTCAGCTGGCGGCGATCAACGCCGAGCGTGCGGTGCTGAGGGAGATCAACGACCTCAACATCCGGTTCGACAACTTCGCGGAGTGGTCGATCTGGCAGGCGCTCACGGGTACGCTGACCTACAGCTACCCGGACGTGCAGGGCGTGGTGAATTACGGGTTCCCGTCCAGCCACATCATCTCTCTGGGCACGCCTTGGGCGAGCGGCTCGTCCAACCTCAACTCGGTCAACGCGACGGTTGGCGCGACGTACAAGAACCCGCTGGCGATCGTCGAGGACGTGCGCAGCTGGAAGCGCATCGTCCAGATCCACGGCCGGGTCCCGGCGCGCGAGGCATTCGCCACGCAGGTGACGATGGCGGCGCTCATGGAGGCGTGGGCGTCGGCTACGACCAGCGCCACGGTGTCCATCATGGCCACCATGCTTTCGGACCGGATGAAGGACCAGTACTACTCGTCCGGCATGATCGACGGGTTCATGGGCCTCACCTGGACCCAGGTCGAGCAGGTCTACGAGAACGCCCAGGGCAACCTGACGTTCTTTGTTCCGGACGGCAACCTCTACCTGGGCAACTTCACCGACCAGCGGCCGATCGAGCTGCTCATCGGGCCGACCGCGGACGATGAGGCCCCGGACGGATTCACCGGCAAGTACGCCAAGACGTGGAAGGAAAAGGACCCCTCGGCGCGGCAGTACCTGCTGGAGTGGAACCTTCTGCCCATCATCACCCGGCCGGAGCAGCTGCTCTACGTGTCGGGCGTCGTCACCTGATCGGAACCTCGTGGAACGCCTCGTCTGTCATGGACGGGGCGTTCCTTCGATAGATCAGGAGGGAGGGCACACATGGCGGCATCGATTTACCAGAACACGACGCCGGTTACTCAGGCAGCGTCGCCCGTCACCTCGCCGTTCCAGCAGGTTAGTGCGGCCAGCCAGGTCATCGCCACTTGGACGGCTACCGGCGGATCGACGGCGGTTGCCGCGGAGTGGAGCTTTGACGGCGTGAACGTCAATACGGAGATCGGGGACACGAGCCTGACCACAGCCACCGCGGCCAAGGTCCAGGCCCCGTACGTGCGGTTCAAGATCACGCAGACGTCGGCCGACATGTCGGCCTTCGCGATGTATTGCCAGGCGATCTGATGGTTCTTCTGCAGCTGCACAAGACGGTCTACATCGAGCTGGAGCACAAGCTGGTCTCCGTGGGCACCGTGACTACCGTTGAGGTGGCTCCTTCGGACAAGCTGTCTCTGGACGCGGCTGGCGTGGAGTTCGAGCACCAGGCGTCCGGCAAGCGCAGGTTCATCCCGTGGACCGAGATCAAGGAGATCTGGCAGCCTCTCGATTGAGCACGATAGGATGAGGCATGCCAAAGTCAATCAACGGGGATGAGCCGGTAGTCGATCCCCTCAAGGCGGCTCCCAAGCTGAACAGCGGGGAGACCGCGGCGCAGGATGACGTCGCATTCACGGACAAGCCTGCGCGAGCACGGCGCAAGCCGGCTGCGCCCAAGGTCGCGCCGCCTCCTCCACCGGCTTCGCCGGTTGTGGAGAGCCTGATTCAGCCTGTGTGTATGAACGGGCACGCGGTGACCAGCGCGATGAAGTTCTGCCCGCAGTGCGGGGAGCACATCCCGGACCCGGCTGCTCCTCCGACCTGCGGCAACGGACATGAGGTGTCTCGGGCGGACAAGTTCTGCGCTTCGTGCGGGATGTCCTTGTCGCCGGGGTGGTCGGCTGTGGCACCGGCGGTGGAGCTGGAGAGGCCTCGGCCTGAGGGGGAGCTGACTGACCAGGAGCGGGCTGAGCGGATGCGCGCTCACGCTGCAGCGGTGCGGTTTGGCCAGGAGAGCCCTCCGGTGGCGTACGCGGGGGGCAGCTCTCAGCCTGGGGCAGTTGTCATTCACTTCCTGATCGATGGGTTCACGGCGCTCGGGAACGTGTGGATGCGCGGGCAGGAGATAGAGCTATGGCCAGGACATCCACGATGGGAAGAGGCGCAGCCGTGGCTGACTCTTGATGTGGCTGGGCAGTACGAGCGGTTCAACCGGCAGGTCTTCGGCATGGGGCCATGGCCTGGTGCCAAGACTTACGTAGCTGGTGTAGGCCAGTTCCAGCCACTGAAGCAGATCGACGGTGAGGGAGCGGTGGCGCAGCCGACTGAAGAGGAGCTAGCCAAGGCAGACGCGGCGGAGCGGCGTCGCGGTCGCCGGGTGCCCGCGCCTTTGCGGTAGGTGTAGGTCGGTTTGTCCTGGGTAGTCAGCTGGTATGACTCTTACACTGCCCAAGGCGCTGCTGATCATCGGGTGCATCCTGTTCGTCATCGCGGCGCTGTGCGCCGGGGCCGTCATCACCGGCTGGTCCGCGTGGGCGTTCGGCTTCGGCGCGTTCGCGGCGTGGGCGCTGTCGGCGGCGCTGGTGGCTCCCTAGCCTGTACCCGATATTCCTTGGTGTGACTGAGGTTCCGGAGCACAAGGCTGCGCAGGGGCACCACTATGTGGTGCATTTCCCGCCGCATCCTGCCCGGACGTCGGACCCGCATTACAAGGATTTTGACCACTACCACCGCAAGACGCGGGCCGCGGCGCGATGCTACATCGGTGAGCGCGTTGGCTTCGGGGACTGCAAGGACGACCAGGGCAACCCCTGCCCGCCGCCGTCTGGCGTGGGCGAGCAGCCAGGTCTGGAGCTGCACCACGCGCATATCGAGTTCAGCCTGCAGAACGGCATCAGTCTGGCGGCGCTGGAGGTTGACTACCCTGGCATCTCCAATCCGGATGAGGTAGGGGCCTGGGTCGAGAGCGCTGAGAATTTCCGGTGGCTGTGCGTATTCCACCACCGTGGGGCTGGCGGCGCGCACACGGCCAGCCATAGTGACTGGGAGGCCCAGCGCTACGTGCTCGGCCTGATCTCAAAGGGGCCGTGACATGTACCCTGTCCCGTCGATCAGTGACCTGGCGGCCTGGAGCGGGCGCGATGAGGCCACGTACACGAGCTACGCCAACTCGGCGCTGATGCAGGCGGTCATCCGGTACATGTTCGTCACCGAGGTGTCTGACCCCAGCCAGATCATGGGCTACGGGGCCATCGCCGCGGCCGACATGGTGACCATGGTGACGCAGGGCATCCTCGCCTTGGCGGACCAGATCTACCTGCAGTTCCCGTACCAGCAGGTCAACGCCAGCCCGCTCAACAGCGAGACGATCGGCAGCTACACCTACCAGAAGTCGATGCAGACGGGCGGCGGTGGGTCGATGTCCAAGCTGGCCCCGGCTGCCATGGAACTGTCCATGGAGAAGACGGGGATCACGCTGTTCGACCTGGCCACCCAGTGGACGGCGCTGCGCACGTTCGCGGGCGGGGTGTTCCACGAGGGCATGTCGGTCTTCGAGGACGGCGAGCGTAGCGGCCGGATGGGGGCGGCGCTCTACATCGAGGACGACAACGGGCGGCGTACGATTCTCGGTCCCGAGGACCATAACCGGATGGCGATGCCGTTCGACGTCAACTCGCAGAGCTTCCCCATGGACCCGGGAATCTGACGTGGCTGAGGTGCTGGGCACCTGCATCTGGTGCGGGCATAGCCTGGTCTACGCCAGCCCGGCGGTGACTGGGCAGGGGACCACGGACGCTGAGGGGTTCTACCAGCCGGCCAACACGTGGAACGATTACTCGCTGATCGACTCTCCCCTTGATTTCGGTAAATTCTGCCCATCTGCACCACCGCACCCGCTGGGGCAGTTCACTGTCCACCAGCTGGGCAGCAACCCGCAGCAGCCATTAGGAGGCCGCCATGCCCAAGAGCACTAACTGGGAGCAGCACATCGAGTTGACCAAGATTATTCGACAGCACCCGGATTGGGGTGACGAGCGGGTGCTCAAAGAGGCGGGCCTGCACAAGCTGGAGACCGAGAAGGTGGCTGCGGCCCGGCGCGAGGTCGAGGGCGAGGAGCTGCCGAGCAACGTCCAGTCACGGCGGAGCTACTGATGCACCCGGAGGAGCGTGCGCTGGAGGCGCTGGTCGGCGTGTTCATCGCGTACGAGGTGGTGGCCGTGCTCAGCCGGCGCAGGCTCCCTACGCTGTCCAGCATCTGCCGCAACCACCGGTGGTTCGAGGGACTGCTGCTCGCTGGGCTGCTGGCACACTGGCATTACGAGCGCCGGCTCCCGATTGAATACGTGTGACGTACCCAGACCAGCCGCCGGTCCCGTACCAGCCGTTCGGGACGTCTAGCCCGCTGCGCATCCTGTACCAGTCACGGGTGCAGGTGATGCGGATCAAGATGAAGGTGTCGCAGGGCACGCCGACGCTCACGTGGAACGTCCTGAGCGACGTGATAGACCCGTTCATGGACATCCCTGGGCAGATGATGTGCCGCCTCGACCTCGGGTTCGTCAAGCGGACTGACCCGCCCATGCCGCTGACCGCGGGCCGTGCGCCTGACCGGGTGGGCACGCTGTTCTTTGACGCGATGCTGAACCCGGACAGCGGAGCGCCGTATGTGCTGGCAGGGGACCGGGTGTACTGTCTGGCTGGCCCTGTGGTGGGGACGTTCGAGATCCGGACCATTCCCACCGCGGCGGTGGACATCACAGGGGCGCATCACATCGAGGTGCAGGTCTTCGAGGTGGCGCAATCCCTCGCCCAGGGCAGCCAGACGCCTTTCCCGGGGAGCGAGAATGGAGACACCTGACGGGGCGGTCGGCCTGGAGCTGGAGGACCTGGAGGCCGCGGCGGCGGTGCTGCACGACGCGCTGGATGGCGCCACAATTGATGCAGAGCAGGACGTTCGGGCGCTGAGGTTCCTGACCTACCTGGAGTCATCGATCGTGCTGAGCAGGGGGTACGAGTTATGCAGCTGCGATTCGAGGTTGACCTCGACGGCACCGCGGATGAGCTGGCGCGCCTGCAGGAGCCACCCACGCGGCGGCTGGAGGCTGTCCTGGCGACGACGTTCGCCACGACTGAGGCGCGCGTCCACGTCATCACGGGCAAGCTGCTGGCGAGCGGGCGCGTGTCGTCGGACTTCAATGGCGACGTGTGGACGGGCACGCTGGAGTACGACCGTGACCCTGGCATCTTCGAGCTGGCTCGCGGCCCCAAGAAAACCAAGCACCACGGCGGCACGGGCGACTCGCACTTCTTCTTCGACCCGGTAGAAGCCAGGTGGCCTGGAGACTGGACGACTGGTGATTCGTACCAGCTCTACACCAAGGCCATTCAGGACTGGCTGGAGGGGTAGATGACAGACGCGGATGATAAGCGGCGGCAGCGGCTGGCGGACGAGTCGTACCGGGTGTCCAACAAGCTGGCCAAGTGGCGGACGTTCTTCACCAGCTGGCAGGTGGGCACTCGGCTGTTCAATGACCACGAGTGCAAGGCGCTGCGCAACCAGTACGAGATGTATATCCTCATGCGCGCGGACATCAACGCGCTGACCGGACTGCTGATCAAAAAGGGCGTGTTCTCGGCGGAGGAGTTCACCGAGGCTCTGATCACTGAGACCAAGCAGCTCGACCACATGTACGAGGAGAATTACCCTGGGTTCAGCACGTCGCTGGACGGGCTGCACATGCAGATGCCCGCGGCCGGGGAGACGATGTACCGACTGGGGTTTCCGCCGTGAGCCTGACCAATGATCCGAATCATCCCGAGCTGGGTCACGGGGTGGACCGCATCCCGACGCCGCAGCACTCCACCTACCTGGTGCTGAGCGATGAGGAGAGGGCCAAGGGATTCGTCCGGCCCGTTTTCTGTGCATATATCCACCACGACCCGGAGTGCATGTCGGTCACGACCATGGGGCGCGAGCTGTCGGAGACGTACGCGGCGCGGCCGGGCTTCTACGGGGCCACGTACTGTTGCAAGTGCCGGATGCACCGGCCGGTTGGGGCCGAGGGCGAGTTCACCTGGGTGGACGACCAGGGCAACGACACGGGCATCCTGGTGGGCACCTGATGGATGACGTCGCCAGCGGGTCGTACGAGTTCCTGTCGGGCCTGAGCGACGTGCTGGCGGTCATCGGGGCGTTCCCGGCTGACGACCCGGACAACGCCAACATCCCCTGGATCTTCGTGCGCAACATCTACACGCGCATGGAGGACATCTCCATCGTCAAGGGCAGCCAGGCTGTGTCACTGGTGGTCAGCAACGCCGGGCAGTCCACCACGCCGCTGGACTACTCCACCATCCGGTGGCAGCGCCTGGAGGTGGACATCTGGGTGGACCCGCTGCGGGACGGCATGGGCAACATCACCAACCCGTCTGAGACCGAGAGCCGCGGGCTGGACGTGTTCGCCACGCTGGACGCGCACCTGCACCGCGCGTCGTCGGATGACAAGACGCAGGTGTGGGGGGACCTGGTTACGGTCAACAGCATCCGTATGACCGAGCCGGTGTGGTACCCGGTGCCGGACGGGGACGGGCTGATCCGCGGCGCGGTGTTCTACGACGTGGGCACCTACGGGAACGCGCCCAGCGTGCAGCAGGTGGGCGGCGGGGACAGCGGGGGCGGCAGCGGCGGCTGAGGTGCCGATAGTCACGCCATGAGTGACCGCAGCAGTGCCTGGTACGCAGATGCTGGCAATGCTGAGCGCCGTAAGAGGCGGATGCGCGCGTACGGCCGGGCGCTTACGCAGCTGGGCCGGGTGCACACTGAGGAGCGCCGGCGGCTGTACCTGCAGGGCGTCGATGAGGGCCTGGCGCACGGCGGACCGGCGCAGAACTTCGCACTGCGCAGCTTGCGCGAGAGGTACCAGTCCGAGTTCGAGACGATCTTCGAGGAGAAGCTACGTGAAGGTTCTGCTGAGGGGTCCGCTTAACGCGTACAGCGGCTACGGCCGGGACGGGGTGGGCATCGCGCGGGCGCTGGTCAAGTGGGGGGCGGACGTCTACGTGGAGCCCACGTACGTGTCGCCGCCGCTGCCCGAGGACGTGGCGCTGCTGCTGACCAAGCACCTGACCGCGCCGTTCGATCTCGTCATCACGCACTCGGACCCGGACAACCTGAGCATCTCCAAGGTCGCTGTCTCGTGCTCGGACATCTGCGTGGCGTGGAGCATGTGGGAGTTCAGCGACGCGAGGCCGCTGGCCCGGCGGCCCAGCACCTTCGCCCAGCGCATGAACGATTTTGACCTGGTGCTGATGTACGACCAGGTGGCGGTTGACGCGTGGCGCAAGTACGGCCCCAAAAAGCAGGCCTGGGCCGTGCTGCAGGGCGGCTACGAGTCGTCGTCGTACAAGTACTTCGGCGGCCGGGACTGGTTTGGGGACCGGTTCATGTTCATCATGCACGGGCAGCTGCACAACCGGAAAGCGCCGTACGTGACCATCCAGGCGTTCAACGAGCTGAAGCACGATAAGCCCGAGTTCGACGGCGCGCGGCTCGGCCTGCACACCACGATCGGTGACCCGCTGGTGGTCTTCGGCAGCCTCATCCCTGGCATGAAGGTGTGGCACGAGATGTGGGAGCGGGAGGTGCTGGAGGAGTTCTACCATGCGGCGCACGTCCTGGTGGCTCCCAGCCGCGGCGAGGGCAAGAACCTGCCTGCGCTGGAGATGATGACCACTGGCGGCGCGGTCGCGGCCACCAACTGGGGCGGGCACACCCAGTGGATCAACAGCGAGTACGCGTATCCCCTCGACTACGAGCTGACGCCGACCGAGGCGGCCCACCCGGATCAGGCGCATGACGCCAAGGTCAGCGTGCAGACCATGAAAGACTTCATGTGGCACGCGTACACGCACCGGGAAGAGGTCAAGCGCAAGGCGGAGCTGGGGGCGCAGGTCATCCCCAAGATGTGCGATTGGTCCGTGGTCATGTCGAACTTCTTCGACCGGGTGCGGGACAACGTGCCCGGCAAGGGCGAGGAGCTGTGGGTCAAGGCCCAGCAGTGCAGGCAGGGCTAGCCAGCTGGGAATAAGTGACGACTGTCAAGCGTTGCACTCAGTGAGACGCTGAGGGGGCGCAGATGACAGACGCCGAGATCATGGACATCGCCCGGAACATGGGCATGGACTACGACACGATCTATGACGACGCGGGCGAGGTCGTGGCGAAACTGTTCAACCGGCGGTCGCTGCTGGTGACGGCGGACGGCAGGACCATCTGGTCGAGGTCGTAGCCAGCTGAAGAAAAAACTTCCCAGCTGGGGATGATTTCACGACCGTCAATGGTTATAGTAAGTGCAAGGCCCTCCGGAGGGACCGGGGGACGAGAGGTGGGGATCACAGATGGCAGCAGTCATGGATCGCAACGAGGCCTTCGCCGCGGAGCGCGCAGAGCAGCTCCAGGCCATCCGCAACTACAACGACGGCATCCCGGCCAGGGCCGAGCGGGCGCGCGAGGCGGCCGACCAGTACCGGGCGGCGTTCCAGCAGCGCGTTGACGACGGCAAGGTCCGCGACAACGGCGACGGCACTTTCACGGTGACCGACCCGGACTCGTGGGACAACGGCGAGGTCCTGCGCATGCAGCGGCCGCGCGGGCTTGAGCAGGAGCAGCCGCTGGCGATGCCGGTGTCGAACCTGGACGAGTCCACCGGCAAGGCCGCGCTCTACACCATGGTCAACGAGTGGCACGGCCTGGGCAACGTCGTCCCCGAGGGCGTCACCGACCTGGATGAGGTGCTGCGGCTCGGCGGGATCGCCTGGGAGGCAATCCAGACCCCGGCGCTCTACACCAACCCGGTCACCGGCAGGGTGGAAGAGGTGCCCGGCACGTTCATCACCTCGCGCAGCGACACCGGCGCGGCGCTGACCAAGAACGGCCAGGCGGTCGGCCGGGTTTACCAGGCCATCCAGAACCGCCAGCTAGGCGCGTTCCTGCAGGACCTGGTGGTCAAGTACGACATTCGGTTCCTGTCCGCGGGCGCGACCTACGGCGGCAGCCACGTCTTCATCGGCATGCGGCTCCCGGATGACGTCGTCCTTGATCTGGGCGACGGCGTGGAGGACATCATCGAGCCCAAACTGTACTTCCTGGGCAGCCACGACGGCACGACCAGCAACAGCGTCACCGTCAGCCCGTGGAGGGTCGCGTGCGGCAACACCGAGCGCTTCAACTTCCGCGACGCGGTGGCCAAGTGGTCGGTCCGGCACACCACCAACGCCATGTCGGACGACAATCTGAAGGAAGCGCGCCGGACCCTCGGCCTGAGCGTCAAGTACTTCGGGGAGTTCAAGTCCGAGCAGGAGCAGCTGGCCCGGATCGACATGGAGCTGAAGGCTTTCGAGGCCCTGGCGGCGGACATCTACGCCAAGCCCGGCGCTGAGGAGTCCGACCGGAAGCGGAAGAACTGGGACGAGCGGCACGGCACGCTGGTGGACATGTGGGGCAACCAGGCCGCGCAGACCGGCAAGACCGCCTACTCGGCCGAGCGGGTCTTCACCGACTACCTCGACCACTCGGCACCCAAGCGGGTCAAGGGCGACAAGCTGGCGGCGGCGCGAGTCACGGCGCTGCTGGAGGGCACTGACGACAAGCTCAAGACTCGGGTCCACGAGAAGCTGCTGCTGGTTAAGGCAGCCTGACCGAGTAGCAACCAGGGAGGGCCGAGAGGCCCTCCCTTTTCAATTGGGGGTGGGGAAGTGCAGGTATTCACGCGGGAGCAGTTCGACACGTACGTGGCCGAGGGGTACGGGGTCACGGCGGAGTCGGTGATGGGCACGGTGGCCAGGTGGCTGGCGCGCGGGGACGGCGTGGCGATCTACGAGAACGCCGATCTGAGCAGCCCGGACCTCGGGGTGCGGCAGATGGTCAGCTACGGCAGCGAGAGCGCCCAGCTGGAGGATGCGGTGCCTCCGGAGCGCATGCCGGACATTGGGGCCAACATCAACTGGCGGTTCCGTCTGGTGGGGATCTACGGCGGCCCGGCTGGCACTGCGGTGAGCCGGGACGACTATATGGTCCACCGGCCCGAGGAGAGCCCCTGATGCCCTCGATATAGAGGGTATGGCGGCTGCGGTTGAGCACGAGGTGGAGCTACGGTGCCCGGTGGGTCCGCGGCACCTGTTCGCGCGCATGATCCAGCGCGGCGAGCGGCCGGTCTACGTTCACCCGGACAACCTGATCGAGTTCAGCTGCTATCACTGCCGCCACGATCTGGAGCGGCGGCAGGGCAGGCGCGTCAGGCGGGTGCTGCACCGGTATGACATTGCCGGGACGCTAGTTGAGACCCTGGTGGTGGGATTAGGAGGGCTGCCGGTGCACGCGGAATATAACCCGCCTGAGATCGACTGCGTGCGGCTCACTCGGGATCACCACCTGGTCTATCTTCGGCGCGTGCCGCCTGGCGGCCGGTACCGCACCAGGATCTTGATAGGCGAGGTCCGGCGGCACGTCACGGACAAGATGAGCGCTCGCGACACGCGGTGCTGGCGGGCGTTCCCAGAGGGCGTCATGGAGTTCCCGGAGCTGTTCGCCAACCGGCTCCTGGCGCTGGAGTACCTCAAGCGGCGCTGGGACTTCCAGAGCCTGATGGCGCAGGTCGGCCCGCCGAGGCCGCCAGCGCCGCACGAGCTACCGTCATTTTTCGGGGACGATCTGTGGGGGGCGGAATGATGCCAGGGCACGGGTTCATCGGGTGCTGCGGCATCCTGCGCTGCCGCTGCCAGGCCTGCCAGAAGTGCAGGGACAAGGCGGACGGGGTGAACCAGTGGGTGGACAGCGAGTGCCGTAAAGAGTTGACGATCGTCAAGGCACCGGCTAGGGTGGCGACTGTACTGGAGCTAGAGCGAAAGGTGGGGATCATGGCGGCTATCACGGTGCGGCGCGACGACCTGGAGCGGCAAGAGGCGTTCGCGACGACCTACACGACCACTGGCGTCACGGAGGACGGGCGGCGGGTGCGGTTCGCCGGGGACTGGCGGACCATGCAGCTGCTGTTCGACAAGGTGATGGTGGAGGGCGAGGTCACCACCGAGGTGGACGACGGGCAGATCGTCAGTGAAGAGGCAGCGGCATGAGAGCCTCCCGGCCGGTCGAACTGCACAAGGTGGCCCCCGACGTCTACGCGGCCACGGACGCGCACGGGATGATCGTGTCGCTGCTGGACACTGAGGACCTGCGCGACCTCGCGTACACGGCCATGGCGATGCTGGATGAGGTGCCAGAGCTAACGGTGGAAGAAGTGGTGCCGCGGGACGGCAACCACCCTCCCCAGGTCCGGCTGGCTGAGCGCCCGCCGCGCAACTTCAGCGATCGGAATAACTGACGACCGTCAACGGTTATACCTAGTGCAAGGGCCGCGGGGGCGGCCCGGCTAGGAGGCTCAGAATGGTCACCACCACCGCTGGGAGCGTCAAGTACGGGAGCGACTGGGCGCTCGGGGCCATAGCCCTGGTAGTGCTCGTGGGCATGGTGCTGTGGATGGCTCTCGTGGGGGTGTCCTGATGACCACTCTGTACCGGGTCACCCGGCCTGTGGCGGCGGACGAGCCGCACAACTTCTCCAACTGCGCGTGGGAGCCAGGCGAGCTGCTTGAGGAGTTCGACGGATGCACCTACGGGAGCATCGACTGGGACGGCGGCGTGGCGTTGACCACGGTCAACGGCGACTCCTACTTCGAGTTCCCGGCCGACGCGGTGGAGAGGGTGGCCTGAGGTGGCTTGGGGCAAGCGGGTAGGCCCGGACGGCAAGCCGCTCAAGGACGGGCTGCTGCAGGCCATCGAGATCGACGCGGTGGCGATGCTGCGGGAGTCTGGCGGCAGCCCGGCGGCGCTGAGGGCGCGTCTGTCGGCGCGCATGTACCTCCTGCAGCACGGATGGACCGTGCAGCAGATCAACGACGCGGCGGAGGCGTAAATGGACGCGCTGGTTACCAGGTCGTTCCTGGTGAAGGTTGGCGGGCGGCTGATGCGGGTCACGCCATACCCGGAGAAGTTCCAGTCCTGCGACGACATGTGGACGCCGGTGGACTGTAAGGACGTGCGGACGCGGATGGAATCGCAGGCGATCGTCCTGACGTCGGCAACGGGCAGCCCTGAGACGCTGATCGTGGAGGACGGGGTGCGGGACGCGCTGAAGTCGGCGTACCTGAACGGGACCAGCCTGGAGTCCGGGCACTACCCGACTGGCGGCGAGCTGCTGCCGGACGGCTTCGAGGTCAGCCTGATCGGCTGAGGACGGCGCGTTACCATCGCACCCTGGGCGGGGGCAAGGGGATGAGGTCTGGGAGGTTGTCGCAATGCCGTGGCTGAGTTCACGGTAAACAGCGCCCAGGGAGAATGCGCGAGAGCGCCACCACCAAACATGAGGGAGAGCTATGAGCAAGATCCATATGAGGGTCGTGCAGGGCGCGGAATTGGTGGCGGACATGCCCGGCTGGGAGGGACCGGTGCCGCGGCGGGGGGACTACCTGTTCCATCCGCCGCAAGAGGGGCACCCGCAGTTCGCCACTGGCGGACCGGTCCACGCCAACGTCGCTGGGCGCGTCGCTTCGGTCGGCTGGTACATCTACCGGCGTCCGGCGCTGGCGGGAGAGTATGGGTTTGTCAAGGCGGATCAGCCCTACGTGGAGATCACCCTGGAGAGCTGACACCGATTTAAAGAGGTGTGAGCGCATCGGGCATCGTCGCGCTGGCCGCCGCGGCCGGAGAGCTTGCCACGGTGGACGAGATCGACCGTGAGCTAGCGGGGATGTACTCGGCTGGGCACAGAGACCAGACGTGGCGCGAGCTTGTGGATGCGCTCCTGGACCTGCGTCGCCTGCGCGTGCTGGAGACACCGATGGCATAGGCATGAGCATCGTGTTCCGGCCGGGGTTCATCCCCACGCCACCTGACAGGCCGAGGGTCCGGCTGATGACCTCGCTCGTCATCGGGGCGTCGCCTGCGTCCGTCAACTATGGGACCGGGCTGCCGACTATCGGCATGCACCTGAATGACGAGTGGGGCGACTGCGTGATCGGCGCGGACGCCAACATCGTCGAGCAGCAGACCTATTTTGGCCAGGGCACTGAGGTTGTCGTCCCTGACAGCGACTGCCTCACCGCGTACGAGGTGGTCGGCGGGTTCAACCCCAACGCCGGGCCGCCTGGCCAGAATCCCACGGACAACGGCTGCCAGGTGCCGGACGGCCTGGCGTACCTGAAGAACATGGGCATGGACGGCGTGAAGATCGCCGGGTACGGCGATATCGCTGTCACGGCTCTCGCGCAGATGCAGACCGCGGTGTGGGAGTTCGGCTGCGTGAGCGTCGGCCTGAACCTGCCCAACAGCGCCGTGACGCAGTTCAACAACGGCCAGCCATGGGACGTGGTGGCGGACGACGGCGGCATCGACGGCGGCCACTGCGTGCTCATCTGCGGCTACGACGGGGCCGGGTTCCTGCTGTGGACGTGGGACGCGCTCATCCACATGACCTACGCGTTCTGGGCCAAGTACGGGGAAGAGGCCTGGGCACCGATCAGCCAGGACTGGGTGAACTCGACCACGGGGAGGGACCCGGAGGGGGTTGACCTGGAAACGCTGGGGCAGGAGTTCCTGGCGGTTACCGGGACCAACCCGTTCGCACCGGCTCCCACGCCGACGCCGGTTCCAACTCCGACTCCTGTCCCCACTCCGACCCCGGTTCCGCCTGCGCCGGTTCCTGAGCCCAATGGATGCGCTGGATCTCTAGTCGCTGCCTACAGGCGGGCACGCTATGGTCCTGGTTAGGGGGAGCTGGCACCGTGGACGCCGTGGTTATCGAGTGGCTGGTGAACTTCGGCGTCGCCGGCATCGTCATCATCCTCTTGCTGACTGGCTTGCTCGTCACGGGCCGCGAGCATGCGCGGCTGGAGAAGGAGAACGGGCATTTGCAGGATGCGCTGACGCTGGAGCGACAGCGCAACAACGACCTGCTCAGCTGGGCGGCGATCGGGGCGAATGCCATGCGGGCAGTGTCCACCGTGGCGAAGGAGACTGCTAATGACAGCAGCGACGAGCGTACCGTCTCCGGTAGCGGGTGATGACGTGATCCGGTGGTGGTGGCGGCGCAGGCGCGATCAGATGAGGCGCGTGGCTGAGGCACAGCGCGAGGCGGAAGTCTCGCGGGAGCTGCTGGAGGAGTCCCGGCCACTGACGGACGAGCTGCGGCGCATGCGGGCTGAGAACCACGTCAGCCGCATTATCGAGGCCACGATACGGAAGCGAGACGGCGAGGGGGATGGCGATGACGCAGTATGAGTGGCTGATGAATATCGGCGCTTATGCGGCGCAGGCGGCGTTCTGGGCGGCGCTGGTGTTCCCGGTGGTCACGTCGTCGTTCTGGCCGTGGTGGCGGCACGTGTGGGGCTGGGCGTTCGTCCTGCTGGACCTGGCCATGGCGGTGGTTCTGCTGGGGTCTGTGCTGGAGCTGGAGTGGGGAGTCGTCCAGACGGGCACGGGCGCTATCGCGTGGTCGCGGTCCATCGGGCTGTGCCTGGTGCCGGTGATCATCGTCTGGCGGGCGTGCGCCGTGTTCGTGGCCCAGCGCAGAGGGAGCGATGACCGGAACGCGCACTTACATTCCGCCTGGCAAGAGGTTCGGCCGGCTGGTGGTGGTGCGGGAGGCGGCCAACATCGTCAGGTCCGGGCAGTCGAGGCGCACGCTGCTGTGCCGGTGCGACTGCGGCACTGAGGCGACGATCCAGCTGGAGCTGCTGACGCGGGGGTCCACCAAGTCGTGCGGGTGCCTGAGGCGCGAGGCCGGGCACCGGGTGGCGGCCACTGTTCACGGCATGCGCAAGCACCCCCTGTACCCCGTCTGGATCGGCCTGAGGCGGCGTAGCAGGGACCGGCGCAGCTCGGACTACGGGCTGCACCTCTACGACCCCTGGTACGAGTCGGCCAAGGCGTTCGTGACCGACGTGGAGGCCCTGATCGGGCCGCGGCCGGACGGGCACGTCCTCGGCCGGGTCAAGGACGATGAGCCGTACGAGCCCGGCAACATCAGGTGGGTGACCACCGAGGAGCACCGGCGCAACCGGCGCAGCGTGCGTTACCTGCTGGAGCGCATCGGGGAGCTGGAGCGGGAGAACAAGCGCCTGCATGCGGAAATGGCTGGGCTGCGCGTGGAAGTGGATATGTACCGGGAGTACAGCCGATAGTCAGGGCAAGCACTAATCACGAGGCCGCGGAGCCCATAGAGCAGGAGATGGCGCATGTCCACGACTCCCACCTTTGAAGGCTTTTCGCTCTCGCACGCGGCGATCCTGGACGCGTCCAGCACGAGCATCACCGGCACTGGTACCGGCGTCGAGTCGGCCACGCTCTACGGCGTGCGCAACGGCACGCTGGCCACGGACTCGGGTAACTTCGAGAACACCGGCGACGACATCGTGCTGTCGGAGTGGTTCTGGTTCAACTTCGCGAACCTGACCATCGAGTCCGGCTTCCTCACGTTCAACACGCTCTCGACCATCACCGGCACCGCGGTCAGCTCGTCCGGCGTCAGCCCGAACGACTACTACGGCCTGCCGCTGTGGACGCTCAACTCGCTGAACCAGATCACCCGGCCGGTGGCGCTGCGGGTGCCCTCCCGTGACTCCGGCGGCGCGATCCGCACCCTCGACTTCGTGCTCTACCGGGTGCAGTTCATGCCGTTCAACTTCACCGGCCCCAGCTACAAGAACGGCCTGACCGTTTCGCTGGCCGGGCGCGCGCTGATGTCCCTCACGGACGAGTACGGCACCTCGCTGCCGGCGTCGTACCCGAGGTCGCTCGGTCGCATGATCAGCAAGCCGGGTTCCGAGACCGGCGCGTTCACCGCGCAGCCGTTCGCCGGTATCTAGCAGATACGAGGCCCGCCGGGAGCTGCCGACCGCATCCCGGCGGGCCTTTCCATGCCCAGCCAGCGCCACGCGTCTGGGTAGCTGGGGTGGAGCGGGTCATCTATGACCGGGAGAAGCAGCGCGCCGTAGTGAATCGCTGAGGCATAGCGGAAATGCCCGTTGAGCAATACGGCGCGGCCGGGGGCCACGATCAGCGGCGAGCCCAGGTCTGACAGAGCTGCGCTGATGAGGTGCCTGTGCTTGGCTTCCCATTCGCTGACGGTGCCCCGTATGTGCTCCTGGTGCCAGAGGTTGGCACTCCACATCCGGCCTATATCGGCCGTGCGCATCAGCTGAATGCCTGATCCCATGTCCGATACTCTAGAAAAGCGAAACCCCGCAACTAGTTAAGAATGAGCCCTTGGAGGCCGCACGAATTATGGACGATGACGAACTGGCCGCGGCGCTGGACGGCGAGGCGGCGGAGATCACGGACATCGACCGGATCGACCCGGTGCCGGACACCCTGACCCTCAAGTGCGGCATCGAGGTGCACGTCCTCGATATGCGCACGCGGCAGCTGTTCAAGCTGCTGCGGATCATCACGCACGGCGCGGGCACCGCGTTCATGCAGGCTGGCCTCGACTTCAACGAGGACCCGGCCGAGTTCATGAAGAAACTCGTCACGCTGGTGCTGTTCAGCATCCCGGACGCCGAGCAGGAGACGATCGACTTCCTGCAGTCCATGCTGGAGCCGGTCGGCCTGTGCGCCAAGGCACCGCGGGACATGTCCGCCAAGGAGCGGGAGGGCAACCTGGCGCTCTGGACCGAGCTGAACCAGGAGCTGTGGAACCCGGACCCGGAGGACACCATCTGCCTGGTGGAGAACTTCGTCCGGCGCGAGTCGTCCGACATGCAGGCCCTGGGAAAACGTCTCAGCCAGTTCCTGCAGCTGGCGGCCAAGACGGGGCAGCTCAAGGACAAGTCCGGCGACGCCCGGCCCTCCCAGGATCTGAAATTGCCGGAGAGTTCGCCCGCGTCTTCGACCTCATCTCAGCCCAGTACGGGTGGTCGGACGAAGCCATCCTCGACCTCACCGTCAAACGGCTCCGGCAAATCATCGCCGCGATCACGGCAAGGCACTGGGAGGAGGAGCGCAGCCGCCGCGCGCTAGTCGAATGGCAGACCAAGATCCTCGCCACCTTCATCGGGGCTGGCGCGCAGGTGAAGCCGGTCAACGGGCGCAACCCGCTCGTGCAGTCGGCCTCGCAGATCAGGCTGCCCATGCCGTACGAGGACGACGACGAGGACGACTGGGAGTGGGAGGACGAGGACGTGGACGAGCGTGAACTCCCTGCGGCTCGTGAGGCCCAGAGCGAGGACGAGCGGATGAACGGCGTCAACACCGAGCCGCTCGACTACTCGCGCCTCAAGCGGCCGACGCGCAAGCGCCGGATGCCGCCCATGCCTGGGGTGCGGAAGCCGAAGCACACTGACGACTGGACCCCTCCGTTCGAGGTCGGGCCGGACGGCACGGTGACCGGACCCAAGCTGGGCGACGGCGACCCGGACAGGCTACCGGAGGGGTTCGACCCTCCGCCTGGCTCGGCTGAGGGTGTGCTGAGCATCTTCCGGCCACCTGGGAACCGTGACTGGAAGTGACATCGAGGCGTGCGGGACTCGGGCAGGCGGCGCTGATCTTCGGCGCTGCCTTCCTCGGGTTCTGCGCGTTCTGGTACGGGATGTTCTGGGTGGCGCAGGCGGCTGGGTTCAACCTGCAGTCCACACCGGAGTACGGGTTCAGCTCCGGTATCGGGCCGATGATCCTGACCGCGATTCTCGGGGCGTCTGTCATCACCGGCATGTGGCACGGGCACAACTGCCACCAGGACGGGTGCCTCCGCTACGGCCGGCACCGGGTCAACGGCACGCCCTGGTGCAACGTCCATCACGAGAACGCCCGGCCGTATGTCTCTGATAATGAGCTGCTGCAGCAGATCCTGGCCAAGCTAGACGAGCTGAAGTGAACAGGCACCACCGCCGGGCGAGGACCCTGGCCATATGCATGGTGCTGGCGGACATCGTGCTCGGCATCGCGTTCGGGCTGGCCCAGCACTGCGGCGTGTGGGAGGGGCTGTACTACGCCACGGCGACCGCGGTCACGGCCGGGGCTGATATCACGCCCCAGGGGTGGCTGCCGCACCTGCTGACGGTCGGCATCTACTGCACCGTCTACCCCCTTTTGCTCTCTGTGTTTGCGCTTATCACCACCGGGCTGACGACAGACCACATGGACGCCCGGCACGATGAGCTGAAGAGGGCCATACAGGGGGACGGTGAGTTATGCCTGAGTGGGTAGTCCTCTACAAGGCGGTCGCGGACTTCAGCGACCTCACGCGCAAGGCGGCTGAGGCGCTGGCCGAGATGGAAGCGCTGAAAAAGGCGGCGCAGAACCTGAACACGGCCCAGCTGTCATCGGGCACGCAGGTGGCGACCATGCGCGACCAGCAGATCAAGCAGCTGGGCCAGATGAACGACGCGATGCGGGTGGCCAGCCAGGGAGCGGACCTCTACAACCAGCGAGTCAACTGGGCGGGCGCGACCAGCGAGCAGGCGTACCTGTCCAACCTTGACCGGGAGGTCCAGTACCGGCGGCTGCTGAACATACAGGAGCAGCGCGGGTTCTTCTCTCCGTACCAGAACTATGCCTTCCGCAACCAGGAGATAGCGCAGCAGTACCTTTACAACCGGGCTGTCCAGCAGGGCTACGCCACGCCCGAGCAGTACCTGCAGTACCTGTCTGCGCTCCGCGGCGCGATGAACCTGGAGAACCAGGCGTGGAATGCGCGCGTGCTGGCGCTGAACGCTGCCACGCAGGCCGCGGTCGGGCAGGCCAACGCGGTCGGGAGCACGCACTCATCGGCTCAGCAGCTGCTGGGCGGCACGACTAACCTGGAGTCGGCGCTCAACCGGCTGAACAAGCTGCAGGCCACTCCCACGGTGCAGCTGGAGGACACGCAGTTCGGGCTGGACCTGGCGTCAGACCAGGCTGCGCTGAACACGATGGACTCGTTCGTCGCCAATCCGACCGTTGTCCTAATGGACGACGACTTCCGCGCGGCGGACACGCTGGACATGCTGATGCTCACCAAGCTCAGCGACATGGTGGCGCGGCCCAAGGTAGAGATAGACGACTCCGAGATGGTGACCGGCATCGAGGCCATCACGTCGGCGCTGCGGCGGCTGTCCGCCACCAAGTCGAGCGTCACTGAGTCGGTGACCGTGCAGCAGACCACGCTCGCGCCTCTGACTGGCGGGGCCAACAGCGGCGCGAGTCCGCCGCTGTACCTGGACGACGCTCCGTTCCGCGCTGCCATCACGCGAGATGAGGCGGAGCTGCACGCCCTGAACAACCTCAGGGCGGACCCCCAGGCTAAGTTGGACGACGCTGGGCTGATGGCGTCGGTGGACCGTGACAGGGCCGCCATCGACACGCTGAACCAGGCTGTGCGCGTCACAGTCATCCCCAATGTGCAGGCTCCCGCTGCGACGTCTGTGAAGCAGCCGTTCGGGTTCACCACCGCGGCTAACCAGGCGGCGTACGAGGCTGAGGCCAAGGCAGCGCGAGACGCTGCGGCCGCCATGGACATCGCCAGCGCTGCGGCGGCTCGGAACGCGGGAGATGACAACCAGGCTTCTGACTCCGCGGAGAAGACTGCGGCTGCGATGCAAGACATCGTGGAGCCGGCCCAGGCTGCCAAGGCGGCGCTGGAGGCAGCGGGCGCTGGGGCTGACGACTCCGGCAATTCCGCGCACCGGTCGTGGGGCTACTGGGGGGCGCTGACGCGGCAGCTGACGCTGTTCGGCGGGTTCTTCGGGTCGGCCGAGATGATCGGCAAGATAGCGGCCTGGCACGTCCTGATGGACGGCGTGATCGAGGTCCTGGCGCTGTGGATACCGGCGCTGAGTACTGCGGCTATCGGGCTGGCGGCATGGGGCGCGGCGGGTGTGCAGGCCGGTGAGCAAGTCGGCAAGCAGATGTATAACACCTGGGTCGTGTCCAAGGCGCTGAACGAGGCGATACCGCCCCTCAAGGGCAGCTTCCAGCAGCTGGCGCAGGCGGTCACGCCGCAGGTCTACGAGCTGTTCGGTGACGCCCTGACGGTGATGGGGAACAAGGGCAGCACGCTTAACAAGATTATCGGGGAGACCGGCTCCTTCCTTGAGAACATGGGCGCTAAGATCGCTGTGTTCCTCACCGGTGGGTCTGGCAACGGCCTCATGGACTTCTTCCAGACCGGGGCCAAGGACCTGGCGCTGATCGGCAAGGGATTCGAGTCGGTCGGGATCATCGCCGCCAACTTCATCAAGGCCACCGCGCTGACGCACGTGGCTGAGGACCTGGCCATGATTGGCGATAAGGTCCTCGCCCTGGTGGCGGACATCTCCAAGATGCCCACGCCGCTGCTGGCGTCGCTGCTCGGGCTGCACGCCATTCTGCTGTGGGGCGGCTTGATGACGACCATGGTCACTAAGGTGGCCCTGGGCATTGACATGCTGGTCGGGCGGTTCGGGCCGCTGAACAGCATCGCGTTCAAGACTGCGCAGACGCTGAACGCCACCACGGACCAGCTCACCAAGCTGGCCATGGCGTCGCCCGCGGTCAAGAACGTGGCGGCGGCGCTCGGCTCGACTGTGGACGAGCTGGGCCAGTTCCAGGTCAATGTCGCCAAGTCGGGCATGTCGGTCGAGGACCTGGCCACCCAGACTGAGAAGGGCAAGAGCCTCTTCGAGGAGTTCGGCGCTGGGCTGGATGACGCAGGCAAGCAGGCGGTGGCTCTGGCCATCGCCACTGGCGGCAGCCGCACCGACCTCGAGAACCTGCTCACCACCATGGGCAAGGGCGGGGACGAGACTGACACCCTGAGCGGCCGGTTCAGTACCCTGGGTAAGACGGTCCAGGATATGGCGTCGAACCTGCCCATCGTCGGCAGCAGGTTCGGCGGGCTGGGCAAGGACGCGGAAGAGGCTGGCGGCGCGCTTGAGGACACCGGCACCAAGAGCGAGGGGCTGCTCAAGCAGATAGGCGGCATCGCCACCAAGCTGCCGATCGTCGGCGGCGGGTTCTCGGCTCTCATGGAGATCCCGGTCTGGGGCTGGGTCGCGGCTGGCGCTTTGGCGCTGGCTGGAGTCGGGTTCTGGCTGTCCACTCTGCCTGACCAGACGCAGCAGTGGATCAACGCGACGCAGAAGGTGGTCCAAACAGCGTCGCTGTACCAGGTCGTTGACAAGACGGTCGGCGCGCTGGCTGCCACCACCACTGAGCTAGGGAGGGCGCAGGCAGGACTCGGCGGCAACACGCAGGAGCTGACTGGCTTCCAGCAGCAGCTCACCGGTCAGCTGAGCGCCGAGCTGGATCACGTCGGCCAGGTGTCCAAGGCGTACGGCGTCGGGTATGTCGGCGCGCTGGCGCTGCTGAACGCGGCCGGGGTCAAGACCAACCAGCTGTTCAGCACGTCCAATAAGGTCTGGGCGGATGCGTTCCAGCAGGTTACTGGCCTGATCAAGGGCTACCAGGCGATGGGCCAGCAGCTTGGCACTGTCGGCGGGGACCTGAACGTCCTCACGGTGAGCGAGTCCACCCAGGTCAAGGAGATGGGGAACCTCAACACCGCCTGGGACACGTGGATCAAGACGGTGACGGGCAGCGAGACTGCGCTTATCACCATGGCGCAGGGGTTCGCCACATTTGCCACGGATGCCAAGACGGCTGGCGCGTCGATGACCGGCCTGAACGCGCCGAGCCTCCAGCTGCAATCGGACTTCCAGACCAACCTGACCAACGTCGAGCAGCTGTTCGACGCGTTCCGCAGCCAGCAGGCGCTGACTGGCACGGGCAACTTCACCAAGTTTGTCAAGGACCTGGTGGCGTCTCTGATACCAATGGCTGGCGGCAGCAAGACGGCCGCGGCTGAGATCTCGGCGCTGGCACAGGAGGCCGGCGGGCCGGCCACCACCAACATCAAGGAACTGCAGAAGTGGGTCGGCAACATTAAGGACCCGCTGACCGCTGCCAAGGACGCCACGGACAAGGAGACGCAGGCAGCGTCCAACCTGAGCCTAGAGGCCCAGCGCCTGAGCAGCTCGCTGCAGTCGCAGCTGAACCCGGCCATGGTCACGGCTGCGTTCAACGCGTACGGCGGCCAGAGGGCGCTGTCTGCGTTCGCCACGGCGCTGGTCAAGACTGGGCCTAACTCGGAAGCCACGATCAACGCTGGCAAGGCAGTCGCCACCATGTTCCTGGCGATTGACAAGAACAGCGGCGCGGCTGCATCCCAGTTCATCGGCTGGGCTGAGTCTATGGGCCTGTCCAAGAGCGCGGCCGAGAAGCTGTGGGGGGAGGTAGACAACGGCACCAAGCCACTGGCTGGCATGAAGCAGGGGCTGCACGACGCGCAGCAGGGTGGCAATGACCTGAACCAGGTCAACCTGGAGCAGGTTCGCAGGCAGCTGTCAGACACCGCGGTGCAGGTGACCAACCTGGGCAAGCCCAGCACCTGGGATGACATCAAGACTGGCGCGGCCAACGTCGTCACGTGGTTCAAGACGGCCTGGACGCCGATCGGCACGTTCTTCGTTAACGCGTTCAAGATCGCAGAGCCTGTGATCCTGGGCATTTTCAAGATCATTTTCGATGAGCTGATCGCCATCGCCAAGGCGGCGATCGACGCGCTGGAGGGCCACTGGGGAGCCGCGTGGGACGCGCTGAAGACTGGCGCGGACCAGGTGTGGAACGTCATCTACACCACGGGCCAGATGCTGTTCAAGAAGCTGTTCGACCCCCTGTGGCAATGGTTCGACTCTGGGTTCGTGCAGCCGGTCGAGAAGTTCTTCACGGGCACGTTCGCTGGATGGCTGAGGACGGTTGGGAACCAGTTCGCCACCCTGTGGTCCACTGCGTGGACTGGGTTCAACCGGGACGTCAGCGGCAATATCGAGCACTTCTTCGTCACGCTGATACCGCAGTGGCTGGGGCAGATCAGCAACGCGTTCTCCACAACGTGGTCCACGGTGTGGACTACATTCAACCGGGTTATCAGCGGCAATATCGAGCACTTCTTCATCGCGCTGGTGCCCAGCTGGCTGAGCGATATAGGCAACGGGTTCTCCACCACGTGGTCCACGGTGTGGAACGGGTTCAACCGTGTTGTCAGCGCGAACGTAGAGCACTTCTTTATCACCCTTGTGCCCCAGTGGCTGGGGGACGCAGCTAACGGGTTCGCTGCCCTGTGGTCTGACGCGTGGAATGCGTTCAACCGGACTGTGCTGGCGAATATCGAGCACTTCTTCATCACCCTTGTGCCCCAGTGGCTGGGGGACGCAGCTAACGGGTTCGCTGCCCTGTGGTCTGACGCGTGGAATGCGTTCAACCGGACTGTGCTGGCGAATATCGAGCACTTCTTCATCACGCTTATCCCTGGGTGGTTCAAGGACACCACCAGCGGGTTCGCCAGCACGTGGAGCACGGTATGGACTGACTTCAACCGTGACGTCATTAGCAACCTGGAGCACTTCTTCGTTACCACTGTGCCTGGGTGGCTGACCACCATGGGCAATGGCATCAAGAACACGTTCAGCGGCGCGTTCAAGTCGGCCATCGATACTGCGGTCGGCATTATTAATACGCCAATCAACTTCATCAACAATGACATCCTGAAGCACCTGCCCGGCGGGCTGAAGATCCCCACTATCCCCAAGCCGTTCGCGGCTGGCGGGTCTACGTTCAGCGGCAGCGTGCCTGGCGCTCCCAGTCATGACAACCACGTGGCTGCGCTCATGGGCGGCGAGTACGTCCTCCGGCAGCCGGCTCGGATGGCCATCGAGCGGCAGATGGGGCCGGGCTTCCTCAACCAGCTGAATCATTACGACACGCTGTCCGGGTCTGGCAGCCGCGGCACACTGGCATCGCAGAAGATCCCTGGCTTCGCGTCTGGCGGAGCCACTGACTGCCCGCCGGGGCAGACGTGCCCGAGCGCCAACCCCATGCCTGGCGTGCCTGAGGGCAACGTCGGCATGCACGTGGCGGACGGCGGAGCGATCGAGCAGAAGATGCTCGACTACTTCAACTCCAAGGTCGGACATCCGTACCTGGCTGAGAACCCGCAGCGGTTCGGACCCAAGTACTACGACTGCTCTGGCCTGATGTACGAGGCTGCGCACGCGGCTGGCGTCCCGCTGCCGCGCGGTGACGCGCTGGCCAACCTGGAGGCCAACTGGTTTGCCAGCGACGCTGGGCTGCAGCCGTACCACTACAACGCGCGCAGCCAGGTCGAGACTGGCGACCTGCTGTTCTTCGTCGGCGCTGACCCGGCTCCGTCGAACTTCGGTGAGGGCATCGGCCACGTCGGCATGGCGGCATCGGCCACCACGCTGGTGTCTGCCTACGATACGGCTGAGGGCGTCACTGACACACCGATCGACCAGGACAAGTTTGTCGTGGGCATCCGCCTCGGCGGCATCGGCGGCAAGAGCATCGTCAGCGAGATTCTCGGCGCGCTGGGCGCGATCTTCTCGGACATCGAGAACTTGACCGTTGACGGCGGTACTGCGCTGGCAGGCGGACTCAAGGACCTGGTGGGAGACGTCAAGGGCGGCGCTGGGGCGCTGCTGAAGCTGGCGCGCGAGGGCGCGACTGACGTGTTCAACGGGGTCTGGGATGCGACTGTCCAGCCCATGGTTAATGTCCTGCCGGATGACACTGCACCGGGTGCGCTCCTGCGCGGCGCTGCGGCGCAGATCAAGCAGGGCATCGACAACTTCATGATGGGCCAGGACCAGAAGGCTCAGGCCGCGGCTGCTGCCTCTGGCGCTGGCGGCAGCGCTCCGGCTGGCGGGGCCACCGGCGGCGAGATGGCTAACGGGCGCGAGCTTTACAACTATCTGCTGACCAACCTGTTCGGCGGGCACAAGATCGCCGCGGCCGGTGCCACTGCGTCCATCTGGGGCGAGTCGCTGTGGAACCCGTTCGTCCACGATAGCGCTGGCCGAGGCATCATCGAGTGGACGCCGCCGTCCTCGATCTCCAACGCTGACTACAGCGGCGGCATGGCCACGCAGCTGCCCGCCATCATCCGGTTCGTGCAGAACAACGGCGATGAGGGCGTCATCCGGCAGATGATGAGCGCCAGCTCGGTTGCTGCGGCTGCGGCTCTGTGGGATCACGGCGTTGAGCGCGCTGGCATCAGCGACGTGCACTCCGAGGGCATCGCGCTGGCATCGCAGATCGCTGGCCTGGCGGCTGGCGGCGCATGGGGCAACGGCTGGGAGTCTGGCGGCAGCGTCCCCACTGGCGGCCAGCTCGGCTCCAACGTGGCTGGCGGAGCGTTCGCGGGGTCCACGCCTGGCCGGGGCATGGTGACTATCCCGTTCGCGGCTGGCGGCATGTCAGTGCCCATGCTGGGCGGCTCCATGGCGTCTGGCGGGACTCCGACCTCGCTGATGGCTGCTGGCGGGGTTCCTCCCACTCGCACCATGTCGTCGAGGTTCGCGTCCGGCGGAGTGGCCAACCTGATCACGGTGGCTGAGTACCTGATGCAGCACGGGGCCACCAGGACATCGGCGGCTGGCATTGCCGGTGACATCTACGGCGAGAGCGGTGGCAACCCTGAGTCGGTGGGCGATGGCGGCTTCGGGCTGATTGGCTGGACTGGCAACACGATCGGGCTGCCGGCTGGGTACAAGAAGCCGACTGGCAACGTGGCGCACGATCTGCAGGTGCAGGAGGCTGGCGTAGTCGGCTACATCAACGCCAACGGCGGGTTCGGCCGGATCAACGCGCAGACGAGCGTTAATGCCGCGGCGGACATCTTCTCGCTGGACTACGAGCGCCCGGCAGTGCGGTACAGCGACACGAGGCCGTCGATCGCTGCTGAGGTCTACGCGGCGCTACCGGCGGCTGGCGCTTCGGCTGGCTACACCGCCATCACCCTGGCGCAGGCTCAGAAGCTGCTGGACGCGCCTGTCCAGCAGCTTCCCTGGTGGGTGGCCGGTCCTAATGACATGCACCAGGTGCACACGCTGTCCTCCAAGCAGCAGTACTACGCGAACGCGGCTGAGCTGTCCTGGCTCAATGTGGCTGCCAAGGCATCTGACGGGTACGACCCCATCACTGTGGCTCAGGCGCAGTCGCTGCTGGCTGCCAAGCCGCAGCAGCTGCCCTGGTGGGTGGCTGGCGTCAATGACATGCACCAGGTGCACACGGTTGCGACTTCGGGCCAGCAGTACTACGCGAACGCGGCTGAGGAGAAGTGGCTGCTGGCCAACGCTCCGGCTGCCACTACCAGCAGCAGCGGCATCAACACGACTCCCAACCCTGGCGCGCCGCCGTACGTCGGGACCTGGCTGACGCAGCAGACCAACTCGGACTTCTGGCAGAACGCCGAGGCGAGTGCGTACGCGGCGCTGCTGGCCACCAACACGGGCGCAGTCAAGAACAAGACGACGGCTCCCCTGTTCGCTGACCTCAAGTCGTACCAGATGGAGGAGACCCAGCTCTGGCACAACCTGATGGGCCACACTGCGGACGCGTCGAACATGACGCAGAGCGAGTGGAACCAGCTGATGAGCTACCTGGGCCAGTACAAGACGCTGAAGCTGGGACCGGGAACCAAGGTCTACCAGGGACTGCGGCACTATCACCCCGAGACCTACGACAACCTGACCGGCATCCTGGGCAATGAGCTGGGCGACGTCCAGGCGCAGTACAAGACGTGGCAGCAGCTATACGGGCCTGGGGCCATCCTTAACCCGCAGACCAACCAGACACCGGGACCGGGCAGTGGATCTGGCGTCGGGGCCATGTCCGGCCTGATCACGGCCAACACGAATCCCATCGTGCTGAACCCGCTGCCGGGCATGAAGAACGCGCCCATCGAGGGATACGCGTCTGGCGGCGTAGCGCTGGGCGACCTGCTCGGCTCGCTGAACATGCTGCCTGCATCGCCTACGCGGATCACTGGAGGGGTGCAGCCGACTGTGGGCGCTGTCAACCGCGCAACGCGCGAGCCCGCTCACACCAGGAGCGCTGCGGCGCAGGCGACTGCAAGCGGCCAGGGCACCAATGTGACGTTCGGGGACATCAACATCACGAACCCGCGGCCTGAGGCGGCCAGCACGTCGCTGACGCACGCGACGCAGAGGGCCACGTTCCTGGCGGGGAGGCAGCTCGGATGACCAACACAACCGACGAGTACTGGAGCTGGAATGGCGTTAGCCTGAATCAGCCCTGGTGGAATATCGCGAGCTTCGGCGGCAGCCGCCAGGACCTGCCGCTGCTGCGCGGTCAGAACTACCCTGTGGCTTACCGGGCTGGCCAGATATGGAGGGCCAAGCAGCCTGACCAGCGGGTGATCACGCTGAGCATGTGGGCGGCTGGCATCGACCAGACGAGCGGCGGGCCGGCGGCTGACCAGCGGCTCGCGTTCAATAACAACTTCCAGCAGCTGCGGTCGATGTTCTGGGTGCAGGGAGTGCAGGGGAGCGCGCTCGGCTTCCTCACTCGCCGCTGGTGGGTGACGCAGAGCGGCAGCACCAGCCTGGTGGTGGCCAACGCGCTGGCCGAGGTCGCTGGCACGCTGGAGCCGACTATGAGCGGCCGGACCATGGCCAACCTGAGCGTGGACTTGCTGCTGCCTGACCCGTACTTCTACGGCAACCAGCAGATCAACGGCGTGGCTGCCAACGGAAGCGGCACCATCACCAACCCTGGCGATGCTGCCAACGGATTCGGGCAGGCTGCTGGCCAGGGCGGCGTCCCGTTCTTCATGAACCTGTTCGGGCCGCTGACGGCTCCCATCGTCATCACCAACCAGACGGCTGGGGTGAGCTGCACGGTGGGCTACACGATCGCCGCGGGCAAGTCGCTGGTGCTGGACATCCTGAGCTACACGGCTTACGACCAGAACGGCACCAGTCAGCTGGGGAACGTCACGCACGCTGGAGCCCGGCCGTGGATGATCCTGCTGCCGGGCATCAACGTGATCTCGGTGGCCACGGGCAACGGGGGCGACTCGGGTTCAGTCGATGTTTACTTCCAGCCGCCGTACTTGTAGCGCAAACGCCGATAGACTGGCGTATATCGACTAGGGAAGGGCACGCGCATGAGGTACTCACCAAGGCACGTCTACCAGAGGGCCAAGGGCCTTCCGCGGCGTGTGAAGGCGACGGCGATTCTCGTAGTCGCGGCTGGCCTCGTGGTCGGCGCGACCGGTCTGGCGAGCGCGGCGAACGCGCCCAGCGGTACGACTTCCAACACCAGCGGCGAGGCTGGCTACTACGTCAATGAGGCCAACAACTGGCACATCAGGGACGCGCACGCCAAGTTCACCATCACGCAGGCAATGGAGAACATGGGCGGCGGCGCGGCTGGCGAGGTAAGCGCGGTCGGCACTGAGCTGTGCAACCCTGAGACCAGCGTGGCTGCGCAGATCGGCCTCGTCTACCTGCCTGGAGTCGGCGCGGACAGCACTCCCACGTTCGAGGTGCTGGGCAACTTCGGGACGCTCACCAGCACGGTCGGCGCGGCTGACCCATGCGTGCAGGATGGCGTTCTCGCCACCGGCCCGACCAACGGGGCCATCCAGCTAGCCGGGGCTGACGGGCTGGCGAACGGCACCACGCCTCAGGAGCTGGGCACCACTGGCGTGTACGCGACGGCTCCGTCGAGTACGGACGCGGCCAGGGACTCGATGCCGCTGGCAGTCGGTGACAGCGTGGTGGTGGACGTCTACTACGACGCGCTGAGCAAGTCGCACCACCGGGCGCTGCAGTACACCCTGAACGTCTACAACGCGGCTGGCGCGAGCCTCGGGCAGAGGACGTTCATCCAGTACGTGACCACTGGCGTGGGCAACGGCCAGGAGCAGTTCTATGAGGCCGGGATCGGCGTCAATAGCACTGCGGCACCGACGCTCACAGCGCCCGCGGACAACCCGCTGGCGGACTTCAGCGACGCCACGTTCACCAACTACGACGACGCCAACCACAGCGCGTTGGAGAGCGGCTGGGACCTGGTGGAGGCGCAGACGGTCAACGGCGGCGGCCAGGTGACGCTGGCACCGACCGTACCGGTAGGTAACAGCTTCAACATGGTGATAGGCAGCGAGTCGTCGTAATCCGCCCGTAGAGACCTGAGGAGTCCAAGCGGTGGAAGGGCAGGAGCTATCCGAGTGGGCTGGCCGCCATGGGGCGTGCCAGCCCACTGGGCATTGCGTCAAACTCATCTACGATAGGCCGTGGAAGCAGGCCTGGATGAGGCGCTACCACCTTGTGTGCACCCGCTGTCGCCTGCACATCGAGGAGCCGCTGTGGCTCGACCAGTCGAACCCGCAGCTGAGCAGTCTGGTGACGATCGAGCGCGGGGGAATCTGACCCACGATGGATCATCCGCGCTGCACGCTCAATGGATGCCAGTGGGAGGCGCTGGGCCTCAATAAATGCGCGCCTGAGTACTGCGTAGAGGTGCACACGGCGTCGGACAAGAAGATCATCGAGGCGGCTCAGAAGGACGCCCAGCAGGTGGCGGGATCGTCTGCGCAGAGGATGAGCAGCGCTGCGTTCGCGGCTGCTATGGGGCAGCACCATCTGTGCGGGATGGCGATGAACGCGCCTGAACGCCTGGTCGAATCTGCTGACGTGAGCAGAGCTGATGACTTGGGCAATGTCATCTCTGATATGACAGGGCACTTCGCGCCGTCAGACTGCTCCAGAGGTATCGCCCAATGGGTCGAGCCGCCTGCAATTACGGTATACGAGTGCCCGAGCTGCGGTAATAGCTTCTCAGTGCCTGACAGCTACGCCACCATAGTCCTATGCCCGTGTGACGCATCCCTGCCGACTGGCATCGTCTGTCATAGGCGGGTGACACCCGATGAGCGGTGAGGGCTGGGAGGTATACGTATACGAGGGTCCGAGCGCCAGCAACGGCTACGGTGCCCTCCTGGCTGTAGTGCCGTACTGGCAGTCTCTGAGCGTGGCACCGCTAGGCGGGGCGCAGGGATCTCAGGGGGCCGGGCAGATCACGCTCAGCCTGCAGAACCCAGCATTGAACCAGCCGCCCTACACGCCTGACACCACGCCGGTGCTGGCGAAAGAGACGCTGTGGCAGGCAAGGCGCGACGGCGAGGTCATCTTCGAGTTCCTGAACCAGACGGCCACCAGGACCACGGTCAGCTCAGACGAGACGCGCACCGTCACGGTCACCGGGCCGGATACTTCACAGGTACTGAACTGGGCCATGGCGATGCCGACCGGGTGGACGCCGAGCCAGACCACGTTCGTGAGCAAGACCAGCACCATCACGCAGTTCGAGACTTACGCCGCGGACGGCGTGACGCTCCTGCCTGACTTGGAGCTGTGGAACCGGACCAACAGCGCTGCGGGGCCGACCAGCCCGACCGGCTTCCCCAACTACGGCTACAACAGCGACACCAACACGCAGATAGGCACCGGGTCGGTTGCCTGCATCCCGAGCGACGGGTACGTCAACGTCGAGCTGAACCCCGGCGGCTCCTACCTCGGCGGCGGGACGTTCGACTTCAGTAACAGCTCGTTTAGCTGCAGTGTGGCTCCTGCGACGCTGAACGCGGATCAGGCTGACCAGGGGTACACCGACGTCACCAACCTGACCGACTTCACCGAGATCATCGTCAAGGCGGGCACGGGCAGCGGCTACGCCTCCATCGCGCTGGGGTACGCGCAGTTCTACTGCCAGTACCAGGACGTCAACGGCGTCGTGACCACGCACGTCATCAGCCCCGGCCGGGTGGGCGAGGACAGCGGGTACAACCCCGCTACCGGCACGAGCACGGCTTACTCCTCCTCCACTGCGCAGTACTGGCGGCTCAGCTGCGACGTGCAGAGCGGCGGCACGCTGCTGTTCCGGTGGTGGACTTCTCCTGACGACGCGACGTGGACGCTGCAATGGAGCCTTACTGAGGCTGCAGGGCTGTGGGACGTGACCAACGTCGATGTCTACCTCGGCGGGAGCTACAGTACTGCAAGCGCGGCTTACGCGCAGTTCACATCGCCCAACGGCGAGGTCGAGGTCAGCCCGAACATGGGGCCGGTATACCTCTCCAAGCCGATCTTTGCGGTATACCAGGACCTGCTGTTCAGGGCGCAGGACCGGGGGACGCTGCCGTTCGTCAGCCTTAGCTTCGACCAGCTTATCGACAGCGGCGGGCAGCCGTGGACGGACGAGTGGAGCATTCAGGTCGCGGTCGGGTCTGACTTGCTGAGCCTTATCCAGAACTACGGCGGGGCGATCGACGCCGACTGGATGATGCTGCCCGGCTATGTGCTGGAGGTCGGCAACCAGGGAACGCTGGGCACGGACTACAGCGGCACCATCGTGTTCCACGAGGGCGAGAGCACGCAGTACGGGCGGACGCAGGACCGCAGCCAGCTATACAACGTCGCTGCGGCGCAGGACGTTGACGGGCAGATCCACGGCTACACCAACCCCTCCTCGATCACGCAGTGGGGGCAGCGGGAGATCTTCGTGGCGTCCGCGGGCACCATGGATGAGGCATCGACTGCGCAGACCGCGCAGGCTGCGGTGCAGCAGTACGGGCAGGAGACCGACGCGCGGGTCTTCCAGATTCCCCCGGCCGCGCCTGGCAAGACGCCGTTCACGGACTTCGGCATCTGGGACTGGGTGGGCATCGAGCGCGGCGACTTCGGCGCCATCGAGGCGCAGCGCGTGGTCGGCATCACCTACACGATCGACCAGGACGGGAACGAGTCCTGCGAGCTGATCATCCAGACCTACCGGCAGGTGATGATCCAGTACCTGCAGTACCTGGTGAACAAGCTCGGCGGGCAGGCGGCTTCCACGCTGGGAGCGTTCTCGCTGGGCACGACCGGGCCTATCGTCGGCACCAGCCCGGTATCGCTGCCGAGCGCGCCTGCATCCTCGATCGGCAAGGCGACCGGGGCTTCTAGTGCGGTAGGGCTTACGGTGGCTTCTCCGCTGGCTGCAGCGGTGGCTGCATCCATTCAGGGGACTGCACCTGCAACTGCACCTGCACCGGGGCAGCCGGCGACGACTGAGGTCATCCCCGGCAGCATGCTGGTCAGCAACAGCGTGCCGCAGACTGCACTTAGCTTCACCCTCGCGACGGGCGCGCTGGTCACCTTCTCGGGTACTGCACCGGCCGACCCGAACGTGGGCGACCTGTGGTACGACTCCTCGGCTGGCAACCAGCTCTACCAGTGGACTGGCACGAGCTGGCAGCTGTACCAGTTCGGCGCGAGCGCCATAGCTTCTGGGAGCCTTACCACCACGCAGCTGAGCGCGACCGCGGGCATCACCGCCGGGCAGGTCGCGTTCCACGCCACGGACATCGGCGGCATCCAGACCTACGTGCAGAGCACGGCTCCGAGCGGCACCATCGCCGCTGGCAGCCTGTGGTACGACACCGCGTCCGCCAACGAGGTCTACATCTACGAGTCGGGCAGCTGGACCAGCTACGCGCCCGGCGCTGGCGGGGTGAACTTCACCGCTGCGCAGATCGGCGGCGTCGAGGTCTACGTGCAGGGCACGGCTCCCAGCGGCACGATCAACACGGGCAGCCTGTGGTATAACACCTCGGCTGGCAACCAGCTCTATATCTACCAGAGCGGCAGCTGGACGCTGTACCAGTTCAGCAGCGCGGCTATTGCCGCGGGCGGGGTGGCTGCTAGCAATGCTGGGTTCGTGGCGCAGTCCATCGGCGGCACTGGAGTGTTCGTTGCCTCCTCCGCGCCTTACGACTGGAGCCTGACGCCGAGCGCGGGCACGACGAGCACGTTCACCACGGCTGGGTCTGTCCTGACGAGCGCCACCCCGCTGGCGCTGGGCGACACGTTCACCGACGTCACCAACGCTCGCGGCGGCCCGTTCACGGTCACGAGCATCACGCCGAGCGGCAGCAACGTCATCGTCGGCTTCACTCCGACTGCATCGTCCTCGATCAGCACCGGCGACACGCTGCACGGCAACACCAACGGCAACATGTGGTTCAACAGCGCGAGCGGCTACCAGCTGAGCACCTGGAGCGCTGGCGTCTGGACGGCTTACCAGTACGGTACCTCCGCCATAGCTGCAGGGGCGATCACCGCCACGCAGATCGCATCGAACACGATCACGGCCGGGCAGATCCTGGCTGGCACGATCACTGGCTCCCTCATAGCTTCGGGCACCATCCAGGCGGGCAACATCCAGAGCGGCACCATCACTGCGACGCAGATCGCCGCCAACACGATCCTGGCCGCCAACCTGGTGAGCGGCATCGTCGTGGCCGGGATCGTGGACGCGACGACGATCACTGGCGCGAGCGTGGTCGCGGACGGCGCTGCCGGGCAGCTGCTGATCTACTCGGGCACGCCGCAGACCGGCAACCTGGTGGGCAGCTGGAGCGGGCAGGCTGGCACGGACGGCTTCAGCAACCCGTATCCGGCTGGCCTGCAGGTGCTGAGCGGCGCGATCACCGGCGTTGACCTCGACTCGACCAACATCACCAACTCGTCCATGGACAGCACGAGCACGCTGACGGGCACGGCGATCACGCAGGCTCCGATCAGCGGCGGCTCCATGATCGAGACCGAGATAACGTTCGACTCCACGGACGGGTGGCTGCTGGCTTACACGAGCACCACCACCACGATCACCGAGAGCAGCAACGGCAACTACACGTTCACGCCGCCTGCTGGGGTGACCACCTGCAGCGTCACCTGCACTGGCGCTGGGGCTGGCGGAGGCGGCGGCACCACCAGCAACGGCGGCGAGTCTGGCGGGGGCGGCGAGTGCGCCAGCAACCCGAACCTGCCGGTCGTGCCGCTGGCGACGTACGGGTACGTGGTCGGCAACGGCGGCGGAGGCGGCTCGACCGGGAACGCGGGCGGCAACGGCGGCGACTCCTACTTCAACGGCGGCCCGTACGCGCACGGCGGCCAGGCTGGCTACGGCGGCACGGGAGGCGCTGGCGGAACGGGATCGAGCGACCCTATCCACAAGAACGGCGGGGCTGGGCAGAACTCGGGGTCTGGCACGGGCGGCGCTGGAGGCGGCGGCTCGGCTGGCACGGTGAACGGCGGCGGGCAGGCGACTGTGCCCAGCGGCTCGACCGGATCGGCTGGCGGCGTGGCTGGCACTGGAGGCGGCGCGGCTGGAGGCCATGGCGGCAACGGGGCTGCGAACGGCAGCAACGGCAACTCGCCTGGTGCGGCTGGGGGTGGCGCTGGGGCGGCGTCTGGTGTGGTCGCGTTCTCGCAGACGTTCGACGCGACCAGCAGCAAGAGCTACTACGGGTCCGACGCTTCCAACGGTGACGCCAACGGCACGAGGGCGAGCAACAGCACCATCTGGCAGGGCGGCGAGCTGGCGACGGGGGGCAGCGCCAACGGCACGCAGAAGGCTGCCTGGCTGTTCAACAGCAGCGCCATCCAGGCTGCGTGCGTGGGCGTCACCGTCTCGCAGATCAACTGCATCATGTCCAACCAGCACAGCTGGTACGGCAGCGGCATGACCGTGCAGCTGCGCGGCTGGCCTGCTTCCAAGGGCAGCAGCCTGCCGAGCACGTGGGACGGCACCGGGGCGACTGCGCTGACGCAGTTCAACGTGGACGAGGGCGAGCGCATCACGGTGCCGCTCTACAGCAACACGGTCGCGCCGGTCCAGTTCCCGAACGGCACGCTGATCGGGTTCACGATCGGGCCTGGCCCGAGCAGCTGGGACCTGAGCTACTACGGCTACTTCAACGGCACGGGATCGGGCAGCGAGGCTCTGCAGCTGGAGGTCATCGGCACCACCGGGTCGGCTCCGACCCAGGCGGGCGCTGGCGCTGACGGCGAGGTCGTGATCACCTACACCAGCGGGTCCACGCTGGTGGCCGCGGTCAGCCCTGAGGCGTTCACCGACCAGTACAGCAACGCCATCGCCGCGGGCATGATGAGCACCGCCTACACCCTCATCGGCGGGTCGGCTCCGAGCACGCCTGCGAGCGGCAACGCGGCGCTGTGGGCGTCGAGTGCGGGCACGGCGTCGGTCACCAGCGACAGCGGGCAGACGGGCACGCTGGACTTCTCGCAGACCGACGCGGCCACGCACAGCAACAGCAACGCTGGCACGCAGCTGCTGACCAAGGCGTGGACGATCGACGCGAATGACGCCAGCGTCGGCACGGTCTACGAGATCTTGGTCCCGTTCAACGCGCAGTACGAGTCCGAGACGATCCAGCTGCGGCCTCAGCTGAACGGCTCCAATACCTCGGGTGACAGCGGCGGCGACATCACCGGCTCGGCGTCGTGGTCGGCTGGCGCTGGCCTGACGGGCTGGGCGCGGTTGTTCGTGCAGATCATCACCACTGGCACCGGCGGCACGGCCAACTTCTTCTGGGAGGCGCACCTGGGCCTCAACAGCACGCGCTCGACCGGCACCAACACCAACTTCATGAACCTGAGCGCTCAGAACACGGGCGTCACGTTCAACACCACCGTGTCCAACACGATATCGCTGGTGTCGATCTTCGGCGCGTCGGCCGCCAGCCAGTTCGTGACCGGCGAGGGAAGCACGTTCACACGGAAGGGTCCGTAATGTCGGTAGGGAACCAGGGGTCGGCTGACTCGGTGAGCCAGTCGCTGACCAACTTCGCGCTCGGCATGAGGCAGGTCATGCAGAGCATCGCCAACCTGAACACGTTCGTCAACGGGCAGGGCACCGGGCAGGCCACGCTGGAGGCCCTGGGCTACAGCAGCGAGGACGCCACCACCGCGCTGGCCGACCTCGCGTACCTGAACACGGTGGCCGGGGTCTACTTCGGCACCGCGACGCAGGCGAGCGAGTTCAACTTCAACAACCAGCTCGCGCCGCTGTGGGGCGGGCAGTAGGTAGCAAAGCGCCATGGCGGAGAAGTGGGAGCACTGCGACTGGCAGGGCAGCTGCATGACGATGCCGCGGTGGGTCGTGTCGGTCGGCACGCGCAGGACCGACCGGCAGCTGTCGTGCGCCCGGCACCTGAGCTACACCTGCACGGCGCTGCTGATGGCTGAGGGCCGCGAGGGCGCGATGCTGGTCGTCAGGAGGGCGTTATGCGGGAGGCTTACGGGCGGGTGTACTGCACCGACTCTTCGCATGGCGAGGGGGAGCACAACAGGGGCTGCATCCCGCCTGCCGACCCGCTGGACGCGGCGCTGCGGCTGATCCGCGCCATCTACGGCTTGTGCTCGCTGTGCGACGTCACGCAGGACCACGAGCACGACCAGGCCGAGTACGACCGGATGACGGGAAAGGGGCGGCGCGATGGTGTCAGACGAGACGCTGGAGACTGACAGCGGCGAGGGCGAGGTCCACCTCGGGTGGCTGGTGCCGGGCACGGTCGTCTGCCTGGGCGCGGGTCCGATGCGCATGCGGCTGACGATCGAGGAGGCGCGCGACCTGACCAGCCGGATGAACGCGCTGCTGCGGAACCCGGTCCACCGCGGCGGGCAGTGCGGGTGCGAGCCTCCGGCGCGGTCGGAGGTAGATGAGGCCGTCATCGCGGCCAGGCAGCAGTTCAGGGGAGGGTTCTGAGATGGGCGGAGTAGGCGGGACGCTGAGCGCGGTGGCGCTGGGCGTGTTCATCGGCGGGGTGGCTGCGGCCGGGCTGCTGGCGGCCCTGTTCTGGTGGGAGCAGAAGACGCGGCGCGAGAAGATGGACGCCGAGTACCGGGAGCTGTGCGAAAAGAGCAGCGCGCGGTGAGGCGGGGGCTGCCCGCCCGGCTGCGCATCTGGTGGGGCTACCACGACCCGGCGCGCAGGTGGCGCGGGAGGGCGTCCAAGTGGCACCCCGGCCTGCCGCACCACGAGGTGACGTGCACGTACGAAGAGGCTATCGCGGTCCTGAGCAGGCGCGAGCTGGCGTCGATGCTGGCCGAGGTGCGCCTGCCCGAGTGGGTCTTATCCCGATATCAGCAGTACCCAAACAGGAGAGGCGTCAAATGTCCATCGCAATCACGTCAGTAGTGTTCAACCAGGGCGGCGCTTACAACGCCGGGGACACGATCCAGATGACCGTTGACTACACCGAGACCGACTTCACGCCCGGCCCGGATCAGCCCGCGCAGGACACGGTGAACGTCACCGTCGCCAACGCCGCGGCGGCCACTGCCACGGCCGACGCGCAGACCATCACCATCACGTCGGCGGGAGGACCGGTCCCGAGCACGCCAACGGTGACCGTGACCGACTCCGGGGGCAGGACGTGGACGGTGACGTCCAACACGCAGGTCGGCCCCACCGCGGACGACGGCAGCTCGGTGTGGGAGGCCGTAGTCACCGCAGTGGCGTGAGCGTCGCGACTGCGCGGGCCGTGTTCGAGGTCACCTCGCACCGGGTCCGGCTGTGGCACGGGCGGTGGCGCTGGTTTCCGGTCACCGCCCGGTACGAGGTGAGGGTGCGGGCGGAGAACCACCCGCACCGGGAGCATCCATGGTGGGAGAGGCATGACGATCGTTAAGCGTGTCTGGGCCGGTATCAAAGCGTGGTTCGCAAAGCTGCGCTCGCAGCTGAGGGACACGGACGGAATCTAGGGGGAGCATGCACATGGTGGTAGCGGCAAAGGCAGTCGTGGCGGCAGCGGTGGTGGCTGCGTCAGTGTTCGGGGGCGTCACCGTGGCGAGCGCGTCACCGGCGAGGGTGGTACCGGCCAACGGCAGCGGCGGCATGGGAGCGTCGCACTACAACCCGTACGCCGACCAGCCGATGGGGCTTCCCGAGAAGCCTTACGTCCCGCCTCAGGTCAAGGACGTCGGCCCGAACTTCTGGAAGTAGGGAAGCCATGGCGGGGCTTATCGTGTGGATGGTCATCAGCACGTTCCTGGGGTTCTGCGGGTTTGTTGACTGCCTGGCGCAGCCTTCGGGCGCGTACCGGACGGCGGGGAAGTCCAAGGCCGTCTGGGCGCTGGTGACCTTCGTCGGCATGATCTCGCTGGTGGGCGGGGTCGCGACCTGGCTGCTCTACAGCTACGGCGGCACGAGGCGCGCGCTGGTGCGCAACGGCGGCTACAACCGGCCGAGCAGGGAGAAGCGCATCCGCGAGATGCGGCGGCAGGTCAACCGCGAGGACGCGGCCCAGCGCCACTGGGACGAGTAGATCGGGGGAGTGCATGATCAGGAAGGTGATCGGGCTGGCCGCCGCGGCACTGACGGCGGCTGGCCTGGCGGCGGGGCTGAGCGGGTGCGCTGGCTCGCTGGGCACGGTGTCCAAGACGTACAAGTGCACGCAGGTCGTCAACGGTAAAAAGGTCCCGGCGTACTGCATGCAGGACAGCAACGGCAACAACTTCTACGTCAGCTACCTGCTGTGGCGGCAGATGACGACGGGGCAGCCTGAGCAGCGCTACCTGCCTGCGACGTACTGGAGCGACACCTCGCACGAGCCGGCCGACGACGACGTGCCTGCAGCCGACCACGCGGTCAGCCACAGCGTGTTCGGCGGCGATGACGGGGGTGACGGCGGGGACCACGGGTTCAGCGGCGGGGACCGCTAAGGTGACGGACGGCGGCGCTCGCGTCTGGGTGGAGGCTTACCCGGGCGCGGGCGCTTGGCATGAGACGTGGTGCCTGGTGGCGCGGCACCCCGATAATTCCAAGTGGGGCGCGGACGGGTTCCCGTGGTGCACCTGCAGGAGGACTGGCGATGATCAAGAGGCTGCTGGCGTGGCTGCGAGCGCCGAGGATGACCAGCGCGCAGCTGGTTGACTGGTGCTACGCGGCGGCGGACTTCGACGTGTTCGGGGGTGACGACGATGAGGAGCCTGCTGCGGAGGGTCTGGGCTAGGGGCCTGTACCCGATATGGGATTACCTCGGGTGGGCGGCGCAGCCCAAGCGCGACCCGGTGTGCCCGTGCAGGATGTGCATGATCGAGCGCGGCGAGGTCGTGCCTCTGCTGCCGCTGGAGGCGGCCAGCCTGCCCGTGACGGACCCGCGCCACCGGTGCGTGCAGGGCGTGTGCGACGATCACGCTGGACCCGCGTCGTGAGCACTGCGGCCGACTGGGAGGTCTACGCGGGCGTCAACGCCAAGGGCGCGCTGGTGCTGACGTTCAAGTGCCCGGACTGCGGCGAGCAGGTGACCGCGGTCAAGAGCGGCGACGGGTCGGTGCCGCTGCACATATTGGTTAAGCAGCTGTTCATCGGCGGGATTCGCGCGGGGGACATCGTGGCGAGCGCCCAGCACCTGGACAGCGAGCACGTGTGCGACCCGTTCGCCAATGACGGCATCATCCACGTGAGCGGCGAGGACGAGCCGTGACGCACTGGAATGCGACCGAGCGCAAGCTGAGCCCAGGGTCGTTCGCGTGCATGGCGCTGGTGTGGCTGGAGCCGACTGACCGCGCTCTGGCAGGATGGGCACCGCAGACGTACCCGCAGATCAGGGACCAGAAGTCGGGCGAGGACTTGATTCACTGGCTGGAGAACCAGGTCATGATGACGCTGGCGGAGACGGGCGACTTCGCCGGGAACAGAGTGGACACGAGGCTTAGATGACGGCAAAGAGGACAAGGTACCCGGTGCGGTTCGACTGCAGCCACGTGCGCGTGTTCGGCGCGAGCGGGCACCCGGTGCTGGGCGAGCGGGTGTGGTGCCCGGACTGCCTGCGCATCGTCACGGTGACGGCCATGGGCCACCAGAGCGTCCGCGTGGCGCGGTGACCAAGGCCGAGCTGAGGCGGCTGTACGTGGCCGCTCGTAGTGCGTACGCGAGTGACGAGTGCGCCGAGACCACCGAGTACGCCAACGCCCTCGACACGATGCTGTGCAACTACTTCGGGATGCCGCTGGCCGACCTGGTGCCTGAAGACGGCTTCTAGCGGTATAAGTATGCGGTACACGTACTGACATACCGTAGGGGGAGCTTATGCCACTCAAGACCAGCGTCTACCTGAACGATGACATCGTGGAGCGGTGGAAAGCGACCGGGGTCAGCCTGGCCGAGCTGGTGAGACGGGGGCTGGACGCGGGAGGGCCGCTGCCGGGGCTTACTCCGCCGATGGCCGCGACCGAGATCAACCTGGCGCTGCCTGACCACGTGACGCAGCAGGTCGAGGCGCTGGTCGAGTCGGCGCAGCGCGTGCGGGACGCCAACCTGGACGTCTGCCACGCCACCGAGGAGACCGGCAAGGCGGTGAACACGGCCACCGAGCAGCTCGGCACGCTGCTGGGGCTGCTGCGCGACCAGGGCTACGTCATCGTCCCGAAAGCGGAGCTTACGGCGCAGCTGCAGTCGCTGATGACGATGGCGGCGTCGGGCCTGCAGGCGGGGGACTACCGGCTGGTGAAGATAGAGCAGGACGACGGCGCTGAGCGCAGGGCTGCCATGACGGCGGACATCGAGGAGCGCTACGGGCCGGGGTGCGAGACTGACTCCCCGGCTTACGCGCACCTGGTGTCAGGTGCTCCGGAGTTCGAGGTGCACGGCACCATGACGGGTCATATGGACGTGGCGGCCGACGCTGAGGCGATCCGCAACCTGGCTGCGGACAAGGCCGAGACCGACCGCAAGTGGGCCGCGGTTCACCCGGACGTCCCTGGCGTGTCGTTCGCGCCTGGAGGAGTCGTCGGCGGCCCGCCGTTCACGCACACCACTGACGACGGGCGCGAGTTCCGGAGCGACTGGGAACAGCCTGAGCTGCCGATGCGCGGGGGGATCGAGCCGTGACGGCCAAGCAGGGGGAGGGCCGGTGCCCGCACCCGCTCAAGGAACGGCGTCCGGCTGGACCGGGCAAGGTCAAGTGCCGCAAGTGCAGCCGGGTGTTCAGGCCGCGCGGGGCGCGGGTCACGCACGGCACCTACCAGGGCTACAGCCGCCATCTGCGCGAGCGGGCGGGGAAGTGGATGTTCCCCATCGAGGGCGACTGCGGGTGCGCTGAGGCCGCCACCGCGTGGCGGCGCGAGTACACCCGGCGGCCGGAGGCTCTGCAGGCGGTCCGGGTCCGCGGGCTGGCGAGGGCTGAGGCGCTGGCGCGGCTGCGGCGGATTCACCCTGGGATGTACGCGCAGTTCTACCGCGAGGAGATCGAGAAGCGCGGCGGGGCCGAGATCAGGCAGCACCATAGCATCCCGTCGTGGGAGGACCTGCTGGGGCGGCTGGTCAAGGCGTCGCTGGAGCGCGACCTCGATAGCATGAACGAGCGCATCGCGCACGGGTGGGCCACGGCGCGGGAGCTGGAGGTCATGCGGCTGATCACGCGGCTGCGGGTGCTGCTGGCCAACGGCGGCAGGGTATAAATAGGAGAACGCCGCAGGGGTGGCCCCCGTAACCTCAGCGGCGGCCCCGGTCGCGTACCCCCCGTATCGCGGCCGGGGCACCTTACTTTCAGGAGAGGGCAATGAGCTTCAGCTGGGACAGGCAGCGCGAGATCGAGATGCTGCGGATGGCTCTGGCGAGTGAGCGGGACCGGATGCGGGCCTGGGACTACCAGGATCACCGGCGGTGGGACCGCGAGGACAACCCGTTCCGGCTGGCGTCGGAGAACCGCCTTCTGACCGGCGAGACGCCGGGCGTGTGGGCGGCGTTCGGGACCATGGCGTCGGATATCGCGGCGCAGGGGTTCTACCTCGGCAACGTGGTGCACCAGCACGAGGACGTCGAGGTCGGCACGTATGTCATCAGCGAGCCTGAGCGGCCGCCGGCCAGCACGGTGCAGCATCACGAGGGCAGGCCGGACAGCGAGATCGTCGGCGCGGACGAGAACGGGGATGCGGTCTACGCTGAGAAGCGGGAGTCGGAGCTGCGCCTGATCGAGATGGGCATGATCAGGCGGCTGGGCGAGGCTGGTTATGAGTCGCCGTGGTACATCGGCCCGGCTGGCGGCGTGGACGGCGGGGCCGAGGAGTACTGGCGCTGGCGCAAGGCGCGGGACGCGTACGTCGTGGACCCCACTGACGACAAGCGGGACGCGATGCTGGCCGCGGTGACCATGGAGACGCCGCCGCTGGCGAGCGACTTCGGGTGGCCGCGGCGCAGGAGGTCGGACAAGTCGGCGGCCATGCTCGCGGTCGCTGTGCTGGCGGTCGTGTTCACGGTCATGTCGCTGGCGATGGTGATCGGATGACGTCGATCTCGCGCACGATACGGAACGTCGGCGCTGCGGCGGCGATCTCGGCGCAGGCGATGAAGCTGGGCGCGTCGCAGAACTACGGCGAGATGCGCGAGGCTCTGGCGCTGGTCATGGCCGAGCGGCCGCGGGTGATGGCAGAGATCGGGTGCGACCGCGGAGGCACGCTGTTCGCGTGGACGCGGGTGTGCCCGGAGGTGTACGGGATCACCCTGGAGGCCAACGCCGACTCGGGCGGCGCGCGGTGCGAGGAGCACGGGGCGTTCGTGCGCTACGGGGACAGCCACGACCAGCGGCAGATCGACTGGCTGCGGGACAGCATCGGCCTCGAGAAGCTGGACATCCTGGTCATCGACGGCGATCACCACCTGGAGGGGGTGCTGGCTGACCTCGGCGCGTACGGGCCTATGGTGCGGGCTGGCGGCCTGATCATGATGCACGACGTGGCGGCGACGCAGTTCCCCGAGGTTCACGTGCACAAGGCGTGGGGGCTGTTGCGGGCGCGGCTGCGCACCACGCAGATCGGGGACGTTCTCGGCTGGGGGATCATCAAGGTGCGCGAGGACGATGACATCGCCGCTGCGGCGGCGGAGGTGGCGGGGGAGCTGGGTGTCTAGGCACGACCCGCGCCACCCTGGCTACTGCTGGTGCCGGTGGGCGTGGTCAGGCGGCAGATGGTCACCGGCGGCGCGGGACGCGGACAGCCCGGACGGGGTTGCCGATAGGTACGGCCATGACGACGATTAGCCCTCCGGTCCACCCGGAGCTTGACTACTCTGGGAGGCCGTTCGCGGCTCCCAACCCGGCGCTGCTCAGCAGGAGCTGGCGGCTGAAGCGCGGCGGGCTGCTCGCGCCGGCTGCGTACTCGGTCGTTACGACGGACCTGAGCACGTCGGCGGCGGTGCTGTTCGGGCAGGACTCCACGCAGGTGTCCGAGCTGACGGCCGGGCTGGCTGTCTACGCGGGGTACAACTTCGGCGGGTTCGCCAACTGGCAGGAGCTGGTGGCGCGGTTCCTCAAGAGCGGCGCGCGGCTGGTGTCGATCACCCCGGCCGTGACCAGCGGGAGCGCGGTGCTGGACATCGAGCCCGGTAACGCGAGCCCATCGGCGGCTCCGTCCTTCCAGCGCATCCACTTCACCGGCGAGATCACCAGGCCGACGTACTACTGCTCGGCCGGGGACACGCAGGCGGTCATCAACGCGCTGAGCGGGGCCGGGTTCGCGCGGGACACGTACTACATCTGGAGCGCGCACTGGATTGGCGAGCACATCTGCTCCCCGGCCACGTGCGGCTACCCGCAGGCGGACGCCACCCAGTACGACAGCATCAGCGCGTACGATAGTGACGCGTTCTACGCGTACATGTTCGCCGCGGTCAAGCCGCCTGCTCCGCCGACGCCGCCCAAGCCACCGGCCCCGGCTGCCTGGAGCTACCCGGCTCCGCAGCACCTGACCGCGACCGGCGGGGAGACGAGCGTCCGGCTGAACTGGGTGCGCAACCTCGGCGGCCACCCCATCCCGGATCACTACGTCGTGTGGATCTACAAGCCGGGGCCGACCACGGCGGCGAACCTGGCTGGCACCGGCACGTCCAAGTACCCGCGCAGCTCGATCGCCGGGGACGCGGTGACGTGGGAGGGCGGCGGCCTGGAGCGGAACGTCAAGGGCTACACGGTGCACCTGAGCGCGTCGGGCGAGGGCGGCGAGCACCTCGGCAAGGACGTGTTCGCTAAGGCCACGTTCGACACCAACTAGCCGGTGTGCGAGTCCCTGCCCTTGGCTCCGTCCGACGACTGGATGACGGCCTTGAGCAGGGTCGGCCGGACGTACTGGTACCACTCCCAGCTGACGACGACGGCCGCGGGCATGCCGTGGTAGGTGATCAGCGAGGGCGACTCTGCGGCGGCGTCGCTGATGATCGTTCCGAGGTGGGCGCGGGCGGCTTCGGTGGTGTAGGTGTTCATGCTCATGGGCTACAGGCTAGCTTAAGGAAGTGCTGCCGTACTTCCGATAGGGACGGGTGACTTCGGAGACCGCGGGAGAGACCATGCCACTGACCAAGGATGACATCGCTCAGATCCAGCAGGCGTACAAGGCTGGCGTGAGGCGCGGCCGGATGGACATCGGGGCTGACGTGCAGGGGGCTACCGGCTTCTCGATCGCCCACGTCGCCAAGTACTCGCCCGACCAGACCGCGTACGCCATGCGGAGGTTCGAGGCTGATGTGTCGAACCGGCGCGGCCGGGACGTGCGGTCGCTGCTGAAGGGCAGCCGCAAGCCGGTGCTGAAGCTGACCGGGGCCGAGTTCGACCGGTACTTCCCGCGCGGCCCGGAGGACGGCGAGGTCACCAACGCGGGCAACATCTTCGTGGCGCAGGGCCTCACGAACCTGGTGTCACTGTGGATGGGTCTCACTGGCACGGCAATCAACCCGCTCGGTGTCACCACGGCGACGCCGGTGTGCGGTGTCGGCACCGGCACCTCGACACCGGCCACCTCGGACACGGCGTTGCTGGGCAACGGCACGGCGGTCGGCGCGTACTACCAGATCTTCGACTCCACCGTGCTGGCCACCACGACCACCAACGGCGTCCTGGTGGGCACGTCCACCTACGCGTCGGCCAACGCCAACTTCGCGTGGAACGAGTGGTGCTGGGCGACCGGCCGCGGCCTGGTCACCGCGGGCGACAACCTCACCGCTACGTCGGGATCGCCGTTCGCCACCGCGTCTAGCAACGCGATGGTCAACCACAAGACCGGCGTCGCGCTCGGCACCAAGGCGTCCGGGTCCAGCTGGGTCTTCTCCACCACGTTCACCATCAGCTAGGGGCACGCGGCTGAGCCCAGGGAGGCCGCGCTGTGCCGATCACTGAGGACATATCACAGCCGGGCGAGGTGCACGGCGTCGGCGTCAGCCCGTCATGCGTGACGCTGAAGTTCAGCCCGCCTGGCAAGTCGCTGATGCTGGCGCTGGTCACGGCGTACACGCAGAGCGCGGGCGCACCGTCATTGTCTGTGTCTGATAGCGGCAGCCACACCTGGACGCTCGGCCCGTCGCGTGCCAACGGGCGGCTGCTGTCGGCCATCTACTACACGTACCTGACGTCGGCCCCTGGCAGTATCACCATGACCGCGACGGACTCATCGGGGCAGGAGTGCGTCATCCACCTGACGCCGCGGGTGCTGAACGGCTGCACGAGCACACAGTCCGGGCAGAAGGTGAACAACAACGGCTACTCGCGCGTCCCGCAGGAGCCGATCACGCCGGGGTCCAAGCTGTCCACGGTCTACATCGCGGCTCTGATGGACGCCCAGCAGGCGACGGTGACGCCGCTGAGCACCACGTTCCCCAGCCATACGTACAACATCTCCGAGATCCCCACCTGTCACCTGGCCGGGCGGTCGCTGACGGGCACTGCCTCGGCTGAGAACCTGGGGTGGACGGTCAGCGGCGCGGCCAACTGGGCACTGTCGGCCATGGAGATCCAGAACGCCGACGTTCCCATCAGCAGTGCTGACACCGGTACCGGCGGAGATACGAGCGGCGTGACGGTTAAAGCGCGGGTGCCGTCATCGGACGCTGGGACGGGCCTGGAGCTGATCAGGGGCGCGACTGGGACGGGCGCGGCCTTGTTCATGTTCTCGACCGACACCGGGCACGGCACGGACGCCACTGGCGTAATTACGCAGGTGTACCACGACCTCGGCAGCACGGACGCGGGCGCTGGCGTTGAGGGGTCGGTGCCGCCGCCGCTGGTGCGCCTGCCGACGCAGTTCGAGTTCGGCACCGGCAGCGAGTTCAGCTTGTACCCGCCCCTGGCTGAATACCCGTCGCTGGGCAACTTCGGCCCGCTGATGGAAGGGTTCAGCCTCGACCGGGCGGCCATGCTGAACGGCGCGACCGGAGTCGAGAGCGGGCAGCTATATGCCGCGCAGCAGATCACCATCACGCCGGACATGACGGTCACGGACCTGATGTCAGATGACTATCACTACGGCATGTGGGTCAACCTGAACAAGGCGGCGCTGCAGGTGACCGAGGGGTTCCTGCCGTTCACGACGCTGGCGTCCATGACTGGGCTGTCGATCTCCAGCTTCGGCGCGAGCCCGCTGGACTACTACGCGATGCCACTGTGGACGCAGTACCAGCACAACCGCAAGGCGGTGCCCATGGCGTTCCGCATGCAGTCACGGGACGGGTACGGCCACTCGCGGGCGCTGGTGTTCGTGCTGTACGCGGTCCAGCTGGCGGTCATGGACTTCACCGGCACGGTCTACAAGACTGGCCTGGGCGTGAGCTACAGCGGCACGGTGGTGTTCAGCAGCGTCGATGAGGTCGGCAACGCGCTGGGGCGGCAGCAGATCGGGCGCATCGTGTCGCAGGCGGGCAACCAGGTCGGCGCGCTGTCGGGCATCCAGTTCCAGGGCAGCTAGCCAGCTGGAATACCTGACGGTCGTCAAGGGTTATACGTAGTGCAAGGCCGCGGGGGCGGCCGGATCGGGGGAGACATGCTGAGCGTCCTGCACCGGGTTCACGAGAGCGTCTGCAACGTCGTTGACCGCGTTCTCTACGCCATCGAGGGCGACACCTCGGGTCTCCCGGCCGAGCTGGGGCAGCTCGCTGCGGCGGCGCTATGACCGCCAGGTTCACGGCGCTGATGACCGCGGACGGACGCAAGTACGGCGTCTGGGACTCCGAGCGGAAGGAGTACCGGGGCGATCTCGCGTTCTTCACCGAGTCCGAGGCGGACACCGCCGCGGACCTACTGAATGAGGTTCTATGCCAAGGGGGAACGGTATGACTGCTTACCTGACGGAAGAGGTCGCTGAGGTGCCTGTGCGCAAGGGCGCGCTCGTCACCGAGCTACCGCCGGACAACCCGGAGGTGTGCGACGCGTGCCAGGCACCGGCGGCGTTCCGCGTGACGGTGACGGCCGGCGACCTGACGTTCTGCGGCCATCACGCCCAGGCGCACGGGTTCACGCAGTCGCACGCCAGCTGGAATACCTGACGGTCGTCAGGCGTTACACTAGACGCAGGGGGCAACAGAACAGCGGAGAAACCGGCGGAATCGCAACCACAGCGCCACATAAGTCATAACCAGCGCAAAGTGGGACGCCCGCCGGAAGATGGCGGCGATCGGGAGCGGTCTCCTGGTCAATGGCCGGCGCTAGGGTACGCGCCATCCGGTTCGACACCGGCGTTCGCCACTGAGGGGAGGGCGTACAGCCCTCCCCGGGGAGGTAGTCATGCGGGATCTCGACATGTCCGACGTGGAAGGGGACGCGCAGCGGATGAGGGACGGGTGGACGACGTTCACGACGGTCAACGGGGTCCGGCACGCGGTGCCGCCGACCGGGCCGTGCGCGACGTGCGGGAAGGGGCACTGCCGGGAGAGCCACCAGGGGTCGTTCTGCGGCGGGTACCACTGCCCCAACTGCGACGCGCGGTCGGAGGTGCCGTTCGACTGCCGGTGCGGGGCCGGGCGGGCCAACCACGTGCTCCTGATCCCCTGCGAGGTCAAAGAGTGCGACTGTCATCTACCCAGCTGGAATACCTGACGGTCGTCAAGGGTTATACATAGTGCAAGGGGGTCGCGGGGACCCCAGCAGACGGGGGAAACAGAGATGATCGGCTTCACCGCCACCGCCCAGGATGTCAATCTCCAGGCCGCGTTCGCGCGACTGCCGGGCCGGTTCGAGGGCTTCCTCGCCAGCCTGCAGCAGGCGGCGGATGAAGAGGCGCTGCGCCAGCTGGTGCCGTTCGGGTTCACCTCGACCACCCGCCGCATCGTCATCGCCAAGTTAGGGGGCCAAAGATGTTCAGTCACAGCCCGTACGTTGCGGGATACAGCTTCTGCGCCGACATTTACTGCCCGGCGTGCCTGATCGACTCGATGATCGCACGGGGCAAGGCGAGCCCGGCGGCACGGGACATGGACGCCGAGGACGCGCTCGACATGATCGCCGCGGCCATCCCCGGACTCGACCGGATGGACGAGAAGTCGTTCGACAGCGGTGACTTCCCCAAGGCGATCCTGTCCAGCAGCGCGCACGGCGACTGCACCCCCGAGGACGGGTGCAGCGACCGGTGCTGCGGGTGCGGCGGGTTCCTGGGGACCGACTCGTGCTACCCGCAGCCGTCCTACGACGACTACGACCCCCACTCGGCCGAGAACGAACCGGAGTGGGATGATGCCTTCAGCGCGCGGTGGAGCACCGCGGGCACGCTGAGCGACGACGGGAGGCCGTTCTGATGTCGGAGAAGGACACACGGCGCGTGTTCGTCGCGCTGATGAACTACGCGGACCTGAAGACGCGCGAGTCGCGGCGGCGCACGTACGCGGGGCCGGACATGGCCGAGACGCGCAAGGGTCTGCGGCAGGACGCCAGGGCGGCCGAGAACCTGGCTCGCGACATTCGCGCCGGTCACATCGCGCTAGTGGACCTGAGGGAGTTGTTATGACGCGCAGGCGGAGGATGGGGTGCGGCTACTACGTCGCCCTGTGGATCATGTCGTGGGTGCTGTGCATGGTGCTGGCACCGGTGGTGTGGGGACTGTGGGCGATGGGGGTGCCCATCATGTGGGGGGCCACGATCGTGGTGGCGACGGTGTTCCTGACGGTGGCGTTCCGGCGGAAGCGGTAGCCTGGGGAATGCTTGACAGTCGTCAGGAGTTATAGATAGCGTAGGGCGCAACAGAGAGGTGGGGGAACATGGAGCGCGACGACAGGCCGGTGCGGACCGCGGTCATCCAGCGGAGCGACGCGGGCTACCCGTCCGCGGAGACGGTGGAACGGTACATGCCCAGCGGCTACCAGGTCAGCGGCGTCTCGGACACCGAGGTGGTCATCAGCGGGAAGGACTACGCCGGGTGGACGATGGACAGCTACGTCATCCCGCGCCTGGCGTCGGGCATGATCTTCGCCAGGGAGGTGCTCTGATGACCGACTTCATCGACGCCATCATGGCGTTCGAGAGCGGCGAACTGGATGACGCGGGCATCATCGAGCTATTCCAGCACCTGGTGGACAGCGGCGTGGCGTGGCAGCTGCAGGGCAGCTACGGGCGCACTGCGACGGCGCTGGTCGAGGCCGGCCTGGTCACGTGGCCGGAGCCTGAGGGCGCTGGCGAGCACGATCCGGCTGGCCACGGCATGGGGGGAACGTCTTGAGCATCATCGAGAGTGTCTACGTCATCTACGATGCGGACGTCGAGGGCGAGCACTCGGAGCAGCTGATCGAGCAGATGAGCCCGGAGCACCATCTGCCCGCTGGCTACGGCGACGGCGAGGGTCCGTACGGGCGCGAGGGCAGGGAGCCGCGGCAGGCGGTCGGGGCCAAGTTCAAGCGCACCGAGGGCAACGACCAGTTCGAGTACGAGGTGCCCGAGGGCACCGTCACCGCGCACGCAAAGTGGGTGGCGGAGCTGACCGAGGCCGAGTGGCGGCTGTTCGCGGACGCGTACCTCATCGAGCTAGACGAGCACGGCGCACCGGCCGAGTGTGAGCAGACGCTGGGGTCGCTGACCGAGTACGGCATCATCCCGGCTGTGTCGGTGGATCTGGCTGAGGGGTGGCAGGACGGGCGCACGCATGCCGAGGTGGTCCACGCGGGCGCGTACGTCAGCATCTCGGGGGAGGAGCCGGAATGACCAACAGGGTGACGCTGACCGGGGTCCTGGTCAAGCACGTCGGGCACTCGCTGCGGCCGGGCACGGAGTACGCCGTCCCGGCTGGCCGGGTGTACGGTACGCCGCGGCTGCAGTTGTGGTGCGAGAATTGCAAGGCGCGGGTGTGGGACGAGCCTGTGGGCGCGCAGCGCGAGAGCAGCAGGAGCAACCGGGTTGACGGGCCGGTGGCCGTGGGCGATCTTGAGTTCGCCCGGGGCGACAAGGTGACCGGCGTGTCCAACGACGGCCGGACGGTCGTGACTGGGCACATCGCCCACTTCGAGCGCGACGGCGGTGTCATTTACGCCTGCGTGGGCTACGAGCGGCAGCGGGTCGGCATGTTCGCGACCTTGCTGGACGTGACCCGGCTGTCGATCGCCCACCCGGAACTGCCGTGCGGGCGGGCATGAGGACCGAGGCCGACCGCGAGCGCCGCAAGAGGTTCTTGTGGGACATTATCGCGGCTGGGTGGACGACGGGCAGCGTGTCGGACGAGTACGCAGAGCTATGCGGAAGGGGCAGGGCGGCAGTGGACATGGGATACGAGAACGGCGACTCGATCGTCTACGCGGAATCGGTGGACAAGCGGATTGACGCCATCCAGAGTGCCGACGTGATCGATGACGATGAGGCCGACGAACTGCAGTGGCTGCTGCAGTTCCGGCAGGACGCACGCGACGCGGTGCACGTGTGGGAGCCGCCGGTCAGCTTCGTCTGCGAGACGTACTGGGACAAGTACGCCGAGGAGAAGGCTGTTGACATCTACGGGCGCGAGGCGGTGGAGTCGGTCTACTTCAACCTGGCGGGGTACTCGGCTGACCTCATGGAGGGTTACGAGGAGATCGACTTCAACGGCACCACGTACTACGGGGACGGCCGCTAGCCAGCTGGAATACCTGACGGCCGTCAACCGTTATACCTAGTGCAAGGCCGCGGGGGGTCCGGGGCCGGGGGAGGGAAAATGACCGACCGCTTCTTCTACATCATGAGCGAGGCGCACACGTCGGCTGTGGTCTACCGGAAGTCCGGCCCGTTCGTCGTCGCCCAGTCGGCTGAGTACCAGACCGCGCGGAACATCGCCCGGAGCGAGTCGCGCGAGACTTCTGGCAGCTACACGGTCATTCCGCCCGCCGACTCTAAGATCCAGCCCGAGACGTTCGGCAACGGCGTGTCGGAGGGCTACGTGGCGGAACTGGCCGAGGACGCCCTGCGGGTGCTGGCGGAGGTGACGCGGTTATGGCCCGGAGCATCGAGGAGGTCAGGGAGCAGCTGGAGCGGGAGGCCGCGGCCGGGTTCGCGGCCATGGGGCTGGACCCGGAGACCATGATGTACCCGTTCGGGCGCGAGCAGGCGGAGGAGACGGACCGGGATGTCTACGGTCGCTGCCGGATGCGCCTGGGGGCGAGTCAGCGGAAGAATACTGCGAGACGCTGCCCCAGTTCATCTGCAGTGACGGGCTGATCGGGTGCAACGACTGCTGCCAGCCCATGTATTACTGCCTGAACGACGACAACTGGCACCACGTGGACCCGGAGCAGGAGTGCTTTCTAATAGCGTGCGAGTGCAAGGAATGCCTCGCTGAGATGATGGGGGAAATGGCATGACGCAGCGAACAGAGCAGTTCCCGATCCAGCCGAGCCCGGAGCCGCCGCCACGGCGGCACTGGAAGCGGTGGGTAGCGGGCGGGGCGGTCGGCGTGGTCGTCCTGGTGGCGGGCATCTCGATCGCCAACGCGGGCAGCCACCCGGCAGCGCCAGCAGCGCCGAGGGCGACTACATCGGCCCCGGCCATGCCTTCGGCCACGCTAGCGGCACCAGTGCCGTCCACGGCGGCACCAGCGCCCGCTGCGCCTCCGCCACCGGCCAACACGGCACCGGCGATGACGAGCGACCAGCAGCAGGCTGTGCAGTCGGCGCAGGGCTACCTGACGGACGGCGAGGGGTTCAGCTACGCAGGTCTCCTGCAGCAGCTGACTTCGGCCGCGGGCGACGGGTTCAGCAACGCCGACGCGACGTTCGCCATCAACTACCTCAACCCCAACTGGGATCAGCAGGCGGTCGAGTCGGCCCAGGGCTACCTGGACGACGGCGAGGGGTTCAGCAAGTCCAGCCTGCTCCAGCAGCTGACCTCCACCTACGGCGAGGGCTTCACCAACGCCCAGGCCGAGTACGCCATCAGCAAGACGATGGGCTAGGAGACGCAGGTGAGGACGCGGTACCGGTTCGTGGCCCGTATCGGCAGGCACTACGTGTGGGAGAGCGTCCTGCCGATCGGGCCGAGGGAGTCGCGGCACGAGCGGATCGTGTGCGGCGTGGATTGGTTCTGGGGGCGACGGTGAGCGAGCAGTACGCGCCTCACCACGGGGCGAGGCCGCACCGCGGCGCGCGGCAGCGGTGGTCGTGGCAGAAGAAACTGATCGCGTGGGCGGTGGCGGTCTTCATCGCGCTCATTGTCATCACGGTGATCGGGGCCAACGTGTCCCCGGCTAAGCCCGCGCCGCGGCCGGTGACGCACTCAGGCCCGGTGCTGGACACGGTGCGGGTGCCGGACGTAATCGGCATGCCCCAGGCGATTGCGCAGCGGGTGCTGAAGGACGACGGGTTCAGCATCGGGCTGGTCACGCCGGTCATCTGCGGCAAGATCCTCTGGGTGCAGCGACAGAGCCCGGCGGCGGGGATGATGATGCCGGCCGGGATGGCGGTGAGCGTGGCGTCGTCGGTCACGCCGCCGCACTGCAAGTGCGCTTAGGCGGTACCTCCGGGCATGACAGTGGAGGACTGGAAGTCGCTGGAGCCGCTGATCTGGTGGGCGTCGTTCGCGCTGATGGCGCTGGCGACGTGGCTGTACTTCAGGAGCCACCGGTGACCGAAAGTAAAGGTATGAGGCAGCAGCAGGCCCGGAAGGGCCAGCGAGCCACCAGGCGATCGTCGGCTGACAGGGATGCCGAGGAGAGCGAGCGCCCGGTGTTCTACGACCCGCAGATACGGGCCGCGAGGCAGGCCAGGAAGCGACGGCGGCAGGAGCATTCCCCGATTACATAAGGGGAGGGGCAGTCTGCTGGGAGGTGAGCCTCCGTGCTCATCACCGACTCAGACCTCGGTCGCGGCCAGGAGGGCGACACCGAGGGCGCGGTTGACTCCGACGCTGCCACCGGGGCGGACACCGAGTCGCGTCAGATCATCGTGGCGGACGCGGACAGCGGCGTCGCCATCTCCGGGTCGGCCAGCGTCTTCGTCCTGGCTTACATCGCGTCGGACATCGACGGCGGCACCGGGGCCGAGGCCTGGAGCACGGCGGCGGGCAAGAGCGACGCGGACGCTGGCACCGGGGCGGACGTGCACGCGCTGCTGTACGCGCCAGCGGACGTGGACGCGGCCACCGGGGCTGAGGAGCAGTGGTACGCCATCGGGGTGTTCCCGTTCCCGCCACCGTGGCTGTTCGGCCCCAGTGGCGGGCTGCGCGTCGTCTGGCACTACGAGATGCGGCGGGACATGGCCACGCTGGAGTTCCCGTCCGACTCGGACGCGGGCGGCGGGGCTGAGGGCAACGGGCCGACCGCCGTCGTCACGCAGCTGGTAGCCGGGGTCGAGGTGACCTGCGCCAAGGCCAGGGAGGCTGCGCTGGTGCTCCTGGTCGAGGAGATGGCGTGACAACCAGGGTCGGGGCGTTCCTCAACCCGTCTGCGATGGGGTTCGCGGCGTTCACCGACTGGACGAGCGCGGCCAGCACATGGAGCGGCTGGACGGGCACCGGCACCCCCACGGTCACCCGGTCGTACCAGGGCACTGGACCCTGGACCATCGGCTCTGATATGACGGCGATGATCGCGGCCGGGTGCAAGATCCTCATCAGCATGACCCCGGCCTACAACCCGGTCAGCTCGACCGACTACGCCAATATCCAGTCGTTCATGGAGGCGCTGGTTGCGGCCGGGGCCGACTGCGACGTGTGCATCTGGTCGGAGCCGTACTACAACGGGCTGACGTCGGCCCAGTACATCGCCGCGGTGCAGTACTACGGGCCTGCGATCCGGCCGTATTACCCAATGTCATTCCAGACCGCCAACGGGTCGGTGGTGCACAACAGCGAGGCTTCGTACTATCCCGGTGACGCTTACGTGGATAAGGTCAGCACGGACTACTACGCGTCTGGCTACGTGGCCGGGGACAGGCTCACGACCATTGCTGCTGTCGCGTCGGGGGCGTCGCCGCCCAAGCCGTTCTGCCTGTGGGAGATCAACGGGTCACCGGCCAGCACAGGCCAGTCGCAGGCTAATGTCACCGCGTTCTTCGAGTACGTGCAGTCGTTCATGCTGGGGCAGGTCGCGGCGCAGCTTCCGATCGGTGATATCTGCCTGTTTAACGGCGCGCCTGGTGAGAGCGTGTTCGGCTGCGACGCCATCGAGGAGGCGAGCTTCGAGGGCGGCAACGGCAACTGGCTGGCGGCAGGCAACACCTCGGTTGCCAACAGCTCTGCGCAGCATCATTCTGGTGCTGACTGCCTGGCGGTCACCTGCACGGGATCGACCCCGGCTCAGATCGCGTCGTGCATCGCCACCGCCTACGCCACCGAGATGCTGCCGGTCGCGGTCGGGGACAGCGTTGACGGCGCTATATGGGTGCGCGCAGCGGCCACGTCGCGCACGGTCACCTGCCAGGTCCAGTGGTACACATCGACCGGCACGGAGATCAGCGTCACGGCTGGGACTGGCGTGGCGGACTCCACCTCGGCGTGGACGCAGGCTGTCATATCCGGGGCGGTCGCTCCGGCGACGGCGGCTTGGGCGCGCCTGTTCCCGGCTATCGCTAGCGCCGCCGCGAGCGAGGTCCACTACTTTGACGACGCCGAGCTGCGGGACGTCGAGGGGGACAACCCCAATAACACGACCACCATCGAGTTCGGCTGGGACTACCGGATCGCCTTGTTCCAAGCGCTGTACGAGGCGCTGAACACGCAGCCGCCGCTGGCGCAGACGCCGGCGTCCCCTGGCAGGGCTGTCCCTGGCGCGGCCACTCCTGGGCTTATTCCGTCGTCGTCCAAGTCCAGCTCGGACAGCGGCACCGGGGCTGAGTCGCAGCGGATAGCCACCGAGCGCCTGTTCAGCTCGGACAGCGGCACCGGGGCTGAGACGGGGATTATCCCGCTGCCCAAGATGGCGACGCTGGTCGAGAACTTCAGGGCCAACGACTTCAGCGCGGTGTGGGGCAACTCGTACGGCACGTACAGCTGGTCACCGGGCAGCGCGGCCATCCAGTGCGACACGGGCTACAGCTCTGCCCTGGGCAGCACCGTCAACTACGACCTGACCAGCTCATCGATCTACGTGGGCATCGCTCCGTACATCGCGACCAGCTCAGCGACGTTCCTGTTCCTGACCAGCAGCACCGGCAACGCGATTATGTTCGGGCAGACGGGCGTTAACCTGGCTGTCTACAAGGCAGTCGCTGGCGTCCAGACGTCGCTATTCACGACCACGTACAACGCGACTAGCCATGCCTGGTGGCGGATCAGGGAGTCCGCGGGCACGGTGTTCTTCGACACCGCGCCGGACGGGGCGACATGGACCAACCAGTACAGCACGGCGGACACCACGTTCTCTGGGACGGTCCTCACCGCGCTGCAGGTTGACATCCAGCCTGGCGACTACGGGTCGGACCCGACTGGCACCACGTACCTGTACGCGGTCAACTCGCCCAGGCTGCAAGCATCGACGGACGCGGGCACCGGGGCGGAGACTTACGTCCTGACGGCTCGCACGCCGAGCGCGGACAGCGGCACCGGGGCTGACGCGCAGAGCATGACCGCCAGGGTGCCCAGCGCTGACGCTGGCACTGGTCTGGAGGCGCAGAGCCTGATCGCCAAGGTGCCCAACCCGGACAGCGGCACCGGGGCCGAGACGCAGACGGTCATCGAGTCCCTGGCCAGCGCCGACGCTGGCACTGGCTTGGAGGCGCTGGCGCTGACGGCTAGCCTGGCCAGCGCAGACGCTGGCACCGGGGCCGAGCTGCAGGCGCTGACGATTCCCAGCGCAGACGCGGGCGCTGGTACGGAGACGCAGGCGCTTACGGCCAGGCTGCCCAGTTCCGACGCGGGCACCGGTGCGGACGCGCAGAGCGTCCGGCTGCCCAGCTCTGATATTGGTACCGGGGCCGAGCTGCAGGTGCTCACGGCGAGGGTGCCCAGCTCTGATAGCGGTACTGGGGCCGAGCAGCAGGGCATCGCGCTGGCCAGCTCGGACAGCGGCACTGGGGCTGAGGCCCAGGCTGTGGCTGCCACCGCGCTCGTGTCCGACGTGGACAGCGGCGTGGGCGTTGACACGGAGAGTGTCAGCAGCGGCTCGATGCTCGTCAGCGACACGGACGCGAGCTTCACCAGTTACGAGGTGGAGTCGGGCCTCGGGCGCATCCCCAGCTCGGACGCGGCCACTGGAGCTGAGGTCCTGGCGATTCGCGTCGTCGTGTTCGACGGCGGCACCGGGTCCGAGTCGCAGTCGTCTCGGGCGTCGATGTCCAACGCGGACTCCGGCACCGGCGCGGACGCTCAGGTCCTGACGCTGGCGTCGTCGGACACTGGCACCGGGTCTGAGCTGCAGGCCACTGCCGACTCCATATCCGATGTGGACGCCGGGACCGGCGCGGACGTGCAGGTTCTCCGGCTGGCCGACGTGGACGCTGGCACGGGTGCGGACACTGGCCTGCTGACGGCGCTGGCGCGAGACACGGACGCGGGGCTGGGCGCGGACGCGGATACGCTGATGGCGCTGGAGACTGGCGCTGACGCCGGGCTGGGCGTGGACGCTGGCTTGCTGCGCGCGCTGGAGTCCGACCTTGACGCCGGGCTGGGCGCGGACGCGGCCACGCTGCCGGCTGTGCGGGTCAGGGACGCCGACGCGGGTACCGGTACGGAGACGCAGTTCTACGAGCCGTCCGGCACGATGTTCATCGTCAGCGCCGACTCGGGGCGCGTGCAGGAGGGCGACACTGAGGCCGCGGTCGGCTCGGACTTCGCCACCGGGGCGGACGCGCAGTCCCCCATGGTCGTGGTCCCGCCACCGGGCGCGGACCTGGCTACGGGGGCTGAGTCGGGCAGCTTCGTCGTCCTGGTCAACGCGCTGGCGGACATCGACGGCGGGACCGGGGCTGAGTCGTGGGCCACTGCGGGAGGCAGGGCTGACCTCGATAGCGGCGATGGCGCGGACTCGCAGCTGTCGCTTTACGCACCGGCTGGCGCGGACGGCGGCACTGGCGGCGAGCCCGGCGCTTACCAGCTGGGGATCTGGGCGTTCCCGCCGCCGTGGCTGTTCAATCCGAGCGGCGGGCTGCGGGTCGTCTGGCACGAGGGGCAGCCGGATGAGGTGGTGGTCCGCGAGTGGGAGGGCGAGTTCACCCGCCACCTGGACGCGGCGCAGCGGTTCTACGAGATCATCAGGGACTCGGACTCGCTGGAGTTCGTGTCGGACGCCGACGCGGCGGCTGGGAGCGACGTGAGCGGGCGGACGGCCAACGTCGCGGTGTGCGTGTTCGGGCCTGATATGGTGCAGCTGGTCAGCGGCGTGCGGATCGTCTGCGGGGTGCCCAGCTAGTGGCTACGATAGGCTGAGATATGGCGCTTACGGCAACTCTGGAGATCTTCGGCAACCAGTGCTCCTGCGTGGCCACGGGCACATATGGCACCACTACGCCGGCCGCTGGTACCAGTGAGAGCTGGGTCATGGGGACTGGGTACACGACGTTCCCGACGCCGCAGGACAGTGTGTTTCCGAACACGTTCTTCCGAATCGTGGACCCGGCCGCGCCATCGGAGATTATGGCGGTGGTCACGGGGGGCGGCGGGTCTTCGTCGTGGACGGTGATTCGTGGGGTTGAGGGTACTGTCGTCGCGCACTCGGCTCTGGCCACTTATGACATGGTGATCAGCGCAGGTACGCTGCAGAACCTGAAGCAAGCGTCTAATGCGGTGACGACACCAGTGACGATCACGACCAGCACTACGGAGACTGTGCTGGCTACATATACTCCCACGGCTAATGACCTTGAACTCGGGGCTACATTCGAGGCGCTGGCGTTTGGATCGATTACCGCGCATGGTGGCACGGCACGCGGGAACCTGGGGTTCAATCTTTACTGGGGCGGGTCTGGATCGGCTGGCGGTGCGTTTACATCTACGGGGTCTACCAAGCTGGCCAGCCTGGTGCAAGGCACCAATATGCCCTTGTTCACTGTGACTACGGTGGTGGCTGGAGCTAGTTTTGATGTTAACGGGCAGGTTACTATCCAGGGCCTCTCAGCAGGTGTGGTGACATCGGCCGCGGCTAACATCAACTGCTTCTACGGGCCGTATAACTCTAGTAATAGCCTGGTTGCGGCCAGTGGTATGCAGAGTGCTGTGGCGTCTAATAATGGCGCAGCTGCGGCCAGCTCTGGCTCGGCGGTGACGGTCAGCGGGGCCAGCTCGACGTCTCCTCTAATTCTTACTGCGGTGTGGACGTCTGGGTTCACTGTCTATGGAATTACGGCTACTGCGCCGGTTATCTACAGGGTGGCGTGATGACTCGTCTGGTATGTATGTATGGTGGTGACTATCCGTTCGAGTCGGATCTGGACCCGAGGGTGAAGGCGGCGCTGGAGAAGTACGCTCCCCAGGTGGGGTTGGAGGTCGAGTGGGTTGACACAAAGCCCAGTAGACAGATATACGCTGATGAGATGGAAAAGCGGTGGAACGGCACCGAGGACCTGATTATCGTTGAGCAGGACAAAGAGATATTCATGGATACTCTGCCTAGTTTGCTAGGATGCCGTGAGCCGTGGTGCGGGTACACGTTCTGGCAGAACCCGGAGCCGCACACTAACTTGGTGATCGGCGGGTTCGGGGTGACTAAGTTCAGCGCGCAAGTGCAGACGTGGTTCCCGGTGTCGGCGTTCCGTGGTAAGGATCAGGTTGGCATTGACCGGAGGTTCTACGATTACCTCATCAAGAATCACCGGTTTGGCATCCACTTGCACGGCAGCGTGGTGCATCACCATGTCTACGAGCCGCGGCCGGAGTCGGTGCGCCGTTATGTCCGTATGTTGCGCGAGCGTGGAGTGATCGCTCCGTCTCTCGCGCCACCGGCGCTAGACCCCGGTCTGCTGCCTGGTAGCTATCGTCTGCCCGATAGGTAGAGGCATGGCGATCTTCACCTCTGGCATCACGCAGGCGTACGTGACCAACAACGCCCAGGCCAAGCTGGCGGCGCTGCGCAATGCCCTGGAGGATGTGGAGAACTTCTACGAGTGGCTGTCGGCGTACGCAGAGTCTGACCTGGAGACGATGGGGTTCACCACGGCTGACGCGACGGCGATATTCACGGCGTTCGCTGACGCCAACGCGCTGTACCAGATCTACACCACCGGGCTGCCGCCGGGGACGTACCCGCAGCCGGCCAGTGCCTACGTGTACGCGGCGAGCCAGCGGGTGATCATCGGGCCGCTGAGCTAGGGCTTCCAATCTGACGGGAGGCCGCCATGGCGTGGTCACGCCTCCAGTCCAACAGCGCGACCAACAGCAGCGGGAACGCGTCGGTCGCGTATACCAGCAACCTGACGTCCGGCTCGGTGATGATCGCCATCGTCGGCCTCAACAGCGATGATGCGGTTCTTGGTACTGCGTGCACGGTCAAGGATAGTAACAACAATGCATTCACGTTCCTTGGCGGTAACGTAGCGGCTGGGTGGGACTTCCTCGGGGTGTATGTGCTGGCCACCCCGTCCGGGGACGCTGGTACTAAGCCGACTATTACCGGCACATTCAATGTCACGGATAACTTCGGCTGGGTTATCCTCGTGCAGGAGATATCAGGGATTAGCGTCACACCGGACGGCACCCTGGCAGGCAATAGCGGGAGCGGAACGCCTGCGACGCTGGGTGCGTACTCGGACACCGCGTCTAATGAATACCTGCTCGTGGTCTACGGTGACGCGGCTGGTAACGCGACGGCGACTACGCCGACTGGCTACACGGCTGACCCATCCAATAACAGCGGCAGCTTCAACTTCGACCTGTTTGTGTTTTATAAGAACTCGACCGGTGGCACTGAGTCCGCGTCCATTACCACGAACACGTCTGGTGACTGGTCTACCACGGTCGTGGCTCTTAAGCTGGCTGGCGGGACGTCCATCTCCAGCTCGGATAGCGGGACTGGGTCTGAGCTAGGCACCGTGTCTGGCCCGGTTGATGTCACGTGGAAGCCGACGACGCTTAACGGCACCAACACTCTGACGTCCACGTCGTTCACGCCCAGCCCTAATGTGCTGCTGGTCGCCATCGGCGCGGTATGTAACGGCAACGGACTGACCACTACCAGCTTCACGCTGACGGGGACGGGGCCTCAGACATGGACCCAGCTTCTGTTTGCTAACGATGGGTCCGGTGCAGGTGGCGGGTCAGCCGTATGGGTGTCGGACTCGGGGTCTTCCCCGGCCAGCCAGACTGTTACTGTTACTGCGCTGCCGTCCACGGTCACGGACTGTGACGTCATGATCTTCGAGGCTGTGGGCGCTGCTGACGCGGCTGCGCAGATAGCTCAGGCGGCGCTGAATGGGCAGACTGCGACTGGCACGCAGTCCGGTATCACCATTACCCCGGCGCAGACGGGATCGATGCTGGTGGGTGCCTGTGGTCAGGCACCGGCGACTGCGTTTGTGGTGGATGGCGTAATCACTGACACTTTTGCCGCGCCTGCCAAGGGCGCCAATAACGGGTATGCGACGGCGTTCTACGCCATAGCCAGGACGACGGCCGGGGTTGCGGTTACCTTTGGCGCGACCGCTACTCGTAATAAGTCAGCCTTCACTGGCGTAGAGATCATCCCGCCGGCTCCGTCGCCATTGCCGATGACGGCGGCGAGTCCTGGCAAGGCTGTGCCTGGCGCAGTTAGCCCGGGAGTTATCCCGGTGTCAGGCGGCGGATCGACTCCCAAGTCCAGCTCGGATGCGAGTGCCGCGGGGGCGGACGCGCAGGCGCTGACCGCGAGGGTGCCGAGCGCGGATACGGGCACCGGGGCCGAGCTGCAGGGCGTTCACGAGATCATCCCGGAAGCTGGGCTGGACACCGGCGCTGGCCTGGAGACGCAGGCGCTCACGGCCAGGGTGCCCAGTACGGACGCTGGCACTGGGACCGAGCTGCAGGCGCTCACGGCGTTCGTGCACGACTCGGACAGCGGCACGGGCCTGGAGACGCAGAGCGTCGTCCAGTTTAACCAGGTGGCATCGCCTGACTCTGGGGCCGGGCTAGAGGCGCAGGGCGTCATAGCATCCGTATCCGGCTCGGACACGGGCACTGGAGCGGACGCGCAGGCGCTGGGCGTCGCTGGGGCGGACAGCGGGTCGGGCGCTGACGCCGGGCAGGTGCGAGCAGCCCTGTTGTCGGCTGACGTTGGCACTGGAGCTGACGCCCAGCAGATCGGCGTGGCGAGTTCTGACAGCGGAGCGGGGGCGGATGGTACCGGGACGGTATCTGCCCGGCTGAGTTCGGCTGACACCGGCACCGGTGCTGAGGCGCAGTACGTGCTGGTCACCTCGGCTGATGCTGGGACGGGGGCTGAGACTGGCGTTATCGTTGCGACGCTGGCCGGTGCCGACTCTGGGTCTGGGACTGAGGCTCAGTACGTCGGGGTGGCCAGCGCTGACGCAGGCACCGGCCAGGAGGCTGGGCAGGCTAACGCAGTCGTGCTGGCCGCGGACTCGGGTACCGGGGCTGAGGCGCAGATCATCGCGGTGGCTTCGTCTGACGCTGGGCTGGGTGGTGACGCTGGCACTGCGACTGAGACCATCCCGGTGGCCAGCGCCGATACTGGGCACGGTGCTGAGACCGGCGTTGCCGCGGCCAGCCTGGCGGGATCGGACAGTGGCACCGGGGCGGACGCCCAGGGCATCGGCCTGTCTGCGCTGGACGCTGGCACTGGGGCTGAGACTGGCGTCGTCACGGCTGCCCTGGCTGGCCAGGACGCGGGCACCGGATCTGATGCGCAGGCAGTATTGCTGGCGTCGGCTGACGCGGGCACTGGCGCTGACGCCGGGCAGTCGTCGGCCAGGCTGGCGGCAGCGGACAGCGGGTCGGGCGCTGAGCTGCAGATCGTCGGGGTGTCCTCGGCCGACGCTGGGTCTGGGCTGGACGCTGGCGCTGAGGTCAGCACCACACCGGTGTCTGGCAGCGACGCGGGGTCTGGGGCTGAGGCGCAGTTTGTCGGCGTCAGCGGGCTGGACGCGGGCACCGGGGTGGAGGCGGTCAGCGACCTCGACCGGCTGAACTCGCTGGACACCGGGCAGGGCACGGAGGCGCAGTTCGTCGGCGTCCGTGGGCTGGACGCGGGGACTGGAGCGGACGCGGGCTCTGTCTTCGAGACCATCCCGGTGGCCGGGTCGGATACCGGCGCTGGCGCTGAGGCTCAGGTCATCCTGGTGGCTAGCGCGGACGCTGGCACGGGTGCGGACGCGGGCAGCCCGTTCGAGATCATTCCGGTGGCTGGGTCCGATACGGGTAGCGGCAGTGCAGCTCAGACTGTTCGGGTTAACGCGAGTGACGCTGGCACTGGCCAGGAGGCGTCCAGCGTCGCAGCGGCGGCGGCGGGGGCCGACGCGGGCACCGGGGCGGACCAGGGCGTCCAGCTTGGCCTGGCAGGGCTGGAGGCGGCATCCGGGGCCGACGCTGGCACTGTCGTCGCATCGGCCGCTAGCGCGGACGCGGGCACTGGCGGCGAGGCCTGGAGTGTCATCCTGCCGCTGGCCGACGCAGGCACCGGGGCGGAGTCTCAGGCGCTGCTCGCCCGGCTGGCGGACAGCGACCTCGGCACGGGCGCGGACAGCGGGACGGCCAACAGGTCGGGCAGCCCGTCCGACAGTGACCACGGCACCGGCGCTGAGGCGCAGACGGTCACCGCCCGGCTGGCGGACAGCGACCTCGGCATGGGTGCTGAGGCCCAGCAGACTGGCGTGATGGTCACCGGTGCTGACGCTGGCATCGGGGCTGAGGCACAGCACGAGGCGGTGGCCGCGGCCGACTCCGGGTCCGGCTCCGAATCGCAGTTCACGCGGGTCAGTTCGGCCGACGCTGGGTCTGGCGCTGAGGCGCAGACGGTCGTCGAGCAGATGGCCGGATCGGACAGCGGCACCGGAGCCGAGTTGCAGAGCGTCCGGCTGCCGAGCGCAGACGCTGGGACTGGCGCTGAGGCGCAGTCGCTGGCGGCTAGGCTGGCTGACTACGACCTCGGCCAGGGCACGGACACCGGGCAGGTGATCGGGCAGTCCGTGCAGGTGTCCTCCTCGGACGCGGGCACTGGCGCTGACCTGACTGGCCAGCTGGGGCTGGCATCAGCGGACGTAGGGTCCGGGGCTGAGGCTCAGGTCATGCTGGGCCGCCCGGCTGACGCCGACACTGGCACCGGCACGGACGCGGGGCAGCAGACGGGCCACCCGGCGGACGCGGATCACGGAGCTGGCGGCGACCTGACTGGCGCGGTCGGGCTGGCGTCGGCTGACACGGGCACTGGGGCCATGGCGCAGGCGATCGGCCTCGCGGGGTCCGACGCGGCGGCCGGGCTGGAGTTCTGGGGCATCGTTGCGCACCTGTTCGACCTGGACAGCGGGGCGGACACGGAGTTCGGGTTCGTCCCTGGGCTTATCCAGTTCGTGTCCGACTCGGACGCTGGCACCGGGGCGCAGGGCTACGCCATCGGGCTGCGATTGTCGGACGCGGGCACCGGGGCGAGCACGGAGGCGGTGCCCGGCCAGTCTCTGGATGTGGGCGATTTCGACTCCGGTCACGGTGTGGATGGCCTCTGGTACACGTGGGGGACTGGCTGGGGGGCCATCATCTTTGACCTGCAGATCGTGGCGGCGCAGATCAGCCAGGATGCGGCTGGTGAGGCGCAGCTGGTGATGCTGGCTGAGCCACCGTCCTAGCACCCGATTGCAGAGACGTGACGCTCTACGTCGGGATGAACATAGACCTCAAGGTCCGCGGCACGGACGGCTTCACGCGGAAGATCATCGCGGACGCCGGGTGCACCATTAACCTGTTCGCTCCGCCCAAGAACCCGCAGGAGAACCCGGCCGACCGGGAGGACCCTGACTACGTGGCCACGGCGACATACGACACGCCCAGTCGCTACTACATCGCCACCGTCCCCACGACTGGGTGGGTACCGGGAACGTGGTGGATGCAGGGCATCATTTCGGGCGGGTCGGAGAACTACTACGCGTTCGACTTCGAGAGCTTCACGCTAGAGCCCTGACAGTTGCCAGAGGTGTGCCTATCGGCGTACCATCCGTTTAACCGTGCGTGCACGAGCAGCCTGTTGATGCCGCGGCGCGGCCTTCCCCCAGAGCCACCGCATGCACGTCAGGAGTACGTTTAATGGGCCTCGTCCGTCGTGAGCCGGTACTGATGGTGGGGGCTGGGCTTAACGGCCTCATCCTCATGTTCTTCGCGTTCTTCCCTGGGTTCCACCTGACGTCGGCTGAGCTGGCGGCGATCGGGACCATCTCCACGGCGCTGTGCGCGCTGGTCGGGGCGTTCCTGACCACCCCTCCCAACCAGGGGATCATCTCGGCATCCATATCTACGATACTGGTGGCGGCTGCGGCGTTCGGGCTGCACCTGAGCCCGCACACCATCGCCGTGGTGGCGGCCGGGATCGTCACGGTGATGAGCTACTTGCTGCGGCACAACGTGTCGCCGGTGGTCGGGCAGGCACCCGCCCCGGCCGGGAAGCTGTAGGCGGCGCGGCATGTCCCAGCCAGCGATTAGCGCTATTCCGCTTGCCGTGCCTGAGCAGGAGCAGGTGTTCCTGGTGGTCGGCGGCGTGATGCTCAGCGTCAACATGGTCACCGAGGCGCGCGAGATACTGACCGAGGCACCGGGCCTGATGGTGCGGCAGCCTCTCGCCCGATACCGCAACCCGCTCGCGCTGTGCGACTACCACAGCGAGGCCGCGCCGTACCGGGGCAAGTTCTACGCGTCGCTGACGTTCACCGGGCGCGGCGCGGCGGGCCGACCGGCCACCAAGCACGCGTTCATGCACGCGCTGCGGGTGCGATCGGAAGAGGCGATGCGGGACGCGCCGCTGATAGCGGCGATGCCCATGGCTGCAAGGGCTTACGAGGCGATGGCCACGGACGTCAGCTACGTGATGGCCATGTCCAAGATGGCGGTCGGCATCCTCCAGAAGCAGCACTCGTGGCGGCTGCGGTCGGAGCTGCGGCAGGCGCAGCAGACGGCGGCGGCGGAGTGCGCCAAGCAGGCCGGTGAGTTCAGCTGCGATAACAAATCAGCGTGCGGCACGGGCGCTTGCCGGTTCGCGTGCGGCATCTACAAGTCCGTGACAGCGCCCGCTGGAGACGGGAAGACGGCCCGCCCTGCCAACCACGGGGGCGGGCCGTACGCGTCGGACACGGCGCTGGCCGAGCTGGAGCGGCTGCAGCCGTTCCGGCTGCCGGCGTGAGCGAGACGGTAGAAAACCCTCGTGGTGCCCTCCGTGGTTTACACCGAATACGAGTCGGCGGAAACGGGGGCAAAGAGGGTGGGGGAAGCTGCATGGTGACTTATAACTACTACGTGGACCGGACGGACGGCAGCAAGCACACCGGCCTCTACAACGGGCCGGACGCCGCGGACGCGATGGCGGCCTGGAGCAGGGCCGTCACGGCTGGCCACGAGTACGTGATGATCGAGGCGCTGCGCGAGAAGCCTCCGCTGCCGCCCCCGGAGTTCGCTGAGACGGCTGCGCAGACGCTGGACATCGAGCCGGTGAAGGACAAGCTGCTGAGCGCGCACCACGCCACGACGCGGGACGGAGACCCCATGAACATCGTCTGCAGCTGCGGGTACGACGGGTGGCCGTGCCCCTATAAGAGCCCGGCGGCGACGCCATGACGCTGGATGAGGCCAAGGCGGCGGTCGAGCGGGACATCCGGCGCAAGATTGAGGCGGGCGAGCCGCTGGCCGGGGAGCTGCTGCCGAAGGACCCGGTGCGGATCGACGTGGTTGGCCGGGCACCATGGGACATGCAGGTGCGGGTCGTGTACGCCGACCGCGCGCCGTTCTACTTCGACGTCACGGAGGCGCGCTGATGGAAGAGGGATCGCACGGGGTCGAGACTGAGGCGGTCGAGAAGTTCGGCCCGGACGGGCAGCCGCTGACCGACGTCGGGGACCTGACGTCGGAGCAGATCAGCTCGCTGATCAAGCGGGCGCAGGCCATGTCGGTGATGAGCCGGGTGAAGTCGCGGAAGCTGCTGCGGTTCGCGCCGCCCGACCGGAACATCCTGCCGCCCCCGGAGATGGACCCGCTGCCGCCCCGGCTGCTGGGCACGACGCCGTTCACCACGCAGGCGGAGCCGCCGGAACCGGAGCGCGGGGGCACGTTCTTCTACTGCCCGTGGGCGGAGGACCGGACCGAGCACGGCCGGGTGACCCACTGGGCGTGCGGCGTCCTCAAGCCCGGCTGGGCCACCGGCACCCGGTTCCGCACCGAGGCTGCCTACCGGCGGCACTGGAGGCGTCAGCATGCCTGAGACGATGCCCGAGGCCGGGAGCAGCGGGCCGAACCCGTGCGGGCACCACCGGCCGTGCCGGATGGCAGCGCATGACCCGAACCCGCCAGCGCGGCTAGACCGGGAGCACGGTGTCTCGTTCAGCGGGCAGCCCATCAGCTACCCGGCGACGGTTCCCGGCGAGGTCGAGGTGCGGCGGGATCTCCCGGCGGTCCCTGAGTACGACCAGAGCCCGCAGTGGGTGCTGGTCGGGATAGACCTGGGGAATCAGGTAGGGGTGCTGGCGTCATCGTCGCTGACGACGGCGCAGCTGACCCGGAAACGGGACATGGTGATGAAGAAATCGCCCTGGGGCACGATGCGGGTGGAGGAGACGCACTGCGCGCTGGTGACCCAGTTCACCGACTTCACGTTCATCCGCGGCGACTCGTTCATCGATGTGATGCGGACGGTGGCGGAGGTGTGGCACCCGTGAAGATCAAGATCACCATCAACATGAAATGGCCCAGGCTGCTGCGCAGGCGGCCCAAGCGGCGGTGCTGCGGCGAGTGCCCGGCCGGGGCGTGCTGGAAGTTCGACCGCGGGGAGAGGCCGTGAGGGCCTGGACGGACTGGACCGGGCACGACTGGGAGGCCTGCTACCCCAAGCCATGCGAGTGCGGATGCCCTGGGTGCACGGACCTGCGAGAGCGGGGGGTTCACTGATGACCATCCCTGGCGAGACGGGGCGGCAGATGAACTCGGCGGTCAGCTGGGCGCTGCGGAACCTGCAGCAGTTCGGGGTCGAGCAGGAGGGGTCGCGCACCGCGGCCGACGTGCTGTTCGAGCTGTGGCGGCACGGCTACGCGGCCGGGACGCGGGACGAGAAGTCGGCTGAGAACAAGATCCGGCGCGCTCAGCCGCCTGGTGCGGTGCGGGCGGCGATGAGCGGGGCGCAGGCCGAGGCGGCGGCCGAAGAGGGCTGGGAGTGGGGCACTGGCCTGGGGCTGAAGCCGGGGCAGGCGTTCCGGTTCGGCGGGTGCGACACGGGGCGGCCGACCGTGGACCGCCACGCGGTAGTGTCCAGCGTCGCGCCGCACTTGCGGATGTGCCTGTCGGACACTGGCGAGCGGGTGCGGGTGCCGGTGATGTTCTGGATGAACACGGAGGGGGCGGAGGATGACAACGGACCAGCGGCCGCCTGAGGCCGAAGAGGACAAGCAGGAGCGCGAGCCGCTGCGGTGGCCCGACCGGATCGGCCTGGTGCACGGCGAGTGAGCGCGGACACGGAGTTCAACGCGCTGGGAAAGCCGGTGCCGACGATACGCCAGGTGGCGGCGCTCGACTGTGCGGTGGACGTGATGGGGGTGGACCCCAAGCTGGCCGACCCGGTGATCAGGGACGCGGCGCGCTACATCGAGCTGGACAAGCCGTGGCAGGCGCTGCAGGTCCTGCGCAACATCGTGGACCTGACCGGCGCTTACCGGCTGATGGCGGTGATGTGCACGGATGCCTGAGTGCAAGCACGAGATCGATATAGCCACCTGCGGGGACTGCACGCCGCGCCACGGGGCTGAGCCCGCGACGGTCGGTCCCCGCAGGTCGGGTTACGGGCGGGGCACGCTGGGGCCGTGGTTCACGGCCAGCCTGGACGGCGACTGCTCCGGCCCGTGCGGCGGGGAGATCTGGGAGGGCGACCGGATCAGGTCGGACGGCGAGGGCGGGTGGCTGTGCTCGGACTGCGGGCGCGACGCCGAGGACGACGAGAGGGTGCCGAGACTGTGGTGAGGTTCTGGTGGCGGCTGACGGTGGTCGCGTCGATCCCGGTGTTCGCGGTCGCGTACGCCGCCTGCGCGGCCCTCATGCTGCCGCTGGCGGTGGCTGGGTTCCTGGCCATGGCGGACGCGATGCTGGGCATGGCGCTGTGGTTCGCGGTGTCGGACACCTGGGACGCGATGACGGAGCGGGCGAGGGGGGAGCGGTGGTGAGCGGGGAGCCGTACGACTACGGGGACTATGCGCGGCTGGCGGCGGCCGGGGAGCGGGCTAGCCTTGCGGACTCGTTCACGGAGGCTGCTGACGCGGACCGGCTGTGGGCGGCGTCTACGGCGCTGCCGTCGCACGAGCAGATCATGACCATGGCGCACGCGGCTGCGTCGGCGCAGAGCCAGCTGGAGTACTACGCGCACATGACCGAGCAGATGGGCTTGGCCGCGGTCGCGATGGACGGGTTCGCGGGCACGTTCGCGACGCAGGACGAGCTGGCGCAGTTCTGCGAGCCGCTGCCGGAGCCGAATCCGGGCGACACCGCCGAGGAGCGCTACTACCGGGCTGCGTCGCGGTGGGAGACGCGGTGCTCACAGAGACAGCGGTGGCGGGTGAAGTGGCACGGGATGTCCTGCGTCTGCCGCGGGTGCCTGGACGCCGACTTCATCGTCTACATCTACGAGGACATCGAGCAGCTGGAGGTGCGGGGCTTGTGACCCAGATGGACCTGGACATGTATACCAAGGCCGTCTACGCGATCAACGTGTCGAACGGCTGGCGGGACAACCCGGAGGAGAAGGACCCCACCTTCGCTGAGGCGATGATGCTGCTGGTCACCGAGATGGCCGAGGCGTGCGACGCGTGGCGGAGGTGGGGGTTCGATGACGCCACCGAGCCGGGCTGGATCTACGCCAAGGGCAAGCCGCCGCCTAAGCCCGAGGGGGTCGGGTCGGAGTTCGCGGACATCCTCATCCGGCTGCTGGACGACTGCCACCTGTTCGGGTTCAAGCTCTCCAACGGGGTGCCGTGGGCACCGGTCGAGGGGACGCGGGCGTCGCTGATGGGGGCCATGTGGAACCTGACCGGGCTGGCGGTCAAGGCGGGCGAGGCGCACACGTTCGGCAGCCAGGCTGAGGTGGCGGGCCTGATGACCACGCTCTACCGGCACCTGGCCGGGTACGCGCAGGTCTACGGGATCGACCTCCGGGCCGAGGTCGATCGCAAGCTGGAGTACAACGCGACCAGGGGGTGGCGGCATGGAGGCAAGAGGATGTGAGCTGGACCCGGCTGCGCTGTGGTTCTCGCAGTTCATCCCGTACAAGCCGGCTGGCTGGGAGCACGACCAGTGGTGCTGGCGGCACTGGGCACCGTGCCCGCTCTACGACGCCAACGGCATCGCGGCCAGCCTGGAGGTGATGGCCACCTGGCGGAGCGCGCACGTTCCCCTGGGCACGACGTTCGCTGAGGCCAACGTGCTGATGGCGGAGGCCGGGAAGCTGTGCTGCGCGCTGGGGGACGACGCCATGTTCCGGGTCTGGGGGCGGAACGGGCCTGAGAGGTCATCGTGAGGCCGATGCCGTCTGAGTGGTTCACGCCCGGCGAGCCCGCGGAGCGGGTGGTGGCCATGCTGGCGGAGGGGTTCTGCCCGTTCGAGAAGATGACGGCGCTGGACGGCACCGGCCTGTGCCGCGACTGCGGCGGGTGCTGGGAGCTGGTGCGCTCGCCGGGTGACCGGGTGACGGGGTTCTCGGTATGCTGGCGGGACACGCGGCTGCCGGACGAGAGGTCCACGACGATCTCGGCCTACCCGTTCGGCTGGCTGGCGCAGGCGCGGCTGGATCAGGAGGGGGCGCGGCGGGCATGGGACCGGTGAGGCGGCACGACTGCCCCGCGTGCGGGCGCAGCCATCCGGACGAGAGGCAGCGCGAGCGGCTGCCGGACGGGAAGCGGACGCCGGGCACCAGCGACTGGTGCGAGTACGCTGGGTGCCATCACCCGGCGCTGGGCGAGCTGCGCGCGCACTACTCCGGCCACCCGCTGCCGTGGTCGATGTGCGCTGACCACATCCGCCCGGCCGCGCACCCGTCCGACCTGAGGAGATGGCTGGTGCTGTGGCGATGACGGCCTGCCTGTGCACGGCCAACGCGACGGTGACGGTGGAGTGGGAGTGCCGCCACGGGCACAAGGGCTATGCTGCTCTGTGCAGGGAGCACGGGGCCATCCACGTGGCCGCGCTGATGTCCGGGGACATCCGGTGCGGGGCGTGCAGGAAGCGGGACGGGACAGAGGCCGCGGTCGTGCTCCGGAAGATCAACGGCAAGCCGGTGGGGAACCGGGCGGGGAGGCAGGTCTTGTGAAGCAGGTCTACGTGGCCAAGGGGTCTGAGGTGCTGGCGCTGCGGAGGCGGGTGCGTGACCTCGAGAAGTCGATGGCGGAGCTGGAGGACCGGGTGGCCGACCTGGAGCTGTCGCAGGACGGTAAAGTGGAGGACGGGACTTAGCTGCAGGGTGGGGACATGGGCATGTCATGGCGTCAGGCGCGCGAGGCGCTGACGGACTCCGGGCGCGGAGCGAACGAGGCGCAGGACATTCTTGACGACCTGGCTCACTTCCCCGATAGGTCGTTCAGCTACGCCGCGGACGGCGGCGTGCGCTGGCTGTCGTACGCGGGCCTGGAAGCCGGGCAGCCGGTCTACGCGTCGGCCGGGCGCTGAGGTGGTAGCACTGTGGTGTGCCCGGGTGTGGTGCCAGGGGATAGCCCTGGACGAGGTTCTGGCGGTCTGCGCGACTCCGGCCGTCACATGGAGGGTCTCGTTGAAGTACCGGGCACCGGCGATGAGGGAGGGGCGGCGCACTGCTGGCCGCGCTTGCAGGGGCGTGGCTGAGCCGCTTACCGTCCCTCCCGATTCGCGGGGGGCGCCATGCCGCTAGCGCACCTGTGGTTCTTCGAGTGCGACGTGATCAACTGCGGGCAGGAGTTCATGTCCTACCGCGGCACCGCGCTGGCGGCGCGCTACGAGGCCCGGCACGCGGGGTGGTCATCGACCGACTGGCGGACCGAGAACGGCCTGTGGTTCTGCGAGAAGCACGCCGACGTGGGCGCGCTGATGGTGTGGGAAGAGGAGCGCTACAACCCGGCTGACCACGAGACGTGGTGCCCGCGGCGGCGCGGCAGCAGCTGCCAGTGCAAGGCGCACACCCCCAGCCTGCATGACCGGGCGCTGGGGGTGTCGCTGGACCGGAACATCGTGAACGTGCCGCTGCCGGACGTGATCAAGCTGCCCCCGGAGGCGGTGGAGGAGATCGGTGAACAGCACTAAGGCGGTGGTCATGCTGATGACGGTCGAGCCGACTGACCGGGCGCTGGCCGGGTGGCAGCCGTTCGACCGCACCTGGCTGACGCAGCACTACCACGGTGAGGACACGCTGCACCTGGTGGAGGTGAGGGGCGGATGACGACGGCGCTGGACCCGAGGCGGATGCGGCCGGACATGATGCAGGGCGTCGCCAACGTCGTGCAGTCCAGCTACGATATAGAGCTGCCGCACATGGAGCCGTGGAACGACCGGCCCTGCCCGGCCCACGCCGAGCTGACGGCCGGGTGCAGGCGGTGCGGGGTGAAGCCACGGCGGCACCAGCGCATCGGGATCACCTGGCTGTACCTGACGCCGCGGGCGGGGCTGTTCGACTCGACCGGGCTGGGCAAGACGGTGCAGTGCGCGGGGCTGCTGTCGCTGCTGCTGGGGAACGGCGAGATCGGCACCTTCGCCCAGCACTCGCGCAAGGGCCTGATCATCGCGCGGGCGGCCACCATCGCGCAGTGGCAGGCCGAGCTGGCGCGGATGGTCCCCGACCTCATCACCATCGCCGTCACCGGCACGGCGGCCGAGCGCGGGCGCAAGCTGGCGCGCGATGAGTGGGAGGTGGCGCTGATCGGCCCGGAGATGCTGGCGTCCAAGGTGGCCAAGGGAGCCGACCAGCTGTCGCATCATGACATCGGCACGGTCATCTGCGACGACATCGACTGCCTGCGCAACGCCAACAAAACCTCGCGTACGATAAAGGAAATCTGCGACAAGGCCGACCGGGTGGTGATCGCCACCGCGACGCCGCTGGACAAGAAACTGACCCAGCTGTACGACCTCGGCACGATCCTCGGCTGGCGCAGCTCGCTCGGCTCGCGGCAGGAGTTCCAGCACCGCTACGTCAACATGGAGCGGGTCTACTACACGCCCAAGCTGAAGCCGACGCGGTGCCGGTGGTGCAAGGCGTTCCTGGTGGCCGACCACGCCAACAAGCTGTGGGTGGACTCCAAGACAAAGGCGTCCGGGCCGTGCCCGGCGCGGCCGACCGACGCGCACTTCCCGCTGAGCAGGATCACGCCCGGCCCAAAGTTCACCGAGCAGGAGAAGGGCGTCAACCCGGAGCGGGTGGCCGAGTTCCGGCAGCGCATCGCGCCGCTGGTGCTGCGGCGGACGGCCGACCAGTGTGATGACATCCAGATGCCGGGCGTTATCGCCTCGCAGGTCTGGCTGACGCTGGGGCCTGAGCAGGCGCTGCGGTACATGGAGCTGCGCAAGGGCGTCCTCACGCGGATGGACCAGACCGGGAACAAGGTCAGCACCACCGAGGCGCAGGCGGCGTTCATGCGGGCGCGGCAGATCGTGAGCGGGCTGGCCACCCTCGATACTGGCAGGACCGGTGAGTCGGCCAAGCTGGATTGGGTCACGGAGGCGCTGAGCGGCGATCTGAGCGGTGAGCCGGTCGTGGTCTACAACTACTTCAGGCCGACGCTGGCGGACCTGTCAGCGCGCCTGACGGCGGCCGGGATCGCCAACGTGCGGATCTGGGGGGAGCAGCACGCGAGCGAGCAGGCGCACGCCATCGCTGCGTTCAACTCCGGGGCGGCCAACGTCATCCTCATCACTGACGCGGGCGGGATGGGGCTGAACCTGCAGAAGGCTCGGCGGCTGGTCATCTGCGACCCGCCGGTCAGCGCCGGGCGGCAGAGCCAGCTCATCGGGCGGATCAAGCGGGACTCCAGTGCGCACGAGACGGTCTACGTGCAGCAGCTGCTGTGCGAGGACGCGCCGGTGGACAAGGCCATGGCCGAGATGCTGGCGGGCGAGGCGGTGATGTCCGCCGCGGTGCTGGACGCGGGCACCCTGGCCAGCGAGTGGGACTGGGCCGACGACCCGGAGTGGATGATGCGGGCGGTGGCCGGTGCCTGACGAGAAGCCCATCGACCCGCCGATCGACCAGCTGATGCAGCAGCTCATCGTGCAGGCGCGGGCTGTCGCGTGGCGGCACTGGCACGGAGCGCCGTACGTGCTGGAGTTCGAGGAGCTGGTCAGCCTGGCTTACAAGGGGCTGACCGAGGCGGCGGCGCGGTGGGAGGTCTACTGCGAGAAGAACGGCTACGACCCCTCCTGCACGAGGTACTTCAGCGCGTACTGCCTGCGTAGGATGAACGGGAGCATCCTCGACTACATGCGCGGCCAGGACTGGGTGTCGCGCACCGTCCGCAACCGCGCTCGCGCGCTGCGGGAGGCGGGCCAGGACCAGGGCGCGTCGGAGGCGCAGCTGTCGGAGGGCAGCGGGCTGACGCGCGAGCAGGTGAACGACACCCTGGCCGCCATGAACAGGCGGCCGGTCGGGTTCGACCCCATCGAGCACGACGTCACCGACGCGGCGGACACCGAGTCGCACGCGGTGGTGGACGACCTGCTGGCGGGGGCGGTGCAGGTCATGGAGGGCATGCCGCTGGCGACGCAGTTCAGCATGTGCCTGACCTTCTACTACGGGATGACAGTGCGGCAGGCGGCTGAGACGATGGGGATGGCACCGGAAGAGGTGACGGTGCTGCAGCAGCAGGGCGTGCTGGCGGTGCACGAGGCGCTGGCGCGGGCGGCGAGGGGCCGGGATGAATTACCCTGAGCGCGAGCGGCTGCCGGTGCCGCAGAAGGTCTACTGCCTGGGGTGCGGGGCCGAGACGTACTCGGTCAGCTTCATCTGCGGCACGTGCACGATCACGGGCATGACTGAGACGGGATGGATGATGCCACATGGGCCTGACGCAGACTGACCGGGCGGCCGGGGCACAGTTCAAGTTCCGGGCGCAGCACGCGCTCGACTGTCTGTGGGTGGAGAACCGGGCGGCGGCGCAGTGCAGCCCGCAGGTGCGGTTCTACCGGCACGAGTGCCCGGCGGTGGACGGGCGCACCCGGTCGGTCCGGCTGGAGGACAGGACGTACACCAGCCCGGAGATGTGGGTGGACTGGAATAAGGGGAACCCCCAGGTCTACAGCGAGGCGCAGGCGAACGAGCGGCTGGCGCGCGGCATGGTGGCCGAGTACGAGACGGTGCTCGCGGGCCGGTTCGCGTTCACCTGGAAGACCGGGGAGTGCAAGCACTGCCACCTGACGGTGATGTCCCGTGAGGGGGTGCTGAAGGACCTGCGCCCGGCGGTACGAGACAAGGACAAGGCGGGGGACCTGGCGGTCTTCGCGCAGGGTCCGCTGGACGTGACGCTTACCCCGGCCATTAAGAGGGAGCACGACCTCATATGAATAAGTACCTGAGCATGGCCATCTGGTACACGGCGCTGGTGCTGTTCCTCGGATCGTTGTACGTGTTCGGGGTGGCGTCGGTGAACCTGACGGCGGTCCTGGTGTGGGTGGGAACCACGCTTATGGCCGGGCTTGCGGCGTACTCGGCTCAGGCTCGGGCGGCGCGGATTGAGAAGCGCTACCGTGAGCTGTGGAGTGAGCGGTGCGAGCTGTCGAACCAGATTCCCGTGCTGCGGCACGAGCTGGGCGAGATGCAGAAGCAGCTGGACGGAGGAGAGCTGTGAACCGGTGGGACCCGGACGCGCGGCCGAACAAGGACGCTGAGGCGGCCGTCAACGAGCACGGCGAGAACATCGTCCCCATCGAGGCGGTGATCAGCGACAAGAACTCCAAGAGCCTGCACAAGCAGGCCGAGCTGACTGAGCAGATCCTGGCCGAGCGGCGCTCGCGGGCCAAGGAGCCGGTCCACATGGAGGGCCTGAAGCCGATCCCGGACGCGCTGCGGTCCACCCTGCCCGGCGCGGGCGTCATCCCCGGCGGGCCGGAGGCCATGGGCCTGGCACCGTCGATGCGGCGGGCCATCCCGGCTCCCTACCAGCGGGACCGGATCTCGATCGACCACCACGGCAAGACGTGGGGCTACATGAAAGCGTCGGACGTGCAGCCGGGGGACATCGTGGTGGACTTCGGCAAGATCCACATGGCAACGGGGTTCGTCGAGCACGACACGGATTTCAGCAGCCGCGGGCGGCCGATCGTGGCCACCCGCGAGGGGATCAAGCTGACCAACATCGCTGGGGACTTCCGCGACTTCGACTCGCAGGAGCAGCTGCGGGTGTTCCGGGTGCACGACGCCGCGGAAGACACGTAGGTGTGGCCGTACTTCCTTGACCGCGTGCTGCCGGGGCTGATCACCTCGGCTATCGCGATCTTCGGGTTCAACACGCTGCAGGGGCGGATGTTCCGGCGCGACCTGCGCGACCAGACTAACGAGCTGAAGAGACATATGAGCGGGGAGGGCGATGACGACTCCTCAGGAGCCGGGGACGACGGTCCTGGCGGCGATCCTGCCGGGGAGGGCTGACCTGCTGGAGTCGGCCATGCGGCGGCTGCGGCCGGTGCACTTCGGCGGGCAGGTCAACCCTCAGCTGTTCGCGCTGCTGGGGCGCTACCTGGACATGACCGGCGAGGTGATGACCAGGGCGGCGCTGCAGGGGTTCCTTGAGCAGCAGCGGTCGCAGGCGGGCACCGTGGCGATGTACCTGGAGGTCTACGACCAGCTGGCGGGCACGCAGGCCACGGACGGCGAGTTCGGGTGGGCGGTCGAGCGGCTGCGCGAGGTGGCGTCGGAGCAGGCCACTGGCGAGGCGCTGAGCGCGGCGTACGAGATCCTGACGCGCGGCGTGGAGGACAAGAACGGCGAGCGCGTGGTAGGCCCGGAGGCGGCCCGCCTGCACGTCCTGGAGCGGTTCGCGGCGATTGACGTGGAGCTGAACCAGTCCGAGTCCCCCGAGGGGGACATCCGGCAGGAGCAGAGCCAGATCATCGGGCGGTTCATGAAGTCGGTCGAGGGCCGCAAGCGGCAGGGCGGGCGGACCGGAATCGGCACCGGGGTGGCGGCGATCGATGACCTGCTCGGCGGCGGGCTGGGGAACGGGGAGCTGGCCCTGGTGGCCGGGTTCAGCAGCTCGGGCAAGACCAGCCTGTGCGTGTCCACCGCGTGGCATGCGTGCGTGGCGCAGGGTAAGAACGTCGTGTTCTTCACCAGCGAGACGCTGCGGCCCCAGGTCGTTAACAAGCTGATCGCCCGGCACAGCCGCCATCCGCAGTTCGATATGGAGCTGCCGGACGGGATCGACAGCAAGCGGATCAGGGAGGGGTCGCTGAGCGGCCCCGAGATCGCCGCCTACAGCGAAGTGCTGCGCGACTTCACCGATAACCCCGCTTACGGAAAGTGCTACGTGGCGCAGGTGCCGTGGGGCGCGACCATCGGGCAGGTGCGGTCCCGGCTGAGCCGGATCGGCCACCTGTTCGAGGTGCACCTGTGTATCATCGACTACCTCGGCCTGCTCAACTCTGATAGGAAGCGCGACACCTCGCACGAGGAGACGGCGCAGATCGTCAAGGACACCAAGGCGATGGCGGCCACGCACGAGGGCGGCACCGGGGTGCCGTGTATCAGCCCGTGGCAGGTCAACCGGCCTGGCCGGGACCGGGCGCTCAAGGAGGGCAGCTACGCGGGCATCGACCTGGCCGGGTCGGCCGAGGCGTTCAACACGCCGGACGTGGTGCTCACGCTGCTGGAGCCGGCCAAGATCGAGAACCCGCGGGCGTGCCCGGTCAAGGGTGAGCTGCTGAAGAACCGGGACGGGCCGCGCGGCGCGGTCATCCCGCTCAAGATCGACTACGCGACCAGCTTCTTCCGGTGCGAGGACGGGGGGTCCGTCTCCGCGCCTGGGGAGGTAATGATGAACAGCGCGGCTGACATCGGCACGCTGATGGGGGGATGACATGCGCAGGACGTGGAAGCTGGCGGCTGACCCGATCCGCCGCCGCGGGAGCGAGAGCAGGCGCGAGATCGTGGAGTTCGACGGGGACCGGCGGTCGGTGGTGGCCGTGGTGAGCGACTCGGACGCCATGGACGTGCTGGACCTGATCAAGCGGGTGTACCAGGACGGGCGGGAGGACCTGGCCGAGGACCTCGAGAACGAGCGCCGCATGCGGGACGCCGAGCGCGCCTGATGCCGGGCATGATCCAGGCAGCCAACGACGGCGTGACCATGGAGCAGGCGTGCCGGTGGGCGGAGGTGGAGATCCCGGAGGGGTTCGGCAATCGCAAGACGTGGTGTCCGTTCGGTCACATCGCCCACCCGGACGGCGGCACCGAGGCGGCGCTGCGGATCTACGAGGACACCAACAGCTGCTACTGCTTCGCCTGCGGCCGGGCGTGGCGGCCGGTCAGCCTGCTGGCGGAGTACTGGGACTGCACCCGGACTGAGGCGGCCGAGCGGATGATGAAGATGGCGGGGATCACCCTGCCTGACTGGCGCGACCGGTGGGCGGCGCTGCAGTACGAGCCGCCGCCCGGCACCGACACCCTGGCCGAGGCGCTGAAGACGTGGTGCGCGCGAATGCGCGGGCCGTCGTGGGAGAGGGAGCAGTTCGAGGAGCGGTTCGCGGCTCCGCTGGCAGCCTGTTTCGGTGTGCTCCCGGCGGTTTCAGACGCGCGGGACGCGGTAGAGTGGCTTGACGGTTGTAAATTGATTATGGAGCCACTGCTAAGGGGCTGAGGTTGAGTGCCAACGGACACAGCAGACGCGCTGCCCGATCTTCCCGGGGTGGTATCAATTTCGCTGGCGGCGGAGATGCTGGAGGTAAGCCGGCAGACGGCGCACCAGATGGTCAAGAGCGGCCAGCTGAAGGCGTGGCGGGTGAGGTCGGCCGGGAACGATCGGCCGGTGGTGGTAGACGAGAGCGACGTGAAGAAAATGCGCCGCAAGCGCACGCGGGTGGTGGCGGTTATCCCAACCGTCCACGACATGCCCGGCCTGGACGAGATGAGCTGAGCGACCCGGCTGAGGTGTTCGCGGCGACGCCCATCATGGCGCAGCTGGCGCGGGAGTGGTCCCGGCGCGACGAGACGGGGACCAGGACGGTGGTCGGGCTGGCCAACCGGGTGCCGTTCGATGAGACGCTCGGGCGCGGTCAGGACCCGACCATGCCGGACATCCCGGCTGTCTAGAGCAGCGAGAAGATCGAGTCGGCCACGCTGGCGCGCACGTCGGAGTCGGTGACGGCCGGGCGCTCAAACTCCTGCGAGTAGTAGTCGGCCGCGGCCACCGCGCTCGGGATGATGTTGAGGGTGCTGACGGCGCTGCCGAACCTGCTGTTGTAGACCAGGATCTCGCTCAGCTGCTTGTTCAGGTCGGCGGTCGGGTTGCCGGTCACGTACCCGGCCGGGAGCGGGGTCCAGCCGATCAGGCCGCCTCCGCCGTCGCCCTCGGACTCCGGGTTCCCGGCTGACTCCCCGGCGATGCAGGCCACGATCCCGGCTGCGGCGGCGCGAGAGTACCCGTGCGCGACCAGGAACTTGGCGATCGTCAGGTAGTTGTCGCTGCTGGCGACCACGGCGGCTGAGCTGGCGGTCGCGGGGACGATCACCACGGCGGCCTTGGCTGGTGCTTTGCAGCTGAGGCTGAGGCGCTGGCCGGTGAGGATCAGGTTGGGGTCGGAGCCGATCACCTTGCGGTTGGCGGCGTAGATGCCCTGCCAGTCGGATGCCTTGCCGCAGTGCGACTGGGCGATCTGGGACAGGGTGTCGCCGCTGTGCACGGTGTAGGTGGAGGCCAGCGCTGGCACCGACCCGGCGATGACGGCTCCGGTGGCGATCACTCCGGTGGCGGCGGTCTTGGAGACCTTGCTGGGCGGCTTCGGCTTCGCGTGTCGTCCGCGGTACATCGGTACTCCTTGTGGGAGGGCCGTTTCGGGGGCATGGAGACGGCAGGGGAGAATTATGTTTGACATGAGTTATATCGGCTAGCGGGAGAACTGACTTGCGCTTCACGATGCCGGTCACGCCGGACTGGAATGAGCTGTGCCTGACGGTGGCGTCGTCGCGCGGTGGCGACCCCTACCCGGTAGTGCTAGGTACTGAGGGGTGGGCGTGTCCGTGCCGCGGGTTCCAGTACCACCGCCGATGCCGTCACACGGTGACGTGCGCAGGCTGGTGGACCGCGGTCATCCCTCCATGTCGACTGCCTGAATTATTTGACGACTGTCAGGCGTTGGTGGTAACGTTCTGTCCTGTAACTAGTTCAGAAGGTGGGGGGCATGACACGGGAAATCTTTAAGGTCAGCGAGGTCGCGCCTGACCCTGGCCGGGTGTTCTACACCATCACGGCGGAGGACGTCAACAAGACGCACATCAGCACGTCGGTGGGCAAGATCCCGGTGGGCGAGGTCATGGGGCGGGTGCTCAAGGTGGACGTGGGCAAGCGGCTGTACCGGGTGCCCAACAACGCGCGGGACTCGTGGTTCTGGCAGGTCGAGAACGACCGGCAGCTGAGGGAGCGGCTGGCGCGGGGGCGGATGGCTGACGGGCCGCGCTCTGGCCCTGACGGCGCGGGCGGCCATCCGTGACCAACATGACGGTCCGGCCCAACGGACCATGCGCGCAGTGCCCGTACCGGCGCGACTGCCCCAGCGGCGTCTGGGACAAGTCCGAGTACGACAAGCTGCGCAAGTACGACGGGACCATCGCGCAGCAGGCGATGGCGGGCGCGCACCAGGTGTTCATGTGCCACCAGTCGGACGGGAGGATATGCGCGGGCTGGGCTGGGTGCCACGACATGCGCGAGACTCTGGCCATGCGGCTGCACTGGCTGAGCGTGGAGGGGTCGGTGTTCACCTACGAGTCGCCGGTCCCGCTGTTCGCGTCGGGGGCCGAGGCCGCGGATCACGGGCAGCGTGAGATCGACGCGCCTGGTATTGAGGCTGAGGCGGCCATCGAGAAGATCGTCAAGGTGCGCGAGGCGCGGGGGAACCCGGTCAAGTTCAAGGAGGACGTGGTGTACGAGGGCCTGCTGCGCAGCTACGAGAACGGACCTCGGATCTGGGACGCGGTGGCGGTCCTGCCGGGTGTATACGAACTGGAGGACCGGGGACTCATCGAGCCGGTCGGGTGCAGCGGGGCGTACCAGCTGACCGGGGCTGGGCGCAAGGCGCTGCGGAATAGTTCACAATTGTAAAGCGTTCTAGTCGGTGGAGGGGGCAGGATGACAGACATGATTTACCTGTGCGATTGGCTGCAGGAGAATGGGTTCCAGCTACGCACTGCGCTGAATGGCTGGGATATGTACGACTGCGGGCATGTCCGCGTCCTCATCGAGGACACCGACGTCACGGTGTGCGTGTTCGAGCCGGGGCGGGCGCGGATACCCGACTGGGAGGCGCGGTTCAGAGGAGCGCCTGCGCAGCCGGTGATCATTCCAACCATCCAGCTGGCGCTGGACACGGTGCGGGCAGCGATGCTCCCGCAGGACTAGGAGGGGTAAGCACATGCAGGAGATGGACCTGGACCCGACCCTGGCGTTCACGGCTCTGATAGAGCTGGCCCCGGAGCTGAGCGGGGAGCGGTCGGCGCAGTGGAAGCGCGACTTGATGGCGGCGTGGTACGCCCAGGATCGGGTCACGAACTTCTGGAAGTTCGCCCGGCAGTGGGCGTTCGAGCGCAAGATGCACGAGGCCACCGACCGGCTGACCACGGACCTCGCCGCGGCGGGGGACGTCGAGGAGAAGCGCAACCGGGCGTGGGGCAAGTACTCCGCGGAGCGGCTGGAGGCGGCGGAGTCGTGCTTCGGGCCGCAGCCGGTCAGGATGCAGCCCTCATGATCGTCATATGGCTCATCGTCTGGTGGATCCAGAAATTCCCGCACGTGGAGTGGTTCGGCCCGGTGTGGAATACCTGGGGCATCACTCTCCTGATCTCGATCTGCCTGCTATGAGCCAGGGCAGGTGCGCGGGATGCGGCGCGACGGGCAGCGTGGCGCTGATGCGCGAGCACACGCGGTACTGCCCGGAGTACGCGGATCTGTTCAAGGCCGAGCCAATGCGCGCGCTGGAGCCTGGGGTAGAGTACGCCCGGTGGGCGGACGAGCAGCGGGCGGACGACCGGGCGGAGCACCGCGAGGGGGCCATCGCTGAGGCCGACCGGCGGCGGGCGGTGCAGGCCGAACGGTGGAAGACGCCGGATGATTTGCTGGGGGGACCTGATGCCTGATGAGAGCCGGGTGGTGAGCCGCTACCATCCGCCGGACACGTCGGACAAGCGCGACGACGAGTCCTACTTGGAGTACTGGGACCGCAGGCGCGCTGAGATGCATGGCCCGGACTGCGACTGCGTGGTCTGCCGGCTGGCAGCCTGGGGTATTGGGGATGAGGGGCTATGACAGACGAGACTCCGCGCAGCGCGGCTCTGCACGCGGCGCGGGAGCGCCGGATGGCTGAGTGGTTCAAGGACCGGCGCTGGCGGGTGTGCACGGAGCTGGGCTTCGAGCATGACGACATGGTGGTGCGCAACGGCGAGCTGTGGGTCAAGAACGGCAAGGTCTTCAAGACGCCGTTCGGGAACAAGGGCACTCACGGCTACATCCTGCAGGAGGTCAACCCTGACACGGGGCTGGACGTGTGGGACGACAAAAAGCACGAGCCCAGCAGGGCGCCGTTCGGCTGGGTTACCATCAAGCACGCGGACGAGATGTTCCCCGGCTCCATAGTCGAGGTGCCACCCCGGCCGTACGGAAAGCGCGGCGGAGTGTCCGCGGCGCGGGACACAGAAGGTGGGGACAAATGACCAACGGAGAGCTGATCGCGGAACTGTCCAAGCTGGACGCGGACCTGCCGGTCACGGCGGGAGAGGACGGCGTGGACGTCACCGGCGCGGTCAAGTCGGACTACTCCGACGACGCGGGCAGTCATGACTGCGTGTACCTGTACCTAGCGGATGGAGATGAAGAACTGTGAGCAGCAACGCCGAGAACCCGGCAGTGGTCGAACTGCACGGGAAGGGGGTCTCTGAGGGCGAGATCGTCAAGACGCTGGGCCTGACCCGGCACGTCGTGCGGACGGCGATCGTCTACGAGCAAGGCCGCCTGGCTGGCCGGGAGGAGATGATCAAGGCTGCGGCTGAGGCCGTGCCCGCGGAGGTCGTGGCCGCGGCCGAGACGGGGGCGCGCGACGTGGCGCAGGCGGCCACCGGCAAGTCCCCCTGGGAGACGCACATCGAGGCGCTCATCAGGGAGATCCAGCAGCACATCGAGGCGGGCGAGCACGTGCCCGAGGCGGAGCTGCGGAAAAAGTTCAGCGTCAGCAGCACGGCGCTCTACAAGTACCGGGCGGTCGCTGCTGACCGCGCGCACCGGGGGGCCTGATGGAAAACCTGGGCCTGGACTTCACGGTCGGCAGCGTGCGGTGGTCTGCCTGGGTGGACGCGGACGGCCGGTTCGTCGCCAGCACCTCGGCTGACATCGGGGACGTGCGCGCGGACACCTACGCGCAGCTGAAGGAAACCGCCAAGGTCCGGGTCAGCCAGGCCAAGACCAAGGTCGATGTGCCCTACGCGTACCTGAGCCGCAGCAGCGGCAGGATCAAGCACGGCTCGGCTACCGGCATCCACGGGTCCAACAAGAACATCCTGGCTGTCGAGGGCGGGGTGAAAAAGCAGCTGGACCGGTACGCGGGCAAGGAGTACTTCAAGCCGCCGTCGCCGGAGGACGCCGCGGACCTGGAGCAGGCTGTCAAGACCAGGGACGCGGCCCAGGCCGAGATGGCCCGGATCATGCAGAAGTACCAGTTCTCGCAGGGCATGCGGACGGCGGTCGAGAATGCCGTCACCGAGGCCATGCAGCCGAAGGCTCCGGAGGAGTGAGCCGGGAGCTTCAGTGGCAGGTGCACGCCACATCCCCCACCGGCGCGGTCATGGTATTCGGGGTGCCCGCGCCGGATGGCGACCAGGCCATGGCGCTGGCCATGGAGCGGCTGCCGTTTGATCCGAGCGCTATCAGCGTCACGCAGATACCCGACCGCCCGCGCTTCCGATAGGGCACGGCACAACGCAGCTACGCGACAGGTGGGATGACGTCAATGATCGATGACGGTGTTCTGGCTCCAGCCAGCACGGACGAGATGTTCAGGCAGTATTACGGCTACGTCAGGCGGATCGTGGCCAACACTCCGGCGATCCCGGCGCAGGACGCCGAGGACGTGGCCATGGAGATCATGACCCGGCTGGTGGAGCGCGACGTGCTCGGGATGTTCGACCCCCAGATGAAGTTCGCGCACGAGGGCCAGCAGATGCAGGCCAAGTTCCGGACCTTCCTCACGGCGCAGGTGGCGCTGTACGTCAAGGGGCAGCGGGACCGGCTGGGCAGGCAGCGCAAGCATGAGGCGGTCGTGCTGGACGCGCCGGTGCCGGGGGCGGAGGGCACCCACCTGCTGGACCTGTTCGGCGGGGCTGAGGACGACATGGCCGACCTGGACGCGGCTGAGTGGATCAGGCAGGCGCGTGGGTTCCTGGCCACTGTCCCGCCGCGGTCGGCGCAGGACCGGTGCGACCTGGTGCGGCTGTTTGACGCGCTGATTGACCAGATGTCCCGCACGGGGCGGGTGAGCACGTCGGAGACGGCGCAGTCGCTCGGCGTCACCTCGGCTGTGACCAGCCGGTGGCTGCAGTGGATGCGGCAGAACCTCCGGCAGCAGGCGGTGTTGTCGGCGCGGGTCACGATCGACGGCGAGACGTACACTATGGCGCACTGCCGCCAGGCGGCGGCGCTGCTGCGGGCGCGCAAGGGGGCTCCGCACGTCAGGCAGCCGCTGGCGGCGGCGGGTAACCCGCTGGCGCTGATGAACTACCACAAGATCGCCCGGTACGAGCGGGCCACCTATCCGGAGTGCGAGGTGCCCCCCATGCACAAGGGGAAGGGCCACTACGCGCCGCACGTGCTGAACGCTGTGGTGCACCACCTGGAGCGCGTGGCACCGGCTCCCGCGTGACGTTCGTGGGCGGTGAGGTGACCTGCCCCAAGATCGGCCATGACCGGTGCCGGGAGGCGCTGCAGCTGGAGCTACCGGCGCAGCCCGTGCTGATGCTTGGGCCCGAGTCGATTGGCAAGTGGCTGATGGCCACCTGGCTGGCCAGCTACCACGCGCCGTGGTTCAACCAGTGGGTGCGGGCCGAGCCGCGGATCTCGCATATACGCGAGCTGCGCAAGTTTCTGACCACGCACCCGACGCCCAGCTCTCTGGGGTCCGGGTGCAAGGTCATCGTGGTCAACCTGGACGGGGCGAGGACGCCGGCGGTGCAGAACGCGCTGCTCAAGGAGCTGGAGGAGCCGCCGGACTTCGCCCGGTTCCTGCTGGTCAGCTCGACGTCGCCGCTGCCCACGATATCGAGCCGGTGCATCATCTGGAGGCTGGGCGAGCTGACTGACGCCGAGGTGTCGCGGGTGCTGGTCATGCGCGGCATGTCCGAGAAGGACGCCGCGGTCATTGCTCCGGCTGGCCGCGGGCGGGTGAAACCGGCGCTGGACGTGGCTGAGCGGTTCCGACCGGCGCGGGCGGCGGTGCTCGGCGTGGTGCGGGCCATCAACGGGAGGGACCGGGACCTGCTGGAGCGGGTGGTCAAGGGCTGGGGGGACACGGAGGACTGGATGCTGCGCGAGCTGTTCGGCGCTGCGGCGTCGGGGCGGCCCACTCCCCTGTTCAGTAGCACTGAGAGGCAGCTGATCGGCCGCACCGTGGCGCGCAAGGGCATAGCCTTGCTGGCGGCTAGCGGGCAGGCGAGGCCGGCGGCTTCGGTTCGCGCCCTGGCGGGCGTGCTGATGACGGAGGGCAGGACATGACGGATCAGCCAGAGCAGCAGGAGCCGGATTACGCGGCGGACATCGCGGAGCTGGAGGCCAAGCACGCCCAGCTTGCGTGGCAGAACGTGCAGGAGGTCGAGGCCATCGCCCAGTTCGGCGTGATGGTGGACCCGTCCAGCATCAACCGGCTGCGCATCGACACGTTCATCGCGTACGTGTTCCGGCGGATGGGCAACGTGAACGAGGACATCCGCAAGATCCTCACCTGGCAGTTCGAGATCGACTTCGAGGAGAAGTTCGGGGAGCAGCTCAAGGAGGTCAAGGGCGAGGCGCGCAAGGCGGTGCTGGGGATGGGCGGGCAGGTGTCCCCGGAGCAGATGCAGAAGATGTGGGGCAACGGAAACGGACACGGCGAGCCCGGCCCGGGCGGCCTGTTCCGGGGGTGAGCTATGGGCAGTTACAAGCAGTGGGCTGCGTCGTTCGCCAAGAACGGCCCGGCGCGCGTGACGTGGGTGTGCGGGCGGGAGCGGGTGCTGGTCAGCGAGGTCGTTGACTCGGTGGTCCGCGGCGTGTCCCCGGACTACGTGGAGGTGTACGCGGCCGGGCGGGACCGGGAGCCGGATATCTGGGAGGCGGCGCTGTCCAGCTTGTCGGTGCAGACGCGCGTGGTCATCGTGCGCAACGTCGCCGCGCTCAAGGCGTGGGGGCACCTGCACGCCTGGCTGCGGGAGCGGCCGAGGCACATCTACCTGGTGTTCGATGACGACCGCGAGGACTTCCCGCGCGATGACGGGCAGCTCGGCGTGCCGCTGACCTGGCTGCGGGACACGACTCTGGGCCAGCTGGTGCGGTGCTCAGCGCTGGACCCGGTGGACGCGGTGGCGTGGGCGCAGCGGCAGCTGCCTGGCCTGGAGGACTGGCAGGCGCGGCGGCTGCTGGAGCGGGCGTCGGGCAGCCTGTCTGAGGTGCGCACGGTGCTGGCCAAGGCGCGCATGCTCGGCGGGATCAACGACGCGGCCATCGACATGCTGTGCAGCGAGCTGCCGGGCGACTTCGCTGACCGACTGATTCTGGGGGACCGGCGCGGGGCGATGCTGGCGGCGGACTCCATGGGGCAGGACGGGCTCGGGTTCTCCCTGGGCCTGCTGGCGTCGCGGCTGGAGACCCTGGGCACACTGCACCGGGCGGCGCGGGACAACGTGAGCCGGCGTGACGTGACGGCCAAGCTAGGCGTCCCGGCCTTCCTGGCGCAGAAGTACGCGGGCGTCGCCAAGGACTACGGGGAGGAGCGCGTGGCGCGGTGCTGGGTCACGCTGGTGGCGGTCGAGGACGCGTACCGGTCGGGTAAAGCGACGGGCGCTGCTGAGGTCCTGGTCGTGTCGTGGTTAGGTAGTACCTGATATGACAGTAACTAGCGACGATTCCAGGTTCTGGCGTGTCTACCGGACTGAGTGGTCGGTGGTGTACGTCAGCGATAGTGATGGCGAGGCCGGGAAGCAGGAGTGCCTCAAGAGGTTCGAGGAGTCTTTCCGCGACTCGGGCCATTTCATGGACTGGAGGGTGGTGGCGTGGAGCGAGTCCGACCCGGACGGCTGGGCGTACATGCTGGAGCTGCAGCAGCCTGTGCTCAAAGGCGAGTACCGCGACCGCCCCACTGCGCTGATCCATGCGCGAGAGATCGGGGGCAAGGCGATCATGGAGGGGAGCCGGGAAGACACGAAGATCAGGCGGAAGACCGGGTGAGTTTGCGCCGGTGGGTGCAGCGCGCACGTCGCGCTGAGCGGAGGGTGTCTGAGCTGGAGCGGGAGTGCGGTATGACAGCGGAGCTGTCCGCTCGGGCGATGAGCATGCTGTCTGATGAGCAGCTGCTCTTGCTGCGGGTCGAGATGATGACGGCCCCGGACAGCCAGCCTGCGACGGTAGGAGAGCTGCGCATCCTGCGAGAGGAGATTGACGAGTCCAATGAGCGAGAATTACGGGTGGTCACGCAAGTGCCCGGTGTGCTCGGCTCCGCCTGCGCTGCGTGGCGACGGCTACCGGTGCAGGTGCTCGCTGGCGGCGCGAATGAACGCGGTGCGCAGGTCCCGGCCTGAGGGAGCGCGGCGCAAGCGGCGACGGCTGGCCGCGTGACCGCGGCGGCCAACACCGGCTACGTCACCAGCTCGGAGGAGCTGTCGGCCATGGCGGTCAAGATGGTCAGCGTCGGGCGGCCGATCTCCCTCGACTGCGAGACGGGGTACGAGGGCGAGGCGCGCAGCTACAAGAACACCAGCCCGTCGCTGCACCCGGAGGAGTCCGTCCTGGCCGGGTTCAACTTCACCAACGCGGCGAGCTGGGCCAGGTATGCGCCGGTGTTCCATGACGAGACGCGCTACAACCTGGACCCGCGGCGGGCGGCGGAGGCGCTGTGGCTGATATGCAGGTCGGGCCTGGTGGTCGTACACAACGCGGACATGGAGGAGCGCACGCTGTCGCGGTTCCTGCTGCGCTACCTGGGCGACCACCCGGAGTATGGGTCTGCGGTGCGCGCGAGCAGGGGCTACTTCCCGCTGCGGTCGGACACCATGATGGAATGCCACGCCCTGGCGCAGTGGCGGTCGATCGCCCTGAAGTCGCTTAGCTGGGACGTGTTCGGCTACAAGCAGACTGAGCTGATCGAGCTGTTCAACGAGGTGGTGTACGGGCAGCAGGGCAAGAAACTACCGGCGAACAAGCGCTACCAGCTGCGGTTCAACCTGCTGGACCCGTCTGACCCCAGGGTGTTCGGCTACGCGTGCGATGACGCCATCCAGACCTGGCGGCTGCACGACCGGCACTACGAGTCGGTCAAGGACAACTTCATCTACTGGCTGGAGATGAACGTCTGGCCGATCGTGTGGGCCATGGAGGATGAGGGCCTGGAGGTTGACTGGGACTTCCTCGATGAGGCCAAGGTGCGGGCCAGGGTGTTCCACGCGCGGATGCAGGGCGGCATGCAGACGCACCTGACCGAGCGGCTCGACCGGATCGTCAAGTTCAACCCGAACAGCTTCCAGCAGATCGGCAAGATTCTGTACTCGCCAGCGCCTGAGGGCCTGGGCCTGCGCACGCACATCATGACCAAGGGCAAAAAGGACGGCTCTGATAAGAAAATGTCCACCAGCGCCATCGCGCTCAAGGGACTCGGGGCCGACACGTTCGTCAAGCGGCTGCAGGACTACCGGGGTATGTCCAAGCTGCTGGGCACCTACCTGGAGACGTTCCGGCGCGAGTTCGGCTGGTGCGAGTGCGGGCGGGCGCACTGCCACCTGCTGCCGCACGGCACCTTCACCGGCCGGTTCAGCTCGTCCGACTTCAACTACCAGAACCTGCCCAAGAAATACCACTACGAGTGCGACGGCGAGACGTTCGACTTCAACTTCCGCGACTGCGTGACGGTGCCGGACGGCTGGTGGGGGATGGGGTTCGACATCAGCCAGGGGGAGCTGCGGATCATCGCGGCCGAGGCGGGCGAGCAGGCGATGCTGGAGGCGTTCGGCCGCGGCGAGGACCTGCACGCCCTGACGGCTTCGCGGCTGCTGCACATCACCGTGGATGAGGTCTACGCGGGGGGCGAGCTGTTCGGCAAGCCGTGGAACCCGGACAGCGGCGGGTTCCGGCCGTTCGGCAAGACGATGAACTTCGCGCTGGGCTACCAGCTGACGGTGCAGGGCCTGGCCGACCGGCTCGCGTGCGAGGTCGATGAGGCGCAGGAGGCGTGGGACGGGTACTTCGCCGCCTACCCGGCCATCGCCGCGTGGACGCGGATGACGGTGGCGGACTCCAAGGTCAACGGCTACACCATGAGCCGGCTGGGGCGGCGCCATCCGATCTGGGCGTACGGGGCGGGCAAGGACTGCAAGTGGTGCCGCCCTGGGTACATGTGCAAGCAGCACCGGGCCGAGTACGCGGGCGGCGAGCGCACCGCGGGCAACGCGCCCATCCAGGGGGCGCTGGCGGACATGATGAAGCTGATCATGATCCGCTGCCACGCGGCTCTCAAGGCGGCCGGGCTGCTGGACAGCGTGCGCCTGGTCATGAACATCCACGACGCGCTGGAGTTCTACGTCCGTAAGGACGTGGCTCCGCAGCTGGTGATCGACGTGCTGACCCCGGCCATCGTCGCCAAAACTGAGTGGACGGCGCACTGGCCGGTGATGCAGCCTGACTGGCACATGTTCCAACGGTGGGGGTCGCAGACTGAGCTGAAGCTGGACGAGAACAACCAGCTGATCGGGCTCGGGGCTGTCCTCGATATCGGGATGCAGGAAGAGGATGATGAAGAGGATGACGCGGATGCGCCCTTGGCTCCCGCTACGCCGGGCACGCTGGCTGACGCGGCGTCGGCGGCGCATGTAACCGACCTGCCCACGGCCGGCGAGGCGGCTTCCCGGGCGGCGCGCGCTCCGCACGTCGGCATGGTGGTCATCCGGGTGGCGGAGATGCCGGACATGGCGTCATGGCAGCGGTTCCTGCTGCTGATGGCGGAGTCCCCTGGCCCGAACGTCCTGCTCTTGCAGACGCCGGCTGGCTCCACCACGATCAGCTCCGGGTCATCGCTGTCCCCGGACGACTCGGCCAGGATCAGCGTCGTGCTCGGCGGGGCTGAGGTGTTCTGGGACACCGCGACGGTAGACAATGATGCGCTGGCCGATGGGCTGTCGCTGTTACGGGAGGTGGGGGCATGGAAGTCAGGCAGGGGATCGCCACGCAGTACGGGGCGGAGAAGTTCGACGTCACGCTTGACGAGACGGATCTAGTGCGGCTGGCCAACGAGTACGGGTTCTACGCCACGCCAGGTGAGAACGGGATCGACATCAAGAGTGCGTTCGTGCTGCTCACGCTGGAGGCGGAGCGGTTCGTGCTGGTGCAGTCCCCCAAGTTCGGCCGGGACGTGGCGGTGGTTCGCAGCCAGCTGGTGGACAACCGGGAGCAGTTCGCGCAGGTCCTGGTCGGTGTCACCGGCCTGGAGCTGGAGGAGTGCAGGAAGCGGGCTGGTCTGTGACCGAGCCTGCACCGCCGCCGTCGCTGGAGGAGCAGGCGGCCAACTGCAAGGCCAACGCCGAGCACTGGCGCGGCCTGGTCAAGGCGGCGTTCGCGCAGGCGCGCGAGACGGGAACGCTGATGGCCTACCGGCAGGCGCTGGAGTACGTGCGCGCGGTGCAGGACAACATGGAGGAGTACGTCTCGCTGGCCATATCGGTCCGGGGCGCGCTCGGCCGGGGGGCGATGGACGCCCAGCTCACCTACGATGAGGCGTGGGCGCAGCAGGCCGACCTCCACAGCAGGACCGGCGTGCGCCGCGGCGAGGAGATGGAAGGGCCGCGCGAGCGCTACGCCCGGTGGGACGTTAAGGTGTTCGCGCAGCTGCGGGCGGCCCGGCAGGCGGAGAAGCAGAAGGCTCTGGCGCAGGAGCTGCTGGACGACATGTGGCTGCGGTACCGTGCTATCAACGCGACGCGCGAGGACATCGCCCAGGTGCTGCGCAGCTACGCGTTCGAGTCCAGCTTGGAGCGGTGATGGACGTACGGAGCACGGTGGACCTGCCTAACGGCGGGACGATGACGGTCGGGCTGGACAACGGGACGATGAGCGCGCACTACACCGGGCCGGTGTCGCGGGCGGTGGCGCTGATGATCATCCGGGAGAACTCGGCCAAGGCACCGACCGACCTGGTTGAGGGATGAAGTGCGCCGAGTGTAAGCGGGACATCCGCCGCGGCGTGGAAGAGGCCAAGCGGGTGGAGTACCGGCGGCAGCCTGACCAGACGGTCAAGGTGTTCGGCTACCAGATGCCGGACGGCTCGCTGGAGGCGGCGACGGGCATCCTGGTCAAGGTCATCCACTCCAAGCACTACTGGGCGCAGCACAAGGCGCAGCAGCGCGGCGGGCCGCACGCGGGCGGGGCGATCACGGCGTACGAGGACGACGACTCGATAGAAAAGCCATTATGGGAGACATGACAAAGGTCAGCACGGTCCTGGCAGAGCTGCAGCACATCTACGACGAGTTCGGGGACGTCGGGGTGGAGATGTTCGACACCTACGATATGGACATGCGGCAGCCGGTGACGCACGTCAGGTTCGACCACGACCGGCAGCGCGTCCAGTTCATCTCGGACCGCTGATGTTCCCGCCCAGGTGGCTAGTACCTCGCTGGCTGCGCGATCTCGCGCGCCGCAAGAGCGCTGAGCGGGACTTTGAGGAGTCGATCGAGGCCGAGCGGGAGCCGGACGACGGAATGTCATAGGCGCGCGGTAGCATCCTGCCTACACGGCACACGGCACACGGCACACGGCACACATTCGCAGAAAATCAGAGGTGGGGGCTATGCCTCGCGCAGACATCAGCAGCGACTACCGTTCCGACGCAGGACGGTCCAACTTCCCAAAGCTCAAGCTACAGACCAACGAGCACGCACGCATCGTGGTCGTTGGGCAGCCGATCGTGGAGTACGTCCACTGGCTGGAGGCTCCTAACATCGTCAACATGGCCCCGGTCTACAAGAAGATCAAGGACCGCGACGGCTCAGAGCAGTTCGTGGTGGACAAGAAGTTCGTCTCCCGGCCGATCTGCAACGGCGTCTTCGAGGTGCTGCGGGAGCGCGGCGTGGACGACAAGAACTGCCAGGCGTGCAACATGGCGAGGGAGCGGCCGGACATCTTCCGGGCTCCCTCGCCGCGGTACTCGGCTAACATCATCCGCTATGGGCTGCGGCCCGGCGGCGGGTGGAATGACATCGCCAGCCCGTACGGGGTCAGCGCCCTGGTGTGGGTGTTCGGCGGCAAGGTCATGGACAAGCTGATTGACATCAGGTCCATGGGTCCGGCCTACGAGGACATCCGCACGGTGGACCTGCTGCTCACGTGCGACGACCAGAACTTCCAGAAGCCGTACTCCAACGGCGAGTTCCTGCCGGTCGCGCCTGCTGTCTGGCTGGCCAACGACGCCACCCGGCAGTACACGGCGCAGTACCTGGCCCAGAACGGCGCGAGCGACGACGACCTCACTGAGGCGATCGGGCGGCGGGTCAAGGAGGACTGGCTGGCGGATGACATCAGCCGGGTCATCCAGCGCTGGGACGTGGTGCGCGCGTACGAGTCGCGGCAGCAGGGCATGCCCAACATGGGCCAGGGCTTCGGCATGGAGTCGGTGCAGCAGGGCCTCCAGCAGGTGCAGCAGCAGTACGGGCCGAACGGCGGCGGTGGCGCTGGAGGCGGCGGCTGGCAGCAGGGCGGCAACGCGTACGCGAACGGCCAGGGCGGCGGCGGTGGCGTGGCTGGTGTAGGCGGCGGCGCTGGCGGCGGGGGCGGGATCAACATGGGCCTGCTGGACGGCAACTACGGCGGGCAGCCCGCGGGTCCGCCGGCTCCTCCCGCGCCACCGGCCCCTCCGGCGGGCCAGCCGGGTCAGTGGCAGCCACCGGGGCAGGCGGGCGACATGCTTGCTCCCCCGGCCGCGCCGACCCCTCCACCGCCACCAGCGGCCCCGGCGGCACCGGTCCCTCCTACTTCGCCAGCGGCGTCTGCAGCCCCGGATCTGGCTGCGCTGGCCCAGACGGCACCGGCCGCTGCCCCGGCCCCTCCGGCTGCGTCATCCCCTTCTAACGGGTTCGACGGGCTGGCGGCGATCGGGCAGCCCGCGGCTGCGGCCACGCCGCCTCCGCCGCCCGCGGCACCGGAGGCCCCGGCGCAGGCACCCCCGGCCAGCGGGTCCTACACGTTCGAGGACCTGGCCCGGATGGGCCAGCAGTGACCAATCCGCCGCGGGTTAAAGGGACCAAGTGGGAAACGGCGATCGTCAACACCTTGCTCAGCCGCGGCATCCTGGCCAAGCGCAAGGCACCGAGCGGCAACCAGGACAAGGGTGATATCGAGCTGCTGAACTCGCTGAGCGGCATCGTCATCGAGGCCAAGAACACGGTGCGCGCTTCGCTGGCCGAGAAGGTTGACCAGGCGGTGAAAGAGGCGGCCAACGCCGGGGTGCCGGTTGGCGTGGTGTGGGACCACCGGCGCGGCAAGGGCAGCCCGGTAGACGGCTACGTGACGATGAGCGGAGAGCATTTCATCCTGCTGCTGCAGCACATGCAGGGCGCGCTCAACTACGTGGCCGATCATCAATGGACAGATTAGGAGGACCCTGGTGGGGCATCAGATCGTCAAGCAGCCGGACGGGCGGCTGGCCATATTCAGTGTCGGGACTAACTCGTGGCTGGTGTGGGACGCCACGCCTGAGGAGATCGTCGAGTACTACGCCGAGCGGGCGGCTGACAGCGCCCGAGACAGCGCGCGGCGCACGGTCCAGCACGTGATGGACGACGAGCCGCGCAAGGCGTACTACCAGTTCACCGAGACGTTCGAGCACCTGAACGCCATCGTCAAGGCCTGCGGCGAGTCGTCTGACGGGCCTGAGGGACCGGTGGATGAGGCGACGTACCGGGAGTGGTTCGAGCAGCGGGAGCTGCCTGTCCCTGCTGACCGGATCGACAATCACCTGATCTTCGGCGCGGGCCAGGACGCACCACCGGCGCAGGCTCCAGCTGGTACTGACCCGCGCGACGGGTACTTCTTTCACTAGGGAGACAGATGGCTAAGGCTAAGGCGGCAGCGCCAGACGACCCGGTGCAGGCGCTGCTGGGCGGCGTCAACCAGCAGTTCGGCACCGGGGCGCTCATGGATATGAGCGTGTCGGTGGAGGTGCCGGTGGAGGTGATCCCTACCGGGTGCACGGCGCTGGACGTGGCGCTGGGCATCGGCGGGCTGCCTCGCGGGCGCGTGGTGGAGATCTACGGCCCGGAGATGAGCGGGAAGACCACCCTGGCTCTGCATGCCATCGCGAGCGCGCAGCGGCTGGCGCGGGCGAACGGCACGCCGGGCGTCGTGGTGATGATCGACGCCGAGCACGCTCTCGACCCCGATTACGCACGCGCTCTCGGCGTGGACACCGAGCACAACTTCCTGCTGTCCCAGCCGGACACGGGGGAGCAGGGCCTCGAGATCGCGGACATGTGCGCGCGGTCGGGCGTGGTGGACATCATCGTCATCGACTCGGTGGCGGCGCTGGTGCCGCGGGCTGAGATTGAGGGCGACATGGGGGACAGTCACCCTGGCTTGCAGGCGCGGCTAATGTCCCAGGCGCTGCGCAAGATCACTGGGTCGCTGAGCAAGACGCGGACCACGTGCATATTCATCAACCAGCTGCGTGAGAAGATCGGCGTCTTCTACGGCAACCCTGAGGTGACCACTGGCGGCAAGGCGCTGAAGTTCTACGCGTCGGTGCGGCTGGACGTGCGCAAGATCGAGTCGCTGAAGGACGGCACCACGGCGATCGGGCAGCGGGTGCGCATCAAGGTGGTCAAGAACAAGCTGGCCCCTCCGTTCCGGCAGGCCGAGGCGGACATCATCTACGGACTCGGGTTCAGCCGTGCGGCGCAGCTGCTGGACCTCGGTGTGGAGTTCGGGATCATCGTCAAGTCGGGCGCGTTCTACTCGGTGGACGGGCATAGCCTGGGCCAGGGTAAGGACAAGTCTCGCGCGGCGCTGGCGGTGTGCGCGGACGAGTACCTGGACGACTTGGAGCGGCGCATCACCGAGCGCATGGCCACGACTGGCCTGGGCCAGGCTCCCTCGCCGCCCAGCCCGGTGCGGTCGGCTCCGGCTGTTGACCCGGCGGCGCTGGTACCGCAAGGATCGATCTCAGACCTACTGGCACCTGGAGGCGCTAAGTGACTGCTCAGACGGACATCATGGACCCGTCCATAGACGAGATGCGGCCCCGACTGCTGACGCTCGACCAGGCGCGGGAGAAGCTGTCCGCCACCGAGCCGCTGCAGGACTTCAAGTTCGAGGCGCAGTCGGGCGTCGTGTTCCGGATCGACCCGGACTGGGACAAGGTGTCGGAGACGGCCCGCGGGTCGGACACCATGAACGCGTTCGTCCGCCTCTACCCGAACGGCGACGAGTACCAGCTGACCAAGGACTCCCTGCTGGAGGCCGGGGCCAAGGTCGGCATCCCGCGCAAGCTGCAGGAGCGCACGCCGTCACACCTGCTGGAGCAGCAGCTCAACTGGTGGTTCGGCGGCAACAGCGGGTGGGAGGGACGCGAGTTCAAGGGGTTTGTCCGCGGCGAGGCCGGGCCGGACAGCGTGCCGGTGGTGGTGGCGTTCGGGTCCGGCACCATCCGGCCGTTCAGCAACCTGCGGCTGCTGGACGAGCTGGTGCAGGGCATCAAGTCGCACTACCCGGCGTGGTCGGCGGATGAGGTGCTGCTCGACTACAAGTTCACCCACTCGCTGGAGCTGACGCACGGGCGGCTGGTCGTGCCCGGCCACGTCCGCAACGTCCGCGGCCCCGGCACGGCGGACCCGTCCGACATGTGGTCGGTCGGGGTGCAGTGGCGCAACAGCCAGCTCGGCCTGAAGCCGGTCAGCGTGGACGGCTACCTGTTCCGGTGGCGGTGCACCAACGGCATGACCGACACGCTGGTCACATCCGGGCAGTTCAACCGGCGCGCTGGGGGTTACGAGGACGACGACGTGTACGCCTGGGCGCAGGCGGCGGTAGACAATGTGCTCGGCGGCCTGGAGCAGTCCCTGGAGGGCGTGCAGGCGGCCACGGAGATCCCGGTCGAGCAGGACGTCAACCTGGTGCTGGACGACCTGTTCCGGCAGCACAGCGTCCCCGCCAAGCTGCGGCAGGAGGTCATCAGGTACATGGCCGACGTCGGCGGCGAGCTGTCCATGTATACGGTCCTGAACGCCATCACCGCCGCGGCCAACGACAGCGAGCTGAGCGACTCCTCGGTGGACAAGCTGATGCGCGTCGGCGGGCACGTGGCTCACAGCGCCAGCCTGCGCTGCGCGTCGTGCCGCCGGATCAAGCCCGAGGAGTGAGCGTCGTCCTGCTGGCCAACGTGGACTGCGCCAAGTGCGGCGTGGCCTACGACGGCCTCTGGCAGGTGGACGCGGCCGATGACATGCAGGACCTGGACGGTGCACCGGTAGAAGAGATGACGTGCCCGGCGTGCGGGCACAGGCAACAGGAGACATGGCCTGGGTGGACTAGCTACACCGAGGCCGGATTAGCTACCAAGGTGGGATAACAAATGGCAAGGAATCGTCGGAACCAGCTCAACAACCTGCCGCCCCAGTACGTGACGTGCCGCGTGCTGGTGGGCAATCACAGCCCGCGCAGTACGCCTGAGGTGTTCGTGGCCCCGGGCGGCGGGTACGAGGTGGTGTTCACCTGCCGGTTCTGCGGAACCGAGATCACCAAGGAGCGCGACTTCCACGGCTTCGTCAAGGCGAGCCGGCGCTACAAGTACGAGCCGGGCTACCTGATCGAAGAGGGCGGGGCGCTCACGTCGTCGGAGAAGGCTGACCTGTTCCTGCGCAACGTCAGCGCCAGGAAGCACGAGCCGAAGGACGACGCATGACCGTGGACGTAGCGGTCAACGGGACCGCCATGGAGCCGGGCCAGAACGAGTTCACGGTGCAGGAGCTACCGGCGGTCGGGCAGCCGCGCACGACGACTGAGGCCGAGCTGGACCAGCTGACCAGGGACGCGCTGTCGGCGGTCGGCTACGGCAACCCCACGGAGCGCCTGACCTTCCAGGTGGCGGCGTACCTGCAGCAGCACCCGCGCAAGCAGCTCACGGTAGCGGATGTGGCGACCGGGACCGGCCTGAGCGGGCAGCAGGTGGCCGGGGTGCTGCGGGACTTCGTGGCCCTGCGAACGGACGTGGACCGGGCGCGGCGTGGCGTCTACATCTACCATCCTGGGCGGGGGGTGGGTATCAGGCCGAAGCCGTCCAAGCCTCCGGTGCCGGGCAGGCCGTCCAAGCCTGCGACGCCTGGCAAGCCGGTGGTCCCGGTAAAGCCTGCGACGCCTGGCAAGCCAGACACGCCGGGCAAGCCGCAGACGTACGCGGACCTGCCGGGGGCCAAGGACAAGGCGGGCAGGGCGGTCGTGCAGCGCGCGGACGGGCAGCTGTTCGCGGTGGAGGCGATCTGACGTGCTGCGTGAGATCGTGGTGGAGAACTACCAGTCGCTGCGCAAGCTGACGGTCAGGCTGGGGTGGTTCACGGTGGTCACCGGGGCGACCGGATCAGGCAAGTCAGGCCTGTTCCGGTCGGTCCGGCTGCTGGCGTTCAACGACAAGGGCACCAGCTACATCACCAACGGCGAGAAGACGTGCATGGTGTCGGCGTCGGGGGACGAGATCGAGCGCACCGGCATGGACGATGACCGGTGGGTGGCGACGATCCACCGCGGCGGCAAGAACGACTACCAGCTAGGCGTTGGGGTCCACCAGAAGACATACACCAAGCTGGCGGGCAAGGTGCCCGAGGCAGTGTCTCAGGTGATGCAGCTGGGCGAGGTCAACTTCGCGTCGCAGTTCGACCGGCCGTACCTGCTGGATTCCACCGGCAGCGAGGTGGCGCGCGTCCTGGGCAGGCTGACCAACGTTACGCTGCTGTACCGGGCGGCGCAGGAGGCCAACCGGAGGCGGCTGCGATCGTCGGGCGAGCTGACCATCCGGATGACGGACCTGGCGGACTTGCAGGAGCAGGCGGCGCAGTACGCCACGCTACCGGCCGAGCGGGAGGCGGTCGAGGCGGCGGAGGCGTCGATGGCGCGCATAGCGGAGCTGGAGCAGCGGCGCGACCGGCTGCAGCAGTGGCTGGCGTTCCGCGAGCAGACCGAGCGCAGCGTGCAGCAGGTGCGCGTGGTGGGCGAGCCGCCGTCGCTGGAGCTGCTGGAGGAGTTCGTGGCTCGGCGTGACCGGCTGGAGTTCCTGCTCGGCGCGCAGGCCCAGCGGGAGCGCGTGTCGCAAATGGCAATACTGGCTGAGAAGGCTGAGGCGGAGCAGGCGGCTGAGGTGGCTCGGCAGCTGGATGAGTACTCGGCCCAGTGGGGCGTGTGCCCGGAGTGCGGGCAGCCTGTGCTAAAGGAGCACGGACACCAGTGAGGCACTACATCGTCGGCTTCCTCCTCGGCGCGTGGGACACGCTGTGGCGTGCCGCGCTGCTGATGCTGGCGTTCAGCGCGGTGTACCTGCTGCTGCAACTGATTGTCTACGGGAGGGTGAGCTGGTGAGGGTACTGACTTTCGGGGATATCCACGTCTCCGATAAGCCGCCGTCGAGTTGCACCGACTCGTACACGGACGACCTGCTGGACCTGCTGGGCGAGACGGTGGCGGTGGCCGAGCAGTACCAGGTCACTGCGGTGGTGTGGGCGGGGGACGTGTTCCACTCCAAGGCACCGGGGCGCAACAGCCACCGGCTGGTGCAGAAGGTGATCCGCGTCGGCCAGGCGTATAACCGGCCCTGGTACATCGTGCCCGGCAACCATGACATCCAGCATGACCGGCTGGACTCGATCTGGGCGACGCAGCCGCTGGGCGTGCTGTTTGCGGCTGGCGCGCGGGCGCTGCTCGGCCGGTGCCGGGAGTTTCCCCAGCAGCTCTACGGGGTGCCGTGGCAGCAGACCTGGGATAACGAGCACGTCGGGGAGGCGCTGCGGCACTTCCGCGAGGACGAGTTCGCGGGCAGTGGCGCGCATCAGCTGGTGGTGGCGCACGCGCCGCTGTACCCGCCTGGCTTTGAGCTGCTGTACGAGAACTACGACGCGGTGATGTTCGCCAGCGCGATGGGCAACCGCGGCAGCTGCTACTACGGGCATGTGCACGAGGCGCACGAGGTGTGGGAGGCGGCCGGGGTGCGGTTCGCCAACTACGGCGCGCTCAGCCGCGGCAGCCTGCACGAGCACAACCTCACTCGGCAGATCAAGGTCGCGGTGTGGGACAGCATGGACGGGTCGTTCACCGAGGTGCCGCTGACCAAGGCCAAGCCGGCGGACCAGGTGTTCCGGCTACGGGAGAAGCAGGAGGTCACGGACGCCGCGGGCAAGCTGGACGACTTCCTGGCCAGCGTCGGCGGGGCTAAGTTCGCCCTGGTGGACGCTGAGTCGGTGATCGCGCACGTGCGCAGCCTCGGCGTGGACAAGGGCGTCGAGGATGAGGTGTCGGAGCTACTGGACTGGGCGGTGCACAATGAGCGATCGTGAGAACCTGCGCACGGTGGTGGCGTGGGACAAGGACAGCACCTTGGTGTCCACCATGAAGCGCCAGCACCTGGTGCCCAAGATCAAGGCAGGCGAGCTGACCTGGGAGGATTACGCGCTCGCGTGCGGGGAAGATGAGCCAATCGAGGGGGCGGTAAGCCTAATGAAGCTGCTGGCCCCTCACCACTTGCAGTACGTGATGACAGGGGCGGATGACAGCGCGCGGGACATCGTGGAGGCGCAGTTCGCGCGGCTGGAGCTGCCGGTGGACTGCCTGCTGATGAAGCCGCGCAGCAACGCCGAGTTTCCGCCGTCCGCCAACGCGTGCATGAAGGCTCGCTGGATCTGGGACCTGCGCGACCAGGGCAAGGAGGTCGTGCTGTTCGTGGAGGACTGGCCGGAGACGGCGCAGATGATCCGCGACCTGACCGACGTCCCGGTCCTGGTGCTCAACCCGTGCTATCCGCCTGAGCTGGCCGCGGCCAAGGTGTACCGGGCTGGGTGTACGTGAGTCATTACGATGAGGAGACGCGGCTCGTCAAGGTCAGCTGGTCGAAGATCAGGACCAGCGAGGAGTGCAAGCAGAAGTCGTACCTGACGTCAGAGGGGATGAAAAGCCCGGTCACGGACGTGCGCGTGTTCTTCCAGGGCAATGTCGTGGACCAGGCGATGCGCCGGTGGCTGAGCATGGACCCGCCTCCGCCTGGGTGGATGGTGGCCCACGTCGTCATGATCATGGACGAGATCGAGCGGCAGGTCATAGAAGAGGGCGACGGGGTGGTGCGGTGGAAGCACCGCCAGGACCGGGAGAACGTGCGGGCGTTCTGCACGGTGTGCGCTGACCGGCTGGAGAAGTTCCTGACCAAGTTCGTGCTGCCGTACGAGTACCAGCCCGCGGTGCGGTTCAAGACGCCCATGATGATCTCTCCACTGACGGCGGGCGGCCCGCCGGTCAAGATCCTGCTGAACGGCGAGATGGACCTCCTGGTGCGCGAGCCGTCCACCGGCCACTACGGGGTCTGGGACCTGAAGGTGACCAAGGACGACCAGTACTGGCGGAAAACCAAGGCGCAGCTGGCGTTCTACGACGTGACGTGCGAGTGCATGTTCGGCCAGCCGCTCACCCTGGCCGGGCTGATACAGCCCATGGTGGAGAGCCAGCAGTTTATGTCCTGGCAGCCCACCGAGCACGACCGGGCCGAGATGCACACGCGGATCGAGCGCACCGCGCATGACATCCTGCGTCAGGACTACTCCCCAAAAGCGGATAGCACGGGCTGCGGGTACTGCGAGGTGAGGCACGCCTGTGTGAAGTACGCTCCTGCTCCCGGTACCAGCAATAGTGTGCGGTTGTTCTAAAGGAGGTGATGCCCAGTGAACCTCGTGCCTGAAGGTATGTATCGCGATGCCAATGGGCTTCGTGGAGGGTGGGTGGGATGAATGGCTGAGGACATGGCGGCGACGGTGGCCCGGCTGCGGGCGCGGGTGGAGCAGGCCAACCGCGCCCGCGACCAGGCTGCGTACGCCCGGGAGCAGGCGCAGAAGGACCTGGCCGAGGCGGACGCGGCGCTCAAGGCGGAGTTCGGCGCGGACTCGCCCGCGCAGGCGGCCAAGCTGCTGGAGGACGTGAACCAGGCGATCGAGCACGAGACGGCGGCGGTAGACACGGCGCTGAGGGCGGTGGGATTGTGAGCACCAGCACGGAGAAGGGGCTGTCTCAGGACGGCAAGAAGATCCTGGCGGCCATCCGGTCGTTTGACTTCAGCGACTACGGGTGTAACGACATGGACGAGCTGGTGTCCGACCGCAGCCTGGACGTCGGGCCGTGTCTGGCGTCCCACATCGAGGACGCGCTGCATGGCTGACGGCGACCAGCTGGCGGAGGACGCCCGGCAGCTGTCGTTCGCGGGCAAGGCGGAGATCGGGTTCACGGCCAAGCGGTTCCACTTGCAGCAGCTCACGGAGCGGGCGGCGTCGGTGGTGCCGGGCAAGAACATCTACCCGCTGCTGTCCAACTTCCAGGTCGTGATCGGGGACGGCAGCCTGCGGGTGGCGGCCACCGATATGGAGCTGAGCGTCCTGTCGGAGTCCACGCTGGTGACCTGCATCGGGAGCGGCACCGTGCTGCTACCGGCGCACCGGTTCCTCAAGATCCTGCACGAGGCGGGCGAGGGCGACTTGGAGGTGCGGATCGTCCGCGGGTCGGCCCACATCACCGCTGGCCACGCGTCGTGGGACCTCATGCTCCAGCCGGCTGACGACTACCCGCCACTGCCCGACGCGCACTCCATGGAGTTCACCTCGGTGAGCCGCGGGAAGCTGCTGACGGCGCTGTCGCTGGTCAAGAACGCGGCCAGCAGGGACGGCACCAACCCCAAGCTGATGGCGATCAGCATCAGCGACGGCCGGGTCATCGCGTCGTCGCACGTGCGCCTGCACAAGGCGACGATCGCCGGGTTCCCGGTGGACATGCAGGTCCCGGTCGGCGCGGTGGACGGGCTGATCCGGCTGCTGGCCGACTGCCAGGCCGAGGAGATCGGCCTGGGGGAGGAGAAGTACGTCCTCGCGTTCCGGATCGGCAACGACGTGTTCATGGCCGGGAAGATGGCGGGCGAGTTCCCGGACATGGAGAAGCGCCTGTTGCGCGGGCCGATGACCGAGAACGGCCAGGTCGTGTCGGTGGACAAGGGGGACCTGGTGTCGGCCATCCACCGGGTGCGCATCACGGCTGATCCGGAGAGCGCGGCCATCGGGCTGCGCCTGGCCCCCGGCAAGATGACGCTGGTCAGCCGGGACAAGAACCACAACGCGGCGTCTGAGGAGATCCCGGCGCAATGGACGTCCAAGGAACGGATGATCGTGGTCAACCACGAGCACCTGGAGGACTTGCTGGGGCTGACGGCGGGGCCGCAGGTGTCGCTGCACCTCGCCGCCGACGCAGGCAAGCGCAGGAGCCCGCTGGTGCTGCGCGACGACAAGGCCCAGACGGCGGGCGTGATCGGGCAGCTGCCACCGGTGCTGCTGGAGTAGGAGGGGTAATGGCGGAGGGAGTGGTCAAGGCGTGGCTGGAGGACCGCGGGTTCGGGTTCATCACGGAGCCGGGCGGGGATGACGTGTTCGTGCACGCCAAGCAGCTGCCGCGCGGGACTCAGCAGCTGGTGCCCGGCGAGCGGGTGACGTTCAGCAAGCGGGCCACCGAGCGCGGGGTGCAGGCGTGCGATGTGATCGTCGGCCAGCGTGACGGCGCTGCGCGACAGCAGCCGGCGCTGGACGTGCTGACGCCGGAGGTGTTCATGGCGGAGGTGGACACTGCGGTGCGCGCTGCGGACTGGGAGGGCGCGCTACTGCAGATGGCCAGGGGTCACGGGTGGGTGTCGTGACTGACTGGTCACCCCTGGACCAGCCGGACGGGCCGGTGATCGACCTGCTGGCCAAGGTCATCCCCGAGTGCCGGGAGAATGACATCGAGGTGTCGGAGTGCATGCCGCTGGACACTCCGCAGCACCGGCGCGCGGCGCTGGTGTACCTGACTCGGCTGATCTGGCGGAAGAGGACGGGCCGTGATGGATCTTTTGGCTGACCGGGTGCGGCAGGCGCGGTACTCCTATGAGCGGCGAGCTGGCGCGGCGCGGGAGCTGGGGGCGCGGGGCATGCGGGTGCAGGCCGAGGTGCAGGACTTGCAGGCTGAGACCGAGCGGCACACGCAGGCCAACGCGCTGCTGACCAGCTTCGGGGAGATGGCGCAGAAGCAGGCGCAGGACCAGCTGGAGACGCTGGTGACCAGCGGGCTGCAGGTCATCTTCGGGTCTGAGCTGAGCTTCCACGTGCAGCAGTCGGTCAAGGCCAACCAGGCGGTGACCGAGTTCGTCATCCGGTCCCAGTACGGCGGCCGGGCGGTGGACACCCCGGTCATGGACGCTCGCGGCGGGGGCATGGCCGCGGTCACTGGGTTCATGGTGCGGCTGGTGGTCCTGCTGCTGACGCCGCACGCCCGGCGGGTGCTGTTCCTTGACGAGACGTTCGGCCACGTCTCGCGCGAGTACGAGCCGCGGCTAGCGGAGTTCCTGGCCGAGGTGTCGCACCAGGCTGGTGTGCAGATCGTGCTAGTCACTCACAGTGACGCATACGACGACGCGGCCGACGCGCGGATGCGGCTGGAGCTGGACGGCAGTGGCGTCACCTCCGCCAGCTAACGGCGAGGACCAGTTCCGCAAGTACTGCCGTACTTGCCCGCCTGGGGAGCTGCTGTCGCTGCTGAAGATCTATCCCGAGGCGATCGACAATAACGAGCGCGAGATCGACGGCCATCGCCGGGACGGCAATGAGGTCGAGGTGCAGCGCGCAGCAGTCCGGATGGCCGAGAACAAGTGCCGGCTGCGTATCACGTGCGAGGTGGCCCGCGAGCGCAATGCGTGGAACGGCTAGCTGCCGATAGGTACGCGCGTGGGACAGCGAGCTGCTAACCAGCGAGGCAGGCACGCGGCACCGGCCAGACCGGCAGGCCCGGTGACTACGGCGTTCAAGATCGCGGCGACCCCTCACCACCGGCCGATGTGGACGGCGCTGCGGGTGTGGCCGCTGGTGCCCATGCTGTTCCTGCTGAGACCGATCGTCGCCGGGCGGCTGCTGGACTACGCGGACGCGGTGATTGGGTTCGATGCCACGCTGTGCTTGATCGCCTGCCTGGCGGTCACGCCGTTCATCACGGTGGCCAGGCTCAAGATCACCAAGCTGCGCTGGTGGTACGGGCTGTGGGTGTTTGTGCTCGGCGCGGCCGGGCTGGCCATCCACCTGGCGTACCCGCCGGTGACGCCGTACCCCTCGGCGTCGATGGCCGACCGGGCGGCAGGTAGCGCGGTGGACTGGACCGGGCTGCTGATCGTGGTCCTGCTCCTGCCCATGGCGGCCACGTCCAGCGCGGTGGCGCAGAAGGCTCTCGGCCCGGAGTGGAAACGCTGGCAGCGCAGCCTCATGTGGATCGTGTGGGCGATCGTCGGACTCCACCTGGCGTCGATGCACGCGTGGGTCATCACCGCGGCGTATGGCGGGGCCACATTGCCCGCGGTGCTGCTGCGCAGGCCGCGGGTGCGCAGGTCCATCAAGAACTGGAGGGCGGGCGGGTACTCCACTGGCGGCTGGTGGGCGGCGCTCGGGATCATCGGGTCAGTCGCGCTGGTGGGGGTGCTGATCATAGGCGGCGAGGAGGTGCGCGAGGTTGCGCGGGCGGTCACCCTCTGGGGTTCTTAGCTTGCGGGGGGCGCAGCTGGCGGCGGCCACCGTGCTCGGGGCCGTCACTGTCACGCTGGTCTTGTTCGTGTTCGCCATCGGGCTGAGGCAGGTCATGATGTACGGGCTGCCTCTCTGGCTGTCCTCGCGGTTACTGAAGGGAAATCATGTCATCATCTCGCAGGCGTCGGTCTCTGGGCTGGCGCAGGGTACTCCTATTGCTGGCGGTCATCGCGCTGGCGATCCCAGCGGCGGCGTTCGCGGCCACTCAGCACGGCGGACAGGGGCGGCCGCAGTCGTCCGGGTTCGGCTACCGGCACGACTTCCGCGGCTTCGGCACGTACCACGGCAAGTTCGCGCCAGTGGTGCATCCCCCTGTGTCGCAGACCACAGAGGACTACCAGCTGACAGCGCCGCTGACGACAGCGCCGCAGTGCACGCTGATCGTCCCGGCCAACCCTCTGTCGGCCAAGGGCCTGGCGACCCCTTATCAGCTGAGCAGCTCAGGCGAGCAGTGCTCGGAGGCTGACGGCACGCACTCGGCGTTCGTGCAGGCCACGATCCTGAACACGGAGACTGGCCAGCTGTCGATCTACGACCCGGAGGTCATCGATGCTGGCACCACGCCCACGGTTAAGGCTCCGGTGCCGCAGCTCGGCTCGCACGACGTGCTCAACATCTGGGTGGGGTACAACGACACCGTGCTTAAGCTGGTAGGGCCTGGGGCTGGATCGTTCATCAACTTCGCGCAGCAGTCGTACGCGAATGACGACGCCTTCTACAGCGCGCTCAACTCCGATATCGAGAACGGCACGGTCACGGTGCCCAACCCTGGCGTGTCTACCGCGGACGGCATGACCTGCCCGACGACGCATGACTTCTCGATCGTGGACCAGGACCCGTCCGACAACGTGCCGGTGACCTACGCGTACAACCCCGGCATCTCCAACGGGTCGGATGAGCAGCTGCTGGACGCGGTGCTGGCGTCGATCGGGTGCGGCGAGTGGACGGTGCCCACGCTGGACCCGACCGTCTCCGGGGCCGGGCCGCTGCCGTCCGGCGCGCTGCAGGAGGTGCAGGCCACGCTGTGGCAGGCTGCCCCGGTGGCGGACATCCCCGGCCTGGACGAGTTCGTGACCAACAACGGCCAGTTCACTCCGGCTGGCGTCCCGGACCTGGCGCTGGACAACCTGTACCGGGCGCAGGTGGACGAGCCGTTCACGCTGAACGACAACGACACTGCGGCGTGGTGCACGGAGCTGGCGCAGAACGGAGCGCCGCGGCTGGCGGCTGACGCCAAGACTGAGAACGAGTCACCGGCACCGAGCTTCGCGCAGATCGGCAACAGCCTGGCGCTGGTGCTGGCCAACCGGTTCATCGCCACGTGGGTCAACCTCGGGTGCACCGGCACGGACCCGATATCGACGGATAACTCCAGCGTTGCCACCACGGCTACGTACGTTATCGGCGGAGTTACGACCACTGTCTCGCAGGCGACGGCGTTGCCCGCCGGGTAGTGGGTATAGTTACAAGCGAGGGCTAGGCGGGCGCTGATGCTCTTGGCGAGTCCCTGTCGTGAAAACTGAGGCTGCTCCACCCCCACCGGAGCGGGCTACTGACCTCGGAAGAGTAGCGGCAGGGACTCGTATTTTCATCTACGATGGTGGGGGAGGTGGGGACCATGGCGTATGTCGTCACGCTGGAGTTCGCGGACGACCGGTGCCAGCTGCACACCGACCGCGGCACCCGGCAGGCCCGGTGCTTCGGCACCTGCCATGAGGGCACGCTCGGGCCGTTCGGGGAGCCGGGGTTCGGCGGGACTGGCTACGAGGACGCCAAGCAGTGGGGGGACCAGCGGCTCGGGGAGCGGTCAAGGAAGTTCCCGCACCTGTTCATCCGTAACTTCACGGTGCGGCTGCTGGAGTCGCCTGAGAACATCTGGCTGACGACGTGAGCTGGACGCCGGACGGCATCGGCCGGTTCCTCGATCGCAACCGGCACCGGCTGGACGGGCCTGCGCAGTGGTCGGGGGACGAGCCCAACACGTACGGCAAGGACTGGGACAGCGCGCGGGTGCGGATGCTGATGGCGGCGTCGTGGCCTTATGAGCACGCGGCGGGCAACCAGTCCATTCCGGCTGTGTGGAAGGCCGTCAACGACCGGGACGGGCACCTGTGCGACCGCTACTACCTCCCGGCCACGCCGCGGGACATGAAGATATTCGAGCGCGAGCGGGTGCCGGTGTTCGGCATCGAGACGCGGCGGCCGCTGGCGGACTTTGACGTGGTGGGGACCTCGATCAGCTACGTGGTCCTGCTGATGAACTTCTGCAAGTACCTGGCGATGAGCGGGGTGCCGCTACGGTGGCGCGACCGGGTGCCCGAGGAGCACCCCATGATCATGGTCGGGGGGCAGGCGTTCTGCAATCCTGAGGTGATGGCACCGGTCGTGGACTGCGTGTTCCTGGGCGAGGCAGAGAACGAGCCCGGCAACGGCGGCCTGGGCCAGGTGCTGCGGATGATCGAGATGTTCAAGTTGGAGGGTACTTGGAGTGGCGACCGACTCGGATGCTACGCGCGGCTGGCGAGGACCTTCAACTACCTCTACTTCCCCAGGTTCGTTCACGTTCAGTACGGTGACGTTCCTACCGTTTGTGATGGACCCTCCAAGCAGGTCACTGGGTACCGGGGCGAGCTGGACGGGATGCAGATGCCGTTCCGCAAGCGGCACGTCATCGACCTCGATAGCATCGAGCCGCTCGACCGGCCGCCGCTGCTCTACATCAATCCGTCGATGGGGTCGGGCGATGTGGAGGCGAGCCGCGGGTGCCCGGCGTGGTGCTCGTTCTGCCGGCTGACGTTCGCGCAGAAGCCGTTCCGGCAGCACTCGACTGAGTACACGGTGGACGCGGCGCGGCGCATGCGCGACAACATCGGGGGCACTGAGATCAGCCCGTTCGGGCCGGACTTCCCCATGCAGACCAACAAGAACGCGGTGCTCAAGGCGCTGCTGGAGAACGTCACGGACAAGATCGACACGGTGGCGCAGCGGATTGACGACTTCATCTCCGACGAGACGTACCTGATCTTGCAGGCGGCGGGCGGGGCGCGGTCCATCACCCTGGGCCTGGAGGGCGTCAGCCAGCGGATGCGGGACCTGGTGGGCAAGGCCACCTCCGACGCCGAGGTCAAGGAGGCGGTGGCCCGAGGCATCCGGGCTGGGTTCCGCAAGTTCAAGCTGTTCATGATCGTCGGCCTGCCCGGTGAGAATACGGGCGACGTGGCGCGCATCATGCAGCTGGCGCGGGACCTGGCTGGCATCCGCGACTCCATGGCGGCGGACAAGGTGACCATCCAGTTCTCGTTCACGCCGCTGCTGTACGAGGCGCAGACGCCATTCCAGTGGTTCAGCACCTGGCCGGTGCCGGACCATGACCTGATCGACGTGGCCAACGAGCTGCGCAACCTCAAGATCCTGTTCAAGATCGGCACCAAGGCGGAGCCGAACAAGGTCCACTTCTTCCAGCTGTGTCAGCGGTCTAGCCGGGAGGCGGGCGAGGCGGTCATCGACGTGCTGGAGGGGCTGGACCAGGGGTGCTGGGGCGGCGTGCCGCGGAACATGATCCCCCTGCTGGACGACGCGCTCCGGGCACACGGGTTCGCTGGCGGCATGGGCGACCTGTTCGGTGAGCGCGGCCGGGGCGACATGCTCGGGTGGGAGTTCATCGACACCGGGGTCAGCCGGGACCTGCTGTGGGACACGTTCGCGCGGATGCGCGAGTTCGCTGAGCGCACCGACAGCGCCACCTACGACTCCAAGTTCGATGAGAGGTACCACGGCAATGAGTGGATCGACCGGTGCGATGAGCGGTGCATGGGTAACAGCTGCGGGGTGTGCGATGGGCGGGACCTTCAGCTGCGTCGTGACTATATTGGAGCTGCCCGGCGGGACCGAGCTGAGGATGTGTCAGCCCTCCGTCCCGTGGACCAGACCACCATCGCCGTCCGGGTACGAGCACGGCTGGTGCGCCCTGAGGTGTATCGCTGGGCCGACAACGAGTTCCGGCGGCACCTGATCCGGCGGGCCGGCTACCGGCTGCAGGAGCAGTCTGGGGCGTGCGTGTCCAAGAACTCCATATGGTTCGCGTCCGACGCGCACGGCTACCGGGACTGGACGTTCGGTACTGACTACGCCGAGTTCGGCCTGACCAGGCGGCTAGCGGACGTGCGCGGGTGGATGGGCAGGCTGGCTGATGAGCTGGTGCCCTGGCTGGACATGAACGACTGCGAGGTGTACCCGGCCGGGGTGTCGATGCGGGCGGCGATCGGGAACGGTTTCCATGAGCTGGAGATCGTGGACATGCCCGCGAACATCACGGCTGACCTGGTGAACTGGTGTATGAGCGACTACGTGCCGCTGAAGCTGCGGCAGGAGGGCAGCTACTTCGCCGCGGCGTTCGAGGAGGTCAACGCCAAGGATTTCGTGGACGACATATGGCTGAACGGTGATGGCCACCGGCTGACGCTGCGCATGCTGACCAGGAGGCGCGCGGGGCCGTACCAGGTCTACCAGGCGCTCACCAGGAGGCCGAGCTGGATAGATGCGGCACGGTACCCGGCGAGGACGCTGGAGGTGTTCACCAGGCAGCGGGAGGGGGAGGTGCCGTTCGGCACCGAGTGCACGCACTGCGGCAGGGCCATACCGGAATCACTGACTGGAGATCTGTGGACTGAGAGCCGGTGCCCTCGGTGCGCGGACGAGCAGGCCGGGATCGTTCTCGGCGGGCTATGGCGGGAGGCCATCGCATGACACGCGGGCAGTTCCAGTACCGAGGTGACAAGCTCAGGTCCATCTGCGGGGTGGCCAGCCCTGACGGCATCCTGTGCAGCGGCAACAGGTATCACGACGACCTACCCCACACGTGGGAGATGGAGGCAGCGGTGACCACGTACGAGGACATGTTTAACCAGCCGGCCCCGGTGCACAACGACGGGCCGAGCATGCACGACCTGGTGAACAAGGACATCCTGAGCCGCGACCCCCAGTGGGACCTGTCAGTCGGGACGGCCAGGCACATCAGGGATCAGGTAGCAGACGACCTCGATAAGCGCAAGGCGTTCGGCCTCGAGAAGTACGGGACCATCCTGCAGACCGGAAACGGGCGCAACTTCCTGCTCGACGTGTACCAGGAGCTGCAGGACGGGGCCGTTTACGCACGCGGCGCGCTCCTGGAGATGGATGAGGGGAGCCTGGAGTACCTGGTCTTGTTCGAGGTCTACGACAACATCGTGACCGACCTCGTGAAGGTGCGGAGGCTGCTCAACGCTGCCACCGAATAACTTAGCTACGTGCAGGTGGGGAGAGTGCGGCATGGCTAGTAGTGGTGACCCGGCATGGTCGGCGGCGTTCAGCTCTGAGGACTGGGACCGGCTGGACAGCGTACAGCTGCCCATGCTGGTGGACCTGCCGCCAATCTGGTCGGAGTACGAGATGATGCTCGCCCGGCGCGGCGAACTGCCTCGGTCGCAGCGGCTGGTGGACGACGAGATGGTCCGGCGGCTGCGCGAGCAAGTCAACTGGGCGGGCAGCGGGTTCACCGTCCGCAATGACGAGTCCACCACCTGATGGCCGAGGTAGAGGACAGCGCCGAGTGCCCATCGTGCGGGGACCGGGCGCAGCCTGAGCAGGACGACGACCTCATCTACTGGGCGTGTGGGTGCGGCTTCGAGTTCGGCTACCGGCGCGTCGTGCAGGAGGACACCTGCGCCGCGGGCGTGCGGTTCGCTGACCTGCCGGTGCGGTACGACGCGGCGCAGCCGCCTGGTGCGGTGAGCCTGGAGTCGGGCGGACAGCGGCAGTCGGTATTCCTCGGGACCACCATCAAGCGCAGGCCTGATCCTGACGCTATTCCGTACAGGCTGGAGTGGGATGTTCCGTCGTAACCTGGTGTCGCTGCAGGGCGATGCGTCGCAGCTGCCGCTGAGAGACGAGTCGGTGGACCTCATCGTCACCAGCCCTCCTTACTTCGCGCTGCGGGATTACCAGGACGGCGGCGAGTCGGTCAAGGGGCAGGTCGGGAACGAGCCGACGCCGCAGGAGTTCCTAGAGTCGCTGTGGAAGTGCACCGAGGAGTGGATGCGCGTGCTCAAGCCGCGCGGGTCCATCTTCGTCAACCTGGGGGATAAGTATGCAGGCGGCGGTGGCGGCCCGCCGGGCAACATCGCTCCCCGCGGCACGGTCAGCACGCACGGGTACACGTGGGGGTACAAGGCCAAGTCGCTGATGAACCTGCCTGCCCGGTACGCCATCGGGTGCACCGACCAGCTGGGCCTGATACAGCGCGCCGAGATCGTGTGGAGCAAGCCGAACGGGCTGCCTGAGTCGGTGCGGGACCGGGTGCGCCGGTCGCACGAGATGATGTTCCACTTTACCAAGCAGGGCGACTACTACCAGGCCGTTGACCGGATCAGGACGACGCACAAGGACCCCAAGGGCAAGTCGCGCAAGGACCGCGAGGACGACGGCAGCTGGCGGGCCATGGATGGGGCGGTGGCCGGGCATGAGCTGGGTAAGCTGCCGCCCAGCGTGTGGGAGATCGCCACCTCGCCGCTGGTGGTCCCCAAGTGGCTCAAGGACGAGATGGAATCGCTCTGGTATGAGCTGGACGAGAGCGAGAAGTTCGACGTCGATCACTTCGCCGCGTTCCCTCCGGCCCTGGTGCAGCGGGTCATCGACGGCTGGTCACCGGTGCACGTGTGCTCGGCGTGCGGGCAGGGGCGGTTCCCGGTGAGCACGACCGCGGCTACGGGGCGGGTGCGGGAGGACTCCGGCGACGGCGGGCGCGGCGACCGGCTGCCCGGCTACGAGGACGTGGACCGCAGCCCGTGGCAGGAGGGCGTGCAGACCAGGATCATCGGCAACGCGTGCGCGTGCACGCCGTTCGAGGACCACCCGGAGAACCGGGGCAAGGACTGGCGCGGCGGGGTGGACACCGACCGGTCGGTGTCGGGCCAGCGGATGGGCAAGGAGTTCCAGGGCAACGGCCACCCGGCCCGGTCGGGCGGCGAGTGGAAGGCTGACGGCGGGGCCGAGCGCACGCGGCAGCGGCTGGAGCCGGGGCGCGAGGACGAGACGACCAGGTTCCCGCAGAACCAGTTCGGCCGCGGGCAGGTGCGCGAGTACCTCCTCGACCAGTGGGAGCCGGCTCCGACCACGCCCGGCGTGGTGCTGGACCCGTTCGGCGGCACTGGCACGACGGCGATCGTCGCCGCCATCATGGGGCGGCGCGGCATCACGTGCGACCTCAGCTTTGACTACGCTGGGCGCATGGTGCCCTGGCGCGCTAATGACCGATCGCAGATGCGGTCGCTACTCGGGAGTAAGAAATGAACCTAGCCCTTGAGTTCAGGCCGCAGAAGTTCACGGACATCTGCGGGCAGCCGTGGGTCAGCCTGGTGCTGGACAACATGGTCCGCAAGGGCGAGGTCCCGGCGGCGCTGCTGTTCCACGGCAGCCGGGGCACCGGGAAGACATCGACCGCCCGCATCCTCGCCGCGGCGCTCAACTGCGAGTCGGAGGAGAGCCGGCCGTGCGCCGAGTGCGACTCGTGCCGGTCGGTGCAGCGCACCAACTCGCTGGACGTGATCGAGGTGGACGCGGCCACTAACGGCCGGTCGGAGGAGATCCGCAAGCTGTGCGACATGGTGACGTACGACGTCGGCAGCCGCAACCGGGTCGTGGTGCTCGATGAGGCGCACGGCGTGTCGCGGCCTGGGTTCGACGTCCTGCTCAAGACGCTGGAGGAGCCGCCCGAGCGCGTCACCTTCGTGCTGGTCACCACCGAGCCGGACCAGATCCCCGATACGATCGCCAGCCGGTGCATGGACTTCCGGTTCAAGCGCATCAGCACGCGGCACATCACTGAGCGGCTGCGGATGATCCGCGACGCGCGGGGGTTCCAGGTCGAGGATGAGGTGCTCGCGTGCATCGTGGACCGGGCGGACGGTGGGCTGCGCGACGCGGTGAAGCTACTGGACCAGGCGGTGCGGGCGGAGGCCATGACGCTGGACAAGTTCTACGAGCTGACCGGCGAGGCCGACTTCGCGCCTGAGCTGTTGGCGATCATGGCGTCCGGCCGGCTGGGGGACCTGTACCAGCGGGTGGACGAGCTGGTGTGCGACATAGGCGACCCGCTGGTGATCGCCGGGCGGCTGGTGCGGTGCCTGCGCGACGTGCTGGTGCTGCGGTCGGGCGGGGTCATCGCCGCGCAGGGAGAGTCACTGCGGCGGCGGCAGGAGATCGCCCGGCGGCTGGTCGAGACGCAGATCGTCGGGGCCATGCGGGTGCTGTGGGACCTGCAGAAGATCCGGTCGGGCAACGACCCGCGGATGGTGCTCGATCTCGCGGTGGTCATGTGCTCGGAGCAATTCGCACCACAGCGGGACAAGGTATCATCCAACGGCAACGGCCATCAGAAGATCACGATGGACCAGATTACGGCAATGTCACCAGCAGGAGCCTGAACCCTCGGAGGTCTGATGTCCCTGCGCACGCTGCTCGTTTCCAACGCGTTCTGGACGGGCACCGGCTACGGCACGCAATCAAGGCAGCTGGCAGTGCGGCTGCGCAACGCTGGCCACGAGGTGGCCCTGTTCGCCAACTACGGGCTGCAGGGGTCGCGCATCGAGTCGGACGGCTTCCGGGTCTACCCCAGCGCGCTGGAGGGGTACGGCAACGACCTGATTCACGGGCACGCCGATGACTGGAATGCGGACCTGGTGATCATCCTGTTCGACGCGTTCGCGATGAACGGCATGATCCTGAGGCGGATGCCGCAGCACGTGTGCATCTGGCAGCCGGTGGACTGCGAGCCCCTGGGCCGGATGGACAAGGAGCAGTTCCGGATGTCCGGCGCGCAGCCGATCGCCATGGCCAAGTTCGGGCAGCGGATGCTGGCGGATGAGGGGCTGGACCCGTTCTACGCGCCGCACGGCATCGACACCGAGGGCGTGTTCAAGCCGCCTGAGCGAATCCTCTATGACGAGTTCGGGGAGACGCACAGCCGGGAGTCGGCCCGGCGCAGCCTGCGCGAGGCGGACGACGTGCCCGAGGACGCGTTCATCATCGGCATGAACGTGCACAACAAGGACACCGACCGCAAGGCGGTCTTCGAGCAGATGAGCGCGTTCGCGTTGTTCCGCAGCCGCCATGCGGACGCGCTGCTGCTGTGCCATACCATGCCGCACCCGGCGATGAGCGGGAACGACCTGATCGGCATGGCCGACTTCCTCGGCATCGGCCCGTACGTGCGGTGGGCGGACCCGTACAGCCTGCTGGCGGGCAACTACACGCAGGCGGACATGGCCAAGTGGTACTCCAAGTTGCACGTCTACACCGGCGCGAGCCGCGGCGAGGGCTTCGGGCTGCCGATCCTGGAGGCGCAGGCGTGCGGCGTCCCGGTGATCGTCACTGACTGCTCCGCGATGACTGAGCTGGTCGGCCCCGGCTGGCTGGTCGGCGGGCAGCCGTACTGGCAGAAGGGGCACGCGGCGACGTGGATCACCCCGGACATCGGGGAGCTGCTGGACGCGTACGAGGACGCGTACAACGGGGAGGCGGACAAGCGGTCGGACCGCGCTCGCGCGTTCGCTGACAACTACAACGACGACCTGGTGTACGACAGGAACTGGGCACCCATCATGGCCAGCCTGGAGGCCAGGCTCACGGAGGAGCCGCCGCGGCCCGAGCGCGATGAGGGCTGGAGGCTGGTCAGGTGAACGTCGGGTGGATTGGCCTGGGCAAGCTGGGCTTCCCGTGCGCCATGGTCTTGGCGCAGCACCACCAGGTGTTCGGCTATGACGTGGACGAGCGCCCGTGGGACATCCTGGCCGGACTCGTGGAGCCGATGCGGGAAGAGGGCCTGGAGGAGCTGCTGAACGAGCCCCGGCACGGCAAGTTCGTGCACCGGTGTGATGACATCGCCCGCGTCGTGGACCGGTCGGACATCGTGTTCGTCGCGGTGCAGACGCCGCACGAGGCCCGGTTCGGCGGCGAGCAGCCCATGCCCGCGGAGGAGCGCGCGGACTTCGAGTACTCGTACTTGGTGCAGGCGTGCCGGGACGTGTGCTTCGCCGCGGCGACGCTGGAGAAGCCCATCACGCTGGTGGTGGTGTCCACGGTGCTGCCCGGCACCTGTAACCGGCTGATCCGGCCGCTGCTCAACCATTACGTGCAGCTGGTCTACAGCCCGCAGTTCATCGCTATGGGCACGACGATCGCTGACTTCAGCAACCCGGAGTTCGTCATCTGCGGCAGCGACGGCGGCGGCGTGCGCATGCTGGGCGAGGTGTTCACGCCGGTGCACGGGCGCAACCTGCTGTTCACCTGCGACATCACCACCGCCGAGATGATCAAGGTGCTGTATAACACGTACATCTCCATGAAGATTGTCTGGGCCAACCACCTCATGGAGCTGTCGCACAAGCTCGGCGCAGACTGCTCGCAGGTGGTGCAGGCGCTGTCGTCGGCCACTGACCGGGTGATCTCGTCCAAGTACCTGGAGGGCGGGATGGGCGACGGCGGGGCGTGCCACCCGCGGGACCTCATCGCCATGTCCTGGCTGGAGCAGCAGCTGGGGGCGTCGTTCCCGCTCTTCGAGAACCTGGCCTACGCTCGCGAGATGCAGACCGAGTGGCTGGCCGAGCTGGTGCGCAGGCAGGCGACGCTGACTGGCCACCAGGTGGTCATCCTGGGCAAGGCGTACAAGCCCGAGTCGGACCTGACGGCCGGGTCGCCGGCGCTGCTGCTGCGGTCGTACCTGGAGGACCTGCACCCGTGGCAGTGGGACCCGGTGGTGCAGTCCAGCGCGGCGCAGATGTTTCTGCGGGACGGGCCGCCGTTCGTCTACGTGGTGGCCACCAAGCACGAGGAGTTCGCCAAGTTCGCGTACCGGACTGGGTCGGTGGTCATCGACCCGTTCGGCTACGTGTACGACCGGCCGGGCGTCACGGTGATCAGGGTGGGGCGGCGATGATCTCGGTCCTGATGCCGTCGCGCGGGCGGCCTGAGCAGCTGGTGGACAGCATAGACAGCCTGCTGGACATGGCTGTCGCACCGGCCGGGGTGGAGATCCTGGTGGCGCTGGACCCGGACGATGAGGCCAGCGCCACGGCGATGCTCCAGTACGAGAAGGAGACCGCGGCGGCGTGGGTCGCGCCCAAGCGGTACGGCTACAGCGGGCTGCACCAGTACGTCAACTTCCTGGCCGGGCAGGCCACCGGCGAGTGGCT